AGGTTATTGCTAGCAGTTAAAATGTAATTACTAGCGTTCTCATCATTCTCCTTAACTTTATTTATAAGGTTATTGCTAGCAGTTAAAATGTAATTACTAGAGTTCTCATCATTCTCTCTAACTTTGTTTATAAGGTTATTGCTAGCAGTTAAAATGTAATTACTAGCGTTCTCATCATTCTCCTTAACTTTATTTATAAGGTTATTGCTAGCTGTTAAGATATAGTTACTAGAGTTCTCGTCGTTTTCTTTAACCTTGTTTATTAAGTTATTACTAGCGGTTAGGATGTAGTTGCTAGAGTTCTCGTCGTTTTCTTTAACCTTGTTTATTAAGTTATTACTAGCGGTTAGGATGTAGTTGCTAGCATTCTTACTTGCGATTGATATGTAATTACTAGAGTTCTCGTCATTTTCACGCACCTTATTTATTAAGTTATTGCTAGCAGTTAAGATGTAATTACTAGAGTTCTCGTCATTTTCACGCACCTTATTTATTAAGTTATTACTAGCAGTTAAGATGTAGTTGCTAGTATCCCAGATAACATCTCTATTATTCCTTTTATAAACACCATCGCCATTAATGAGAACATCTCCATTATTAGCAATCTTAAAGACCGCTGCGCTAATATTAGAAGCAATAAAGATATCACTATTAGTGCTATTCTGTTGAACCATTAAAGCTGTAGTGGTGTTGTTAGCATTCACAACCTCCAATCTCTCAGTAGTATATACGATTGTATCTAGTTGCGTTGTATCACCTAGCACTATTAAATTAGAATTGATAGTTAAAGAACCATTAAGTTCCAAGTTGTTATTATATCTGTTATTCACTATAAACTTGTTAGCGGCGCTCAGGTTCTCAGTTATCATATCAGTTGTTAAATCGGTAATTCTCTGTGATATGAGATTGCTAGTGGTTAAAATGTAGTTGCTCGCATTTGTCGCATTAGTATCTAGTGTTATTTGTAAATCTGTAATACCCGATATAGGGATATCTATTAAATTGCTACCTGTTCCAGAAAATAATGTAGCACTAACAGTCCCTAACACATTTAACTTATTTGTTAGGTTTGTGGTTGTTCCTATTCCTACATTTCCATTTGATGTTATTGTCATTCGCTCTTCGTGTTGAGAACCTGTTAAAAACCTGATTTTGTCATCATCATAAATGGCGGTTCCGTTGTCATAGGAGAACTCTAGGCGTTTGTTAGAGCTATTCCCTAAAATATTCATAGCGGCACCAGACACCCAATCAGTTCTTAAAGTTATATCACCTCCATATACTTCCATTTTTGAAGAAGGGGTTGCGGTGCCTATACCTAATCGGCTATTTGTATTATCCCATTTTAGGTTAGCGTTCTGTAGAATATTAGATGAGCCATTACCTATCAATAGTTCTCCAGACGCAAAAGTGCCTACGCCTGAACCGCCTTTATCCACAGTTAAAATAGAGGTATCCAGATTTGCCGATGTTATGCTAGTTGTCGTTATAGCATACGAGGTTATATTAGAGGTGTTAGTGTATGTTAAGCGACCAGTCTCGTCAAGCCCGAGTATCACTTGCTTTCCTGAATTATTTAACTGTAAGGTATTGATATTGACATTTTTGTAAATACCTGATTTATCCTTGATGTTTAAATCATCGCTACCATCACTAGATATTACAGTATTATCTAAAAATATACTGTTGCCTGACAAATACAAGTCCTTCCACTTATTAGATGAAGAGCCTAAATTGTAAATACTATTGCTGCTAGGTATTATGTCTCCGGTTATTGTCATATCCCCTACAACATCTAATCTTGTTCGTGGCTGCGTGGTGCCTATCCCTACATTCCCCAAACTTGTAAAGTTCATAACATTAGTAGTAATATTACTGGTGCCGCTCTGGATACAAAATAGTGCGTTAGAGTTTATGATACGCCAATCAGTCTCGTAGTTATTTGAAGAGAAGACATTACCGATACCATTCATAAACTCAACACCTGCTGTTCTATCTCCGGTTGTGCGAATATCCTGTATTCTTAATGCGACATTATTCTGTACTAAATGAATTAACTTCTTAGGGTTTGTAGTTCCATAACCTACATTTAATAGAGATGTCATCAATATTAAGTTATTCTTTGATACTACTTTTAAAAAATATAATTTATATAGGAAGATTTATATAAGATTTACATAATATTTATTATATATATCATAAAAATGTCCTTAAACTTATCTAATTTGTTCTCTAAATCAATTGATGTCGGCGAAGAAACTATAGCAGATAACAAGAAAGCGACAGCAGACGCAGCGGCAGCGGATGGCGCACTATCTACTCCAGTTCCCACAAATAATGATTGGTGGTATCCTTCTAAGAACGGTAAAAGACGGATAATGTTATGCGGCACATATCCTATTGGAGCCAGCAACGGATACTCTAAGGTCGTCTATTATATTTCTAAGTATCTAGGTATTTACGACGATATTGAATTAACCGTCTATGGGTTCCAGAATATTAAATGTGCTGACAGTTATGCGGTTCGTAATGATATACCAGCCTCCGTTAAAATACACGATGCTATGGCTACTGAGAACCCACGGCGAAATGGCTTTGGTGAGTTAGAGATTAGCAAATACCTTAAGGATAATCCTCAGGACATCATCATTATCTTTAATGATAATGTAGTTACCTCAGCGTTAATTGGTAATATAATGAATGAATGTGGGACACACAAGGATAAATTCAAGATAATTTCTTATATGGATCAAGTGTATCCTTACCAAAAGAAGGATTATATTGGGTTGCTGAATACCTACGCCGACGGTATAATTGCTTTCACGCCGTATTGGATGGATATAGCAAGAAAACTAGGGATTAAAGAGAGTATGCCTATGTATAGTTTCCCGCACGGCTTTGACACTAATGTATATTACCCTATACCGACAAATATTGCCCGCACCTTCTTCAATTACGAAGATGACGCCTTTATGGTATTAAATCTTAATAGGAACCAGCCTCGCAAATGCTGGGATCATACAATAATTGCGTGGGTGGAGTTTGTAGAAAGGCATTATGCTGTTAATGTGCTAAACAAGAAGAGTAATATTACAACCAACAAGCATACGAAGCGACCTGTTAAATTAATTATAGGAACTAGCATAGATGCTTATTGGGATTTAATGGATGTGCTAGAGAATGAGGTGAAGTTTAGGAATGTGCCTTTTGAATATGTTAAAAACACTATAATAGAAGTTGCGAACCCGCAGCAGTTGTCAGACAAAGAGATTAACATCCTGTATAATTGCTGCGATGTCGGGTGTAATAACTGTAATGGAGGGGGATACGAACTAACCGTTTTTGAATGCTTGGCTCTAGGGAAACCACAAGTATCCTCGTTTGTTGGAGGCATTCGGGAGTATTTAACCGACAATAACTCTACGCCTATCCGCTCAACCATCTATCAATATCTAGATAATAAGAGCACAGGTATAGGAGGCAAGGCTGAAATAACCGACCCTCACGATTTCGCTGAGGCATTCTGGAAATACTTTAGCAGCCCTGAATTGGCTAATAAGCACGGGACAAAAGGACGAGAAAATATTTTAAAACATTATCGCTGGGAAACACTTGTAGCCTATTTCTATAATAATGTTCTAAAGAAGTTATAAAAAGGATTAATTAATAATAATTACATAGAGACGACTAGTCCTGTCAGCGATGCTTGCGACGCGTCTTGCTGCTGAGGAGGCTGCGAAGAAGATACTAGCGAGCCCTGCGAGTGCGGACTATTTGACTTTGACACAATAAACGGAGAAACATATTGGATTTCGCAATTATAACCACCGGTAAAATGCGGGTATTGACAATAAGGATATTGATAATACTGAGGATATTGTAGATACTGTAGTTGCTCGGGAACGAATTGTAGTTGTTCGGGAACATATTGAGGAGCAGGCTGCGCAGGCTGCGCTAGCTGTAGCGGTAGAACAGGTTGTGCTACTTGCGGATACTGAAGAGGAACTTGCGTGTAATGCTGATATACTGGGTATTGTTGAAGAGGAACTTGCGTGTAATGCTGATATACTGGGTATTGCTGAAGAGGAACTTGCGTGTAATGCTGATATACTGGGTATTGCTGATGAGGAACTTGCGTGTAATGCTGATATACTGGGTATTGCTGATGAGGAACTTGCGGATACTGCTGATATCCACGAGGAGTTTCTTGAGAGGTAGCGGCAGTAGCAGCAGTAGCGGAAGTCATTTTGGGTTTGGTGGTTTTATAAGTATATATATAGCCATATATTTATATAAGTTTTTAGATTATAGCAGCAAGTCTATAACAGGCATCTACTCTTTTTAACCAGTTCTTCAGCCTTAGGCGTAAAGTTGTTGTTGCTAATATCCACATCTTCTGGTATATTCTCTTCTAGCAGTTTTTTATACATTATAGCCTCTATTTCGCTATTCATATAGTTATCGCTTACATTAAAGGTATTCTCGCTGCTATTCTTGGTGTCCGTTTCAATTGTCCCATATTTGGAGGGGATAAATTGCTGATATTCGGTAATATTCAGTTTGTCAAAAGAGCTGTAAGGGTGTATGACGATGTTGTCCTCCGACACTACCCCGACAATCTTGGCGAGTATAATATTAACAATAGTGCCGTTTGTTATTGCTACAAGTTTAATATGTTTTCCTTGGAACTTACCGGCACGATACAGTATCATATCTATATCAAACATATAATACACAGGGAATGTATTGTGTGTCCGGTATCGCAACATAATATCGTGAACGATTTGTATCTTCTGTTTCTTGTCTTCGCTAGGCAAATCCATAATGGTTCCTTGTAATCTCTTAGCGACGAAATCAAATATTCTGTCATAGTAGCCGCTTAACTTGTTTTTCTCGCTAATATCGCTTAATGTTTTGGGGTTTCTCCAGTCGTCCCAGTCGCTCCCTTCTACGGCTATAATGAGTTCTTCGCATCGGCTTTTAAAAGCCTGCTTTAATTTACTATCAAAGGTCTTGTTGTCAAACTCATAGTAATATACATTAACAGCCTCCTTCTTTATATTAACATCATAAGGGATACTTGAATTGATTGAATGCCTATTCCACGGATATTCACCAGTATTCTCATACATAATCCTAGAATTATAGGGCTTATATTTAGAGTTGTTAGCGTAGTCTATGGCTCCCCTGCCGCTACTACCGCCGTCCTGATTGAACTTCTCTATGCTTACGCTTCCCGCTCCGCCGCTGCCGCCGCTGCCGCCTCTCGCAATCTCCAAAGACAGATATAGGTATATAATAATATTGAATATCAATATTACTAACACTACAGATACAACTTTAATTACAGTAATTATAAGACTTGTATTACTCATTCCATTACTCATTCTTTTTCTTCTATAATGCTCTATAATCTAATAAGGTAATTATTGTATTTAATTTGTGTTTTACTCTTTCATTAAAATCATTCTCAAATACATAATCGGGTTTCTTCTTAGCATCCGCATTAGCTCCAGCAACTTCGTCATTACAATTATAACATAAGGGCTTATTTAGGTTCTTGTCGTTATATTTTGTAAAACCTAGTCTTTTAATGCCTACCGGAAACTCACAGAAGCCCCCGTTAATACAACCGCCTCTATTATTGGGATAATTAGTGTTAGCTTTGTAATACGGACAATCCTCATCAGCAACACATCGTTTATCCCACAAACTATAGTAGGTCTTCGGTGTTCCGTCAATATTGTAATACGAGTCGCACTCAAACTTACCTTTAATCTCGCTATTACCGTAGCAACCGTAGTAGCCACCCGTTCCACTCGCTCCGCTACCCGTTCCACTCGCTCCGCTACCTGCTATAGCTTTTATATCGCTAGTGTAATAATCTTCTTTAGCGGCTTCTAGGTAATCTTCGGGCATTTCTAGGCGAGTTATAAAGTTTTCTATAGAACTAACTATGCTATAACTCATTATTGGAAGCAGACTTTTAACGGAACTTACATATACATCATTGTTCTTACGGTCATCTTTATTCAATAAATCTTCTATATCAATATTAGCCTTCTTGCTATTGCTATAGTAATACTTAACGGTATTATAGTTTTCTTTAATGAATGGGTAATACGCCTTGAGCCTATGAATATCAACATCCTTAATACCGTTAATGTAGTATCGCTGCCCGCAAATAAAATTCATATATTCACTATCAATCACCATATAGGTGAAAAGAAAGTCAAATATTTTATTGGTATTCGCAAAATCCGCAAAGGTTATCTTCTTTAAATACACATCATTTATATCTATGTTGTATCCCTTGATTAATGCCTGTATGAATAAATAATCGCTCATAAATAAATAGGCTATCACCTTGCCCTTAATATCCCATATACAGTCCTCTTCTCGTAATATTTTGTGGCTGAGGCAAACAAATATACCCTCCTTGTAATTGCTGGCACCGTTAGCACCGCCAGCGGGCGCTGTGTTATTCAGGATATAATAATTTATATAAGGGTCTATTAGCACTTGTAGATTGGTTTGCGTTCGCAGAGCGTCATATATTGGCGTGTTTATCGCTACCTTTATGGTATCCCTAGTTAGCCTATTTGTTTTCTTTAGATTGTCTATTATGTTCGCTAGGTTATCGCTGCTTACTATTATATGCTGCCCTGATACTTCTTTGTTAGCCTCTTTAATATTTAAGACATTCTCGCTTATTGTTATAGGGTTGTTGGTGAAGTGTTCGGCGGCTACGCTGACGCTCATATATTTAATGAACGAGAATAATGCTAAGAGCGCTAAGAGCGCTAGGATAGCGAATACCGATAAAACAGTATAGTATAATAGAGAGATAGTTGTTATGTTTATAGTCTTATACGCCGATTTCATTTTTTTCTTTCCTTATTAAGATAATAGATAAAGAATGCTTTCTAGAAAAATTATAACACTTTTAATATATATAATATTACTTGCTGTTTTATTTGCCATTCAACCTAGCCTATTCTTTGACAAGGATGGTAATATAAAATGCTTTGGGATTAATTCTAGCGATGACAGCGCCGCTACCGCCGCTACCGCCGCAGCATCCGCAGCATCCGCTACTAATACCATTTTACCTCTCATCCTATTTGTTCCGTTTATCGCTATACTATCATACTTAATAATACTAGTTATAGAAATGATATATACATAATTTATATCTATTAAACAAATGCTGCTACAACAGTCCTTTAAACCCCTAAAGGCACCGAGAGCGCCTAGAGCGCCTAAAGCAGCTAAAGCAGCTATTCTACTTAAGGAGGATGTGGAGCCTACTGTGCTACTTAAGGAGGATACGGAGCCTACTGTGCTACTTAAGGAGGATACGGAGCCTACCCCTGATATACCACTTAAAGCCGCTAAAGCCGCTAAAGCATCTAGAGCCGCTAAAGCCGCTAAAGCATCTAGAGCCGCTAAAGAGCCTAAAACCCCACGAGCCGCTAAAGCCTCTAAAGCCGCTAGAATTCCTAAAGAGCCTAAAGCCCCGCGAGCCGCTAAAGTCCCGCGAGCCGCTAAACTACTTAAGGAGCAGCAACTAGCGAATGATAATAACAACAACGATATAACCACAAATATCCCAGATACCGAAAGAGGATTAACCGATGAAGACAAGGTATTTATAAGTGGTTTATGTGGTAATCATAATATATATGGGGATATATTGATGTGGCTACGGACATTCAATTATGACACTAAAATATCGGTGAATAGTTGTGTTATTGTAGCAGGCGCAACAAGTATCGGTAAAACTTATTCTATAAATAAGATATCCAAATATTTAAACTACGAAATTATAGGGATTGATAATAGCAACTGCTATAACTCGCAATTTTTAAAGGATATTATACAGAAATCCACATCATCCTCGTTTATTCAAATATTAACTAATAATTTTCAAAAGAAGGTCGTTGTTATAGACAACTTTGATTCGCTATTTATCGCAGACAAAACCATCAACATAACATTACTAAAAATTTTACTAGAAAACAAATTAAAGAACATTCCTATAATCTGTATATCAAATAACGATATCATCAAGAAGATAGGGGATATTAAAAAACTATGCGTGATGTATCTTTTAACAACCCCGAACAACGAAGAGATAACCGAGTTATTACTTAGGACAGCAGCAGCTTGCGCAGCCGGAGCAGCTTGCGCTAATAATATTAGAGAATGTTGCTTGAATTCTAATGGTAATTTAAATAAACTGTTTAGAGATATTGACAACATAAATAACGACCGGTTATATAGCGATAGCGTGGAGAATACTAGCGACATCAACATATTATACAGTAATGATTTTAACCGCCAACTAACAAAAAGGATAATCGCCAAAGACCCGTGGATGATACCTTTAAAGTTTCACGAGAACCTAATAGACAACTTAAATAATCGCATTATACCGCTAAATAAATGTAATGAATATTACAAAAGTTTTATGAATATAATGTGTTTATACGACTACTATATGTTTAAAGACAACATAGAGTTTTGCGTAGAGTTATTCGCATCAAAGGTATACTATCTGTCCGTCTTTAAATACAAAAAGAATACATCGGTTAAGTCTAATATCGGCAACTTTACTAAGATGCTTAGTTATCTCTCTTTACAGAAGAAGAATATTAAGAATAACTATAATAATATAAAAAATCTGCCTTTATATCAAATTTCAAATTATCATATTAGTTTATGTAATAGAAAATTTATCTCCTTTAATTAGATAATTAAATAAATAATAAATGGAAGCCCAGAAGATACCTCAACAACCTACTAACGAAGACGGAGGCATACTAGCATCTATGTCTAACGCCATTAGCGGTGCCGCCGCTCCCGCCGCTACAGCTCCATCAGTTCCAGCAGCTACTGGCGACAATACGGCGACAGCGGCGACAGCGGCGACAGCGGCAGCGCAATCAGCAATCAATAATGTCAAGGACAGTTTTGCGGCGATGACAAGCGGAGGCAGCGACAGCATATTTTATTTAATAATTATAGTATTCCTAGTAGCCGCAATAATTGCCTATTTTCTGTATTATATCATAACTGATAATATCCTTTATCAGCAAAAGGTAGATGTAGAAGGCACCGAAGTTCCCATCATCTGTAATGAACTGTCGGAGTTTAAGATTACAAAGGTTTTGCCGAACTCCAACGGCATTAAGCGCTCATACGGCTTCTGGATATACATTAATGACATTAACAAATATGCCGGTAAATTCAGGCATATCGCGCATATGGGAGAAAATGCCGCACAAATTCACGGCGCCAGCCCCTACATATTCTTAGACAATCACACAAACAGCGTGCATGTCCGCTTCTCCCCCAAGAAAGAGCCTAAATCTATGAGCGATACCGACACATTAAACGAGATACCCGATATAGATACGCTATTAACTTACGACGGCAAACGGTGTGGTATCACTATACAATATGTGCCCGTCCAACGCTGGGTTCACATCGTAATAGTGGTGTCTGATTTTAATGGCGGGTTAGTCTATACATATATTGACGGCGAACTAGCAGATGTAGATAACGCTAGGGAACGCAAGTTGGTTCTCCACGAACTGAACTTTGAGAACAAGGTCAGTAGCCTGTTTGTCGGCGGCAGCGTCTCCAACTCTACTATTAATGCTACAGGATTTTCAGGATTGCTTTCTAAATTCTCCTTATATAACTACGACTTGAATAAGAATGATATTTACAAAGAATATTCACGAGGACCCCTTAACGGGCTCTTGACAAGCCTAGGTATTGTTAGCTACGGACTGCGAAACCCCGTGTATAAATTAAACGCCGTATATTAGACAAGGCTAGACCGTCTCTTTTTTTTATTTCCATATTTAAAATAGATAGATAAGATATAATAAATATGATGTTAGAAAATAACCCGTTAGTTCAAGTTATTATATCCTTAGTTATATTGCTATTAATGGGATACATCGGGTATAACATATACCTCATAGAACTACAAAAGATGTTTCAGGGCGAGAATGATTTGCGTAAGGAGGTGGTTATTTTGAGCGGCACCTACGACTACAGCAATAGCGAGGTTAAGTATAACACCGCTGATAAATCCAATATAACTTTTAAGGATATTAAGCCCTCAATCAATCAGGAGGGCGGAGCCGAATACTCCTATAACTTCTGGATAAATATAGACCAAGAAGTGCTGAAGGGCTTGCGCGATAGCAATAAGAAGGATGTTATCTTGTTCTTGAAGGGCGAGAAGAACATCTATTATAATAGCCGGTCTAACTTTAACTGCGCTAACGCTAACATCGCTAATAATCCCGTAATATTAACTAAAAATCCGCTCGTGCGTTTGAGTGGCGACGGGCGCAAAATCGCCGTAGAATATAACAATATCTACAATAGCGAATCATATCAGCACGGTTCGGCTTATAAGAATTGCTCGCTCGTATCATCTACTAGCGACTGGAATAAGCGTAATAAGAACATCCTAGGCATCTATGATATTGAGTTTAACAAAAAGTGGTTTATGGTTTCTATAGTAATGAAAGAGGTCGCTGACAGTAATAATGTATTATCATTAAATCGCGCTTCGTGTAAGATGTATATTAATGGCGTGAAGTTGCTGGATAAGAAGGTGGAGACCAAGTATGTTAATAATATACATTCGGCGACCTTTAAAAACAACTCCTCGCCGTTTTATATAAACCCTCTAATCACCAAGGATACTGTGCGAGACAACATAAACCCCTTTAATAGGGTGACGACCGGTGATGCTCTAAAAATTGCCGATATTAAGTATTACAATTATGCGATTAACGACGATATGATAACCTCCTTATATAACAAAGGGTTTAGCACGGATGTCGCTGTGACAACTCCGGTGAATAAATTGACAAAATACAATATGGTCTCGGTGGATGATATGGAATATAATAAGATTAAGGAGTTATAATACCGAATAACTAATATCTAAGTTATACCGAATAACTAATACTAAGTTATACCGAATAACTAATACTAAGTTATACCGAATAACTAATATCTAAGTTATTCTTACATTTAAAATTATGTTTAGTAAGTAATAATATGCCGCCGAGAATATTGTTGAGCGAACTCTATACCTTGAAGGAGAAAAAGGAGCACGCCAAGTATCTAACATTTGACAAGATAATAGAGATATGTCATAAGAAGATAAAGCACACGGCGACAATCGGCGGTATGAATATATTTTACGAGATACCCTATTATATATACGGCAAGCCCTTATATAAAATTGAAGATTGTATTAAATATATAGTGGATGCGTTGAGAAAGAACGGGCTTTATGTGCAGATATTACCCGAACCTAATAATAATATGCTATATATATCTTGGAACCCTAGCGAGATATCCTCTAATATAAAGAGCCTAGGATATACCGGCAAGGGACTGTAGGGACTGTAGGGACTGTAATGAGTAATACCATTTTTATTTTTATAATATCAAAATATATATATACATATATTAGAATATTCTCTTTATGCCTTTAAGATTGGATGACGAAGAATGCCTAGAGTGGTTAAGAGACCCTAGCATTTCTCCTTTTGTTGCTATCAAAAGAGACCGTGAAACACGAAGGAATATTTTAAGTGAAGATACATTAAATAATCCAAGGTCTTTCTTAAACAGGGTTAAACGCAAGTGTTTCTATAATACTGCTTTGAGACCAAAAATCATAGAGCGGATTAAAGAATACCAGAAAGACGGAACTATGCGATTATATATAGATGGTATAGAATATAGAACGCCTCCTTTCACACGAAAAGAATGCGAGCGATGGCTGAAGAACCATTTGGAAAATCCACGACCGACAGCGGCGACAGCAGCGACAGCAGCGACAGCGGCATATGACAAAATAAGTGTAGGCGACAATATATATATTGAACTAATATATACATCCCTACAATATGGATTGTCTCCGCCACTTATTTCAATTGCTATGTTGATTTCTTCAGCATTAAATAAGAAGCCTGAAGATAAACTAGAAATTTTTAAATGTAAAGAGATGAAGAAACTTATTGAAGATATCAAGAGCCGATTAAAGTTTATGAAAGAGAATGACGAATATTTTTTAAATCATAATGTAGGGTCTTTTGATGATAAATTAAAAATAGCATCGCCTAGACGCAAAGCGGCAAAAGCGGCAGCCGAAGCGGCAACAAACCCTTTCGGCGTATCTTCATCAACTTCTAAAAGTTTAAACTCCGCCGAAAAAAGACAGTTAAGAGACAAGATATTAGAAAGAAAGGAAGAAGAAACTGCTGTAGCAATTCATCGGTATAAGAAAGGGCTCACAAGGCTTGCTAAGAAGAATGACGGCGCCGCTAAAGCCGCTAACGCATCTAGCAATAGTAAAGAGGATATTGATAGCACTAAGAAGGAGATATTTATAACATTCAAGGCAATTCTTAGAGACCTTCGTAATGCCCTTATAAAGGGCGGTTTAGTAAAAAATATTTTAGAAGATGCTATAGAAGAAGATAAGGAGGTGCTAACAAATGCTATTAGAACATATTTTGATAAAAAAGGGTATAACGGTATTAATTTACAACGAGTTTTAAAGGAGAACGGATATGATACCGTTGAAGGCATTATTCGCAATTTTATTAATAATATGTTCGCACAACTTATAGACCCTTCAACACAAGAACTTCCTAGCGAATTAGAAATAGGCGTCCTTTCAAATAGTAATATATCAACGCATTTAAAGCGTTTCCATATTAGCGAGTTATACGATAAGATAATAGATGCTTTACATAGTTTTATTACACCATATACATCTGTATTAGATAAGAAAATCTTCAACTATTTCATCTATCTTACATATGATACAATAATGAAACCCTTTGTAGAAAAGAGAACTACCGATAATAGAGAGTTGAATATAACAGGACAATCATTCCAAAACTTTTATTATAAACTTTTATATACCAGAAGCGAGAAACCCAAAAAATTACGATTACCTGCTGGAAAGGGACTATTGACAGGAAAAGAATTAACGAAGAAAATTATTGAATTAAACCTATCTTTTTATTTAGAAACCTATCCAGCGAACAACCCTGATATCCAAACTGTAATTATGGATACAAAGGTTCGGGGTTTTACTTATGAAGAATGTAAGAACTGGGTAATCCTCCCTATTTTTAATCCACGAACATTTAAGGGAATTTTAATAGACAGCCCAATCTATAATACTCTATTAATTACAAGTTATCAATATGATACCAACCTAATACCACGAATGATAACCTCACGAGGTTATAATATTCTCCGTGCTTTAACCCATGTAATTGAAGATATCTTATTTAAAGAAGAGGCAAAGCCGCAATCAAGAGAAGAATTAGAGAAATTCATTAATAATGACGATATGCTATTAAAAAAGAAACAAGGTAGAGAAGAAAAGAAACTTATCCCCAAAATTGGTTTAAAATGGAAGAATGCGGGAGCCAAGAAACCGAAGGAAGGCACCCAATTAATGGGACTGAACGGTATATTAAATTCTAAAGGGATTGTTGCTGACAGGCAGCCGCCGTTCTATCTCATTTTTACAGAGGATGAATTGGCGGCTGCTACGGCTGCTACTGTAGCAAAAAATAGTTATATTGAGATAGCCGCTTATTATGTTCTAGATAATTCTGGAAGAGCAGGTTCAAAATGGAAAAAGATTATAAACCTAGCAGAAGGCGAAGCGATTGAAAAAGAAGGCGTAGAAATTAATAATAAGGGTTTTAGAGAAGCCTTTCTAGTATTAAAAAATCTACAAGGCGAATTGAGCCCCACAGTTTCATTCAGCAAAACACAATTAGCGACCGTTGGTTTAACAACAGAATTTGCGAAGAATAGTTATGTTAAACTCGCCTATTACTACAAGCCGATATTTAAGAAAGGAGAAAGCGACATTAAGATTAAACCAAATAATAACGCAGAAATTAAAAAGAGAAACATAGCATTTGTAGCCAAACAATACTATACTGTGGCGGATTGCTTGCGATGGGCTAGACAACCAAATAAGGAGCCTAAGACACAGCAAATAATACTAACAGACGGTGAAGAATATAACGCAATATTAGAACAGGCATTAGTATATGACTATAATATAATGCCTATAAATATCACAGCAAAAGGGAAGCGATTTATCAAGAAAATATTAAAGATTAGAAATGGGTATTTAACAATTGCCGAGAAAAAAAGCCTTGTGGCTAGCGAGACAAACAGATGCAATGATATTGCCGATATTAATAGCGTTGTTTGTAATGCGATTAATAATATGTACGACGAAGACAAAAAATACAAGATGTTTAAGGAGTTGATGATTGATAGATGCAAAGAGTATAATAAGGAGCCTGTTATATGTATAACGGGTATTAGAGATGCGATTGAAGCGGGCTTTAATCGTGATGACAGCAGTCGTGAAGACCTTGTGTTAAGATATTATCAAGATAGTGCATTAGCATCTCTATTAGCCTTTTATGATGAAATGAAAAACCAAATATACGACGAGGATTTAAGGGATATATTTATAAATGATTTTAACATTTTTTATGTCATTATATATGAAATTGACGAGAACTTAAAAGTAATCCAAAAGGACGCTATAGATGCGGGAGGACCGAAGCGTGAGTTTTTTACGAAACTGTTTGAGGAACTGTTTTGCGACGACGAACACACGAAGCGACCTTTTGCCTGTCCTGTAGATATTATTGGAAACCGATATTATATAAACCCTAACTTTGAACCTGACGCTAACTTTAGAAAGGTTATAGCAGCAAGGAATAAGAATAACTCTGTCTCTCTTTCTATGCCCGATTTTGAAACGGAGAGAGATTATGAGTATATATATTATGTAATCGGGAAACTGCTATGTCTCCCTGTTTATAATGAGGAGATTGGATTACCTAAGCAACTCTCGTCGCATATATTAGCAGGACTTATATATCCGCCTAGAGAATTTAAATACTATGACCTGCTCTATTTTTACTTGTGCGAGTTTAACAACGGCGTCTATTATATAAATATGGCTAATGAACGCAACATATACAACCTAGATGAAAATAGTATGATGTCTTTTAATGATACCTATAAAATTAGCAGGACAGACGGAGCGGACGGAGCGGCTATAACCAAGGATAACTTTATTAAGTTTATTCTTCAGCAAGCAAAACACGCAGTTTCTAAGAACTTTATCGCTAGCGACGACAACGATGTCAATTCGCAAAAAAATATGACAAAGAGGTATGCCTCGTTATTTGCGGGCTTCAGTAATGAAATTAGAAAAATCCTATATAAAGAGCAAGTTACTATAGAGCAGCTGAATAGTTTAATTACAAACGAGCAATTAACAGAGGCAGTTTTACAAGAACTGGTAGATAAAATATATGTATCAATACCTGAATATGATGCTAATAACAGGCGACTTTTAATAAACCCTGTTGAAAAGGTTGCGAGAGAGGATGAGATGAAAGAGCACATATCTAATATGATTTTGATAAGAAGGAATGGCGTATCTGCGAAAGACCACTTAAGTTTTATTAAAAAATTGCTACAATATTGGACGGCTTTTAACTACTTTAACAAGAAGGGGGATTACAATATATCCTATAAATACGGGCAAGGTATAGACCTTAGGAGATTACCAGCAGCCCACACTTGTTCTAATGTTATAGATGTTTATGGCTTCCCTGATAACACAACGCCTCAAGAGAAAGAAAAGTTCCTATATGATAAATTTAAAATAGCAGTTGAAGAGACAGGAATGGAATTACGGTAGATAGGCAGACAGACATTTTGGAATACCATTTTTATTTTTATAATATCAAAATATATATACATATATTAGAATATCCTCTTTATGCCTTTAAGATTGGATGACGAAGAGTGTCTAGAGTGGTTAAGAGACCCTAGCATTTCTCCTTTTGTGAATACCATAGTTGTGAGAAATAATAGGAAGGACATTTTAAGCGAGGAGACATTAAATAACCCGAAGTCTTTCTTAAACAGGGTTAAACGCAAGTGTTTCTATAATACAGCGTTGAGACCAAAAATCATAGTGCGGATTAAAGAGTATCAACAAGGCTCCCCTCTGCGATTACATACTATGAATGACAAGATATCAGACAATATAAACTATATAACGCCACCATTCACCCCTGAGGAGTGCGAGCGATGGGCTAGCAATCATACAATAAATCCACGAACAAACAAAAGGATACCTATATCAGGCAAGGAATATGTAGAGTTGCTATACACCGCACTTCAATATGGATTACCGACGCCACCCATATTAGATACCGTGCCTAACGACAAATACGACAAAACCCTCTTTAATGTCGCTAATAGGGTTATCAAGTCTGTTTTGTTCCGCCTAGAGTTCATAAAGCAAAATGACAACCTGTTTTTAACCCACGATACAGGCTCGTTTGACAAGAGATTAAAGGTATCGTCGTCTATAACACCTACAAGGCGAGCAGCACGAGATAGAGCGTTGCGTCTCGATAATTCGCAAGGCGTCTCCATAACGGCATCAGCGGCGTCAGCGGCGTCAGCGGCATCAGGATATAAAAGTTTAAATGCGGACGAACGCAAAATGTTAAGGGATATGGCTTTAGAGCGTAAGGAGGAGAGAGATATGATTGGCGAATATAACCGAAAGAAGATGCTAGAACCTAAAAAGGAGATTGACAAGCGGATTTTTGCGTCATTCAGGGAGTTTCTTGTTGATTTACAAAAAAAAGTAATGGCGACAGATAGTGTTTTAATAAAGAATATTTTGTTAAACGCTACGGTAGGTGCTAAGGCACGCTTAACAGTCCCTATCGGTTCTTATATGAATAGGAATAATCGTGGTCTGTTAGCAGTTGATGAACTATTAAAGAAGTATGACTTGGATACGGCTGAAGGCGTTATTCGCAACATTATTGACAATATCTTCGTCCAACTTTTAGACCCGTCATTCAAGTTTCCGGCAGATGCCGAGATAGCCTGTATAACATACAGTAATAGAAAAATATATTTTAAGAATACTGAACTGATAGACAAAATATTTATGGATTTGTATTCAAATGTTGATAGATACACTTTCGCAGGATTGAAAGACTATAAAAACTTGAGACTGTATTTTCGTTATATGGTTGAAGATGTTATACCGCCCGTTTATGTAGCGAAGCGGGAGATAGAGGTGCGGGACATAACCTCCGCATATTTTACAGACAATACCCACTATCGCAACAACTACTACAAGATGTTATTTACCGCACCCGAAGAACCTAATAATATGCGATTACCTCAAGGAATGGGGCTATTGATAGGCAAGGGATTAACCAAGGCTATTTACGACTTAGACGACCCTGATTTTAATCCGTATTTTTATAGTAATCCTGAAGACCGTGTTATAACTGACGACAATCCGCTGAATGGTTTTACTTATGAAGAATGTAAGAACTGGGTCTCTATACCTATTATAAATCCCCGAACATTTAAAAGGGTTTTAATAGACAGCCCTATATACAATCGGCTATTATGTATGAGTTATCAGTATGATACCAATCTAATACCTCGTATGCTAACTTCAAGAGGCTATACGATTTTAGGGGCACTTAAGGAAGCCATAAAGAGTATCCTCAGCGACCAAGGAAAGCCTCCGCAATCCTTGGAGCAACTAGAGGCTTATATTAAAGATGCTGAGAGGCAATTTGCGAAGATAAAGGATGCTAGAAATATGCCTAAGAAGGCTAGTGCGACCCTAGCCGTACCAGCGATAGCCGTCGGTTTAAAATGGAAAAATGCGGGTATCAAGAAGCCTACCACAGGTGTTGAGATTGTCAATAATAAATTAATAGATGCTTTTGGGAAAGCAGGGGAACCCTTGCCTTTCTATGTGTTATTTAGAAAGGCAGATTTGGATAAGTTCGGCGTCGGCGTCGGCGGCGGCACAGAAATTACCAAGAAAAGTTATGTTAATATAGCGACATACTATGCTCCTGTTATAGATGGTAAGGGAAGTGCCCGAAGCAGCCGAGCGGGACGCACAGGACGCACGGCGCCCTCAGCAATTATAACCGGCACAGGGCTACGGCTAAGGAAGATTACGAATAGGCAGCAAATAGACGGGCTTGTTCGTAATAACATAGAAATCGCTAATAAACTGCTAATAAGCCGTCTATTAATCAAGGCAGATAAAGGCGTATTACCGACAGATGTTTTATTCACCGATTATGACCTAGCGTCTCTAGGTATCTCAGTATTTAACAGTAATAATTATATAAAGATTAATAATTATTATGTGCCTGTCGTTGAGAGACGGGCTAGCGATAGCGTTGCCGCTAAGCCAAACAGTAATAATGTAGCGTTAAAGCGGCGAGATGAAATGTATATGCCTAAAAAATACTATACGGTGATGGACTGCTTGCGATGGGCGAGGCAGCCGAATAGAGACCCTAGTAATCCTAGTGTAATAATCGCAACGGACAGCGAATATTACAATTTAATATTAGAGCAGGCGTTATCATACGACCACAATATTAGACCTTTAAATATAACGACAAAAGGGGTTAAGTTTATAAAGGAAGTTTTAAAGGTTAGCGAAAAGTATTTAACAGTCGCCAAGCAATTAAAGTATCCTATCACCAAGACCATAGATATATCCCTAATTAATACGAAGGTATGTAATGCGATTAAGGAGATATACGAAGATACGACAACTGATGACGGCAAGAAATATAAGCGGTTTAAGCACAAGTTGATTGAGAAATGCGAGCAATACAATAAGCCGACTGTTATCTGCTTAGATGCTCTAAAGAATGCGAGAAATCATGTCTTTCAACCAACAGGGGGCGAGCAATTGAAGATACATTATTATCAGGACAGCGCATTAGCATCTATATTGATAGAGTATGAGAGTATAAACGGTCGCATATACGACGAAGGACTGAGGGATATTTTTATACAGAATATAAATAGGTTTAAAGTATATACTTATGAGATTGATGACGATTTGGAGGAGACTGTTAAGGAGGCTATAGATGCGGGAGGACCGAGGCGTGAGTTTTTTACGAAACTATTTGAGGAACTGTTTTGCGACGAAGAGCATCTAACACGCCCTTTTATTCGCCCCAAAGACAATTTAGGGAACCGCTATTATATAAACCCTAACTTTGCCCCTGATGATAATTTTAGAAAGGTTCTGGCGGCGTATAAGAAGAATTATTTGCCTTACATAATGGATTATACGACTGAGCGGGATTACGAATATATCTATTATGTTATAGGGAAACTGTTAGCAATACCATTCTATAACGACGAAATCGGGCTGCCGCAACAGTTCGCCGAGTATATATTGGCGGGCTTTATAAAGCAACCGAAAGACTTGGACTACTATGACAAACTATATTTTTACTTAAAGGATTTTAACAACGCCATCTATTTTATAAATATGGCTACCAGCGCCGCCGATATAAATGGTATAGAAAAAGTTATGCTGTCGTTTAATGATACCTATAAGATTAGCAGAGCGGCGGCAGCGGGAGCGGCGGCGGGAGCGGCGGCGGGAACTGGAGCGGCGGCAGAGAGCGGCGCAAGTATAACTAAGGATAACTTTCTTAAGTTTCTACAGCAGCAAGCGAACCACGCAATCACCAAGAACTTTATCGCAACAGATGAAGATAAGATAATGTCGGCGAAGAATATGTCAAAGAGGTATGTCTCGTTGTTTGGAGGCTTCAGTAATGAGATTAGAAAGTTTCTTTATAAAAAAGAGGTGTCAATAGAGCAACTGAATATTTTAATTACTACTGAGCCTATGACACCGGCAATATTAGAAGAACTAGCAAATAAGGTTGTGGTGAAGATAGAGGTTAGCACGAAGTCCGTAGAAGATGAAGGCTACGACCCTGCGGATATAATGACGGATGAAGAAAAAGCCGCACGGGAGGTTGAGATGAAAGGATACATCTCTAATATTATTACGCAACCTAGAAATGGCGTGAATGAAGAGGCACACTTTTTATTTGTTAAGAAGTTGCTGCGCTTCTGGACTGCTTTTAACTACTATAATAAAGCAGGTGCTTATAGGATATTTTATAAATACGGATGGCTCATAGATATAAGGAGATTGCCTGAGGCTCACACTTGCTTTAACCAATTAGATATTTACGGATATCCTGATAACACAACGGCTCAAGAGAAAGAAGACTATTTATATAAGATGTTGGAGACCGCAGTAGAGGAGCAACAAATGGAATTGACAGGAGGAGCGAAGCAGGCGAAGCAAAGCAAGCAGGCGAAGAAAAGAATATATAAAAATATCTAGTGTAATAGTAATAAAGTAAAAAAGAACTATTATGCAAATCTTCGTTAAAACTTTAACGGGCAAAACCATTACCCTCGAGGTTGAGAGCACCGATACTATTGATACGATTAAAAGTAAAATCCAAGACAAAGAAGGTATCCCACCAGACCAGCAGCGCCTCATCTTTGCTGGTAAGCAGTTAGAGGATGGAAGGACACTAGGAGATTACAATATCCAGAAGGAGAGCACGCTTCACCTTGTCTTGCGACTTCGTGGCGGCTAGTATCCTAGACGGCTACGACTTTTAAGAGTTGGCGGCTAGTATCCTCTAGACGGCTACGACTTTTAAGAGTTGGCGGCTAGTATCCTCTAGACGGCTACGACTAAATATATAAAAAATGATTACAATTATTTTTATAATTCTTACAAGTAAATAAATGGAACACACATATTATTTTAGCCAAGGTCGTATGACTTACAATAAATTTAAAGAGCCTGTTAGGGATATTGAAACAGGACTTATGAATGCTACTAAGGACGCGAATGCTACTAATTCTAGTAAGACGGCTAGCAACGGTAGCGGCGGCGGGTTCTTGTCTAATTTATGGAATTTTCAATTATATAATAAGAGCATTCTGCGTTATAAGTAATGATATGCTCGCACACGCATTCGCACGCACGCTACCTTAGGTATAGCTCATATAACAACTCTAATATATCTAGCATATTTCCTCGCTTCGTTTTAAGCAGCCCTTTATTCTGTAGAATATCATAAGCCTTATTCTCGTGCTCTTCGTGTTCTTCGTCAAACTGGATGCCTGCGTCATCGGCATATATAGCATATAAATAACTGATTACTGTGGTATCACTAACAGCCTTCTCTATTTTTTTATTGAAATACTTGAGGACATTATAGCAGGTCTTGCGAAATAGCCTACCGCAATTAACCTTCATATCCACATTAACGCTACCAGTCCCGCCAATAACCCCGTAATATTGCTGTATAACATTATCTATGTCTGTGTTATAGCATAACACCGATATCATCTTAAAGATATTTAATTTATTGAAACCACGATTAAACAGGTTCCAAGCAATCGCAAAGGGCTCTTTGTCATAGTCATATATGTTTTCAAATGTGTTGTTAGCGTCTATCTCAAAGTTAGCGATGGTTGCTCGGTCGCCCTGTGCGTCGTCATTTATATCCGCATAGGTGTCATAATCATATTCATTAATATCCCTTAAAAGCCGCGTATCATAAGCGGTATAGTTCTTGAGTATCCACAAGGTCTCGTTTAATGTTAGAATTTTAGAGAATATGTTCGCATCATACTTGTAAAAATTAAACAACCCGTTATTATGCGTATGACTGCTGTTATCTTCGTCAAATATCACATCGCTAGGCATATTCAATATATAGGGCTCTCTGGTATCTTCTGTGATACCTGCGTAATCTTCTTGTGATATATCACATTCAAAATCGCCCCATTCAAAGTTATAAAGCGGTTCTCCGTAAATACCTAGATTTTCTGTCATAATATTATTAAAGTAATATGTCTGGTATCCATAATAATAGAGAAACCTTGCTAGATTTTTGTCATTCAAGAATATCTTTATAATATTCTTGATGAGATTTTTCTCCAGAGCCTCGTATATCCTCTTAATATAGTCGTCGCATATAATGTTATTTATCTTTATAACAATATCCTCAGGGAACCTATTATTCACGGCGTCTAATAGTAATGGCTTGGTATGTAGAACATTAGGCAAAGCCATATCGTCTATATATCCTTGTATATCTTTATATATCTTTGGATATCAATTTTTAATGAATAAATATGTCCTATTTTGGTGTTAAAATACTAAAAATTGATTGTCTTTATATACTTTTATTATTACAGACGCAACTCTAGCATCCGCTAGAAACTCCCAAGCAACTCTACGAACTCTACGAACTCTAAAGAAATCAAAAACTAAAGATGTCTGCTTTCGCTGCTACCGCTACCTCCGCTACCACAGCGACAACCTACTCTCGTTCTTACACTACAGTTTATCCTACCAGCGTTAGTGCTAACCGTATTAGTTATCGCGCCTTCAATTCCTATGCGAACAAGAGTGAGGACTTTGAGAATGTTAGCAAAATTCCTCGCAACTTAAAGAAGGCTGACTATAACAGTAATAATAGCAAGAAATTTTCTCTAAAATGTAAGGATGCTCGTCTGTCCTACAAGAACCGACGCAGTATCAACAAGGACTGGAAGGATTTTAACCAAGCGTAAGCGATAGCAAGCGATAGCAAGCGATAGCAAGCGATAGCAAGCGATAGCAAGCGATGCTAGCAGCGATAGCAAGCGATAGCAAGCGATAGCAAGCGATGCTAGCAGCGATAGCGGCGCCTCGTGTATATTAGGTAGGTAGGTATGCGTTATATATATATGTATTTTATATATTTTTTATATTTGGTCGGTAAATATATATGGGTATATTAGGTCTAATAAATAATTGTAATGAGTTATCTACATATCATACCGCACGACATATATACTCATATATATAAATATGTATATAACGATTGTATGAAAGATATTGTAAGAACCTACAAAGATAAAAGGGATACTAACTACAAGGAGAGGTTCATCCAAAGTATTACAACAGATGAAATTCGGTTATATTATACGACACTAGACATATTTAATGCGGTATCTTTTGGTATTGCTAATGATGGCGATGCTAATATGTATTATGATGATAACGGTTTAGATATATTGGATGAAGAAATGTATTATCTTTCTGCGATAACCGAGTTTAATTTTATAAATCATCATTTCAATATACTAGCAACTACAGAACTACCTGACAATCTCAAGGAGGCTACTTGTATTAGAATAAGGCTTTCTAATATTGACATATTGCTAGGCTTTGACGACCCTAATGATACTACCAATAATTTATATGCGCCTTTATATTACCTATTTAACGACTTTATAGCGACTTGGCTTGAACTGGTTTATTATACAAATAGACTGTTAAACGAGTATTTATTGATAAATAACCTAGCGACTAATGGTGCTCTTTTTCCTTTATATAGGTTTGATACGGTTATAGAGAACGGCTACACGGTTATTGTGCCGATATTTGAAGAGCCTATATAGTTCTCTAGAAAGCATCTCTTTTATTTTTCCAAATATCTAAAAACATTACAGTATATTAGAAAGTTATATGAAGGTCTCTGCTAAAAAGGCAAAGATAGTTGCGAAGGTTGCGAAGGTTGCTAAGGTTGCTAAGGTTGCGAAGGTTGCGAAGGTTGCTAAGGTTGCTATTAAGAAACCTAGAAAATACAATATTATAATAGGAGGTGTAGGTACTACACCAATCGTAGAAAAAATATCACTAATCCCAGAAGGATTACAAAAAAAGAGAATTGCTTTAAGACCTTTGCCGGTATCAAGCCGATTGTTAGCATCGGCATCTGGTATAACAATACAAGAAAAAATAATAGAAATAAAGCGTAAGAGAGAAAATAAGGAAAGCAAAATTAATAGAATGGAATACTGAAGGAATACCAAACACAGAAACAAAAATTCATTCTAGAAGAAATACAGAACTAAATAATAAGGTTATAAGCGGGTTGAGTGATACAAGAGAACCAAATAAAGCAATTCAAGCTACAAGTTTTCTTATGAAAACGAAGCCTCTTTATCAAAATTAATCATGCACCCTAACCTAATCTTTTTTATTTTGTATATAAATATATTATGTATATATCAAGATAATAATATGTATAACAGTTTATACTACATATTTACCAAGGATTACAATGACGATTACAGTAATAGCACGCTATATATGAAGGAGAAAATCAGTAAATTAAAAATACTTAATGATAGCAAGGACAACGAGTTAAAATATGTTAAGAGGAAGTATGAAAATTTAAGCCGTCGCTATAGTAGCCTTGAGTGGAAATACAACGAACTCTTGCTGAATACCCATTATCACCGTGATTACACCAAAAAACTGGAGGCAAAATACAATCTTTTAATGGCGAAGCAGAAAGCGAATATGTGTCTCATAGATATACACGGGGATATCCTTAGTGTGAATGACGATTACGAGCATATCTAAAAAACTACTTAACAATAGTAGGCGTCATATATAAATATACCTAAATAATAATTAATGAAATTGGACTGTGTTTTAACTGCTGTGAATGAGAACCCGCTATACTCGGAGTTCATCCCTATCTTTGTTAAAACTTGGAACAAGTTATATCCTAGCGTTGATGTTAAAATCGTCTTAATCGCCAAAGCGATACCAGAGGAATACAAGGAATACGCTAAGAACATTATCCTCTTTGAGCCTCTAGAGGGGGTGCTAACCAGTTTCACATCACAATTTATTCGCCTGCTCTATCCTTGTATTTTGGATTACAAAGGTGCCGTGCTTATTACTGATATGGATATTTTACCGACGAATAATACCTATTATACCAAGCATATAAAGGAGATAGACGACAGTAAGTTCGTATATTATAGAGGCGACCACTGTTTCATCTATAAATCTATAGCGATGTGCTATAATGCGGCTACGCCTGAAGTATGGCGGGATATCTTTGATATACATAGCGTTGAGGATGTTAGGTTTATGCTTGAGAATGTATCACGAAATAATGTGATTGAAGAGGGCATCGGGAAAACAGGGTGGTTTTTAGACCAGTTGTCCTTATATACTAAGGTGATGGAATGGAACAAAAGAACCGGCAACCTAATCTGTCTGGATGAAGAAAAAACAGGGTTTAATAGATTGTCTAGGGATACCTTCAGGATGACTGTGGAATTGAGGGACGAATTAGCGGCGGGACATTTCGTGGACTATCACTGTCATCGACCGATGAGCGCCTACAGCGAAATAAACAACTTTATCTATGATTTGCTGCCTGCTGGCGAGCCTTAGGCGAGACTGGAGAGCCTTAGGCGATGATAAATAATATAAAAATATAAAAAACATATACATATATATATCTCTAATCTTTCTATTCTTACTTAGGCTACGCCGTGCCTTTTGTCTTATTTTTTAGCATTTGCGTCTCTTATTACGCAAACTGTCATTATACATCTGCCTTTCATATCGCTTATAACTTTCAGCCTCTTTGCGAGGCACGAGCCTATAGGGATTAACATAGTCTTCCTCGTCCTTATCTCTCTTATAGCAGATAGACATTAGTAATGCGGCGATATGAGTGGTAAGGACGATGAGAAAGATAGCGAACAAGAAGGCACCGTCTGTCCCCATCTTCTTAAGCAGCGAAGCGGCGAAGCAGCGAAGCGGCGAAGCGGCGAAGCGGTGAGAGCCTGCGAGAGAGTTCAACGAAGCAGCAAAGCGAATGCGAGCAAAGTCTTTGCGTTTGATAGCCTATATACTAGGCTTGTCCTTACTAATTAAATGTTAAACTAGCCATCATTTTTTATCATTACTTGAGAAAAATAGAACATATCTATATAAACATAAGAGCGAAATATAATAGCAAAACAAGAGATGTCTTTAGCAAACTATAAGAGCAGATGTATAGAAAAATATAAGATTGCTAATCCAGACAAGGATATACCAGCAAATATGGGGAGCAAATGGACTGACGCAGAAGAGAGGGCATTATTAGATAGCAGTAGAAATAATTTAGATATTGAAGAAATCGCAAAGAAACACGGGAGGACACAAGGGGCAATTAACGCTAGACTTGAAGTTGTTGCTATGCGAATGTATGAAGATAACCTCTATGACACCGAGTATATTGAAGAATTAACAAAGATGAATGAATGTAGAATACAAGAGGCAATCTATAAGAAAAACAAGAGCAAGGGCAGCGGCTACGGCAACGGCAGCGGCAGCGGCAACTATTGCGAAAGTAAGAACACTAGAGACATAGAAATAGATGTTCTTAAAAGGGATTTACAGAAATATTATGACGAATTACAAGAACTGAAGACGACAATTACAAATATTATGGATATGAATAGTAAAAATAATAAAGATGAGGTTGATGACCTTAAAAAGCAAATACAGAATATGATAGATATTCATAATATTAAAAAAGAGATTGTAGAGTTGCGTAAGGATACTGAGAGGCTAACACAGGCTGTCGCCGCTGTCGCTAAATAAATATGTTCTATTATTCTTATTTTTATATAAAAATTGATTGAATGACTAACATTTAATTAGTAAAGGCAAGCCTAGTATCTAGGTTATCTTTCGCAAAGTCTCTTCGCAACTCAGCAAACTCTTCGCAGACTTCGCAGACTTCGCAACTCAGCATCCGCTACCGCTCAACAGACTTACGATGCAAGTTTCCGGTTTTCTTGTTATGTCTAAGAACTTCACCTACAACCGAACCAGTTTTTACAAGAACCTAGTATTTGCTAAGTTTGATGACAAGGTGTATGTGGAAGTATTCAATTGCGCCAGCTCTTCAGTCGTCTTGCCCTATAGCGACCTTATGAAAAACGAGTATTTGAAGACCTACTATGAGTTATCGCTTGCCGCTATCGGTAAGCCGAATATTGACAGCGACTATTACGGAACCAACGACCCCAACTATGTTCCCACAAAGTATGAGAGAAATAGCGAGATGTATGTAGATACTATCTATATTATTGAGGATGACTTGACGCACGCTAAGGTAGCGAAGAAAGGCAATACGCATCAGTCTATCAACCTCAACAGGTTAAAAAAGATGAAAGTATCTACTGACGCCAAGATTGAGGAGTTCTTCAGCAAATACAACAAGGTTTATGGGTTTGAGGAAGAAAACTTCGCAGAGAGAAAGGCGACCTACACGGCGCTTGTGAATAACTTGTAAGCAGCGTAGCGTATGTATATATATGTATATATGTATATATGTATATATGTATATATATTTTTATATTTTATGAATATGTTCTATTTTTTATATTAGATTACATAAAAATGATTACTTGGGCTGCTCTTTGCTTACTAAAGCAGTCTCTTATTATATAAGGGAATTGTCTAGCGTCTTACTAGCAAAATAACGATGGAATTTTCTGGATTTACTATAATTATTGAGAATTATATTATCAACGACGGGAATGATTATAATTATAAGGGTATGTTATTTGTTAAGTTAGGACAAGACAAGGTGTATATTGATATATTTGGCTTTAAGCCTTTAACTGTCATTCTACCCTTTAGCGACCTAATGAAAAACGACTGCTTGAAGGAATACTATGAGTTATCTCGTATCGCTATTGGAAAGCCTAATATTGAAAGGGATTATTGCGAAAGCGATGACCTTAATCACACTCCTATAATAAATAAAAAAGAGTTGAGTGTATATGCGGATACTATCTATATTGTCGAGGACGCATTAACGCATACTAGGGTAGCAAAGAAAGGCAATTGCTATTATTCTCTCAATAATTATATATTTAGAAATATGGAAGTATCTACAAACGAGGAGATTGAGGAATTCTTTGTGAATTACAATAAAAATTATGGATTTGAAGAAAGAAAGGCAACCTACACGGCACTCGTGAATAACTTGTAAGTAGCGTAGCAGCGTAGCGGCGTAGCGTATGTATATATATTTTTATATTTAGGCAGCGATAGCAGCGATAGCAGCGGTAGCAGCGGTAGCAGCGGTAGCAGTAGAGGTAGCAGGAGCGACATAACCTACAACGGCGCTAGAAGCACTAGAAACACTAGAAGCATCCGCGGCAGCAACAGCAGCAACAGTAGCAACGGCAATATTTAGATTATCAATCGCCCTATTTTTTATATACCAGCCTGTCACAAAATATATTGCTATAACATCTGTTATCAGTTCTAGTAAAAACATATCAACCTGTGCTAGCAGCATATGGATATATATGAGCCAATCAAACCACGAATATATGGTATTGATTATGGATATCTCAAATTGTTTATTTGTATCTTTTTTCTCAGTATCCTCTGTGGGAAGTGCTTTTATATTTTGCACATTAAGGGTAATCCACGGGGCTATAATGCTATGGTCTAGGTTTCTTATGACAGTATTGATGACAGCGTATAATACAATAAGCCCGTATTTTTGGGGCGTATCTATAACGATACCTAGAATAATCAACTCTGGATTTGGACCAAACCGATAGAACGAGGTATCGCCAGCAAATTGCTCGGTATTCGCAAAGATATAACTCAGCAATATCGTTAATATAGCAACCATCCACGCCGCTATAACACGAGATACCACAATTGTCGTCATCTTCATTATGCGATACGGTATTTAATATATGTGAGACATTCCTATATCAGTTTTTAGTTTTCACATTACACATACATAAGATTATAATTACTTATTTATAAATATTATGTTTATTAAGAATTATTTATATGAATTACCAGACGACATACAATCAGCAATTTATAAGATTGTGTTTACTAGATGTATCAATGATATAGAAAGAGACAAGAGCATAAAATATCTTAGCAGGTTGTATAAGGCGACAACCAATCCTAGCAATACCTGCGTATATTCTATAAAACCTAAAGGGATGTTCGGCGACGGCTGCTGCGAATGCGTTAAAGGATATAAATATAGATGTATAGCAGCCTTAGAGGGCAACTGTAAGAAACATATTAAATCGCTTATATTCTTAGACCGCACACATTTAATAGAGGATACATCGCTTTTACAAAGTAATATAGTAAGCCTCTATATATATCCGCTTTTTACTGCTAGCAGAAACTTAAAGAAATACTTAACAAACCGTCTTAACCTCGTGAAATTCTATAATACTAAGATGATACAAGATATTACTGTGATAGATGACAGGATTGATATACTATTTACGAAGCATTTTGCGTGTAATGCTGACATCTACTATAATATTATGGTCGCCTATAATGTTCTCTATAATTCTTTAAGTAATGTTATATATAGCGAGGAGAATGCGGTAATGTTTAATAAGTTTGTTGAGTTGTTTAGATGGCTTGAGATGAATAATGTGCTTGAAGGATATAATATGTGTAATAACAAGGTAATACCTGTATTTGAAGGAAAAAACGGCAAAAAATGATTTAGGGATATCTCCTATAATATATAGGAGACCCCGCATAATGACGACAATAACGACGAGCAATAACGACTATGACTACGGATATATATATTGTATATCTAATGCGTCTATGCCCGATATTCTAAATATCGGTATAACTTGGATGACACCGGAGCAAAGAATGGAGGATATAAATGGACTGCCTAGATTATGGCGTCCGCCTACTCCTTATAAATGCGAGTTCGCCAAAAGGGTTCTAGATGCCGAGCATAAGAGAAACTCCATCTACAAGGTTCTCTCGCAATCTAGAATAACCCTTGCGCAGAGGTTCTTTAGCGTTTCTATTGAAGAAGTTAGAACACTATTTGACCTTATGGATGGCGAGTATTGGACTGCGTCCGCGTCCGCAGCCGAGGATATCTATGATATACCTGATAGTGTAGATACACAAGTATATAATATATTAGAAAAAAAAGAAAAAGAGATTAAGGGAATTGAAGAGAAAATGCTGGAATGTCTTTTTCAAAAATGCGACGAGATAGAAATGGAAATGGAGAATAAAAGAGCCGAACTAACAGAGATTAATGCGATTATTGAAGAACGCAAAGCGGCACTTAGATGTCTAAAGATAGACATACCTCCTCCCAGTAGTAGACTAGAAGCCGAACAGATTATAACAGAATATTAGTAAGTGATTACCAGAGAGAACACAAATAATGTATAAACGCATAGTAGGACTAATATATTCTTACATAAACGGTCTTCTGTGTCTATTACCTTTGTGCCGTTTGTGTCCGTAGCATCGCTCGTATCGCAAATATATTTAGTAATATTGGTATCGTTTTTAATCTTGCTAACTTCTTTACATATATATTCAATTTTATTATTTAGTCTTTTACATTCAGCATCTCTATACCTCAAGTCAATAAACAGTTTGTTTGTCCTATCGTCGTATCTGTTTATAATATTATATAGCCTTTTATCGTATTTTTCGGCAAAATGATAGTAATCATTAGATACCTTTATAATGTCGTCTTCCATATTCGCAATATAATTCTTGAAATCTCTAGTATTAAATATCTTTGTTTGCGAATTTATAGACGAATGGGATGTTAAAGATGTGAAAGAACCACACGAACGCCTCATCATATTTGCTATTTCTAATATGCTTATATATACATCCTTGTCATATACCTATATCATTTTTTCTAGCTATATTATTGTATATCTTGTCAATCACCTTTTTTTCTGGATAATAATGGTAATAGTGGTTATTGCTAAATATCATTCGCCATAACTTATCAACATAATTACATTTACAGATAAAAATCAACCCTGCTATGTTAGGACATAGGTTTTTGTTTATATAATTGAGCTCCTCTTTCACATCCACGCTGTATAAATACTTGCTTCGCTCAAATATGTCATATATATTCTTAGATTTTTTTATGTTATTTAAGAACACCTTATATAGTTCAGGGATTACCAGAGATTGTGTCGTATCGCTATAAAAGGTATTCAGCGTCTTTGTCCCATCTCTAGAGAAATGCTCCGCATAATACTTAATAACAAAAGACAACTCAACGAATGTCTCAAAGTCTATGCTGTATATATTATTGCTTATATCCTCAATAATGAGCGTATCCGTCGCTACATTATTGTAAATATCTATATTGTTTAAGAATATATCGTCGCAATCGCAAGGCGACAATATTATATACTTGTCTATTATACTTGTATAGTCGTATATCATATCCTTAATCAGGTAATTATATATATTGGACTTGTATATATAGGAATGCTTTATGTTATTGCGATAATAATTGTATATTACAAAGACATCTTTAATGCGCTTAGAAACCAATTCAACGAACATCTCTTGTGTTCTCTGTGATTTATAGTTGCTATTGAAAATTGCCTGAAAGGTGCTATCTTTAATAACAGCGGCAAGATTGCTAGCATTTAGGCTAGCGCCGCCACAGCCGCCATAGTAAGGGTCGCTCCTAATATTATTGTAAAATCTCAAATATATATACTTTTTGTAGTTGAATGTCTCTAAAAACATCTGGAAATGAAAGAGTATCAGTTCATAGTAATTGCCTCGTGCTGTCGTGTATGTCTCTATCTCCTCGCAAATGCTCTCAATATTTAGAGACCTCTTATAATCATAAGCAGCTATATAATTATTACAATCTTCTAATATTTCTTTTTGTTCTCTTGCGTTATCTAGTTTGCTTGTATGTTCTTTTAATACCCGCTCTCTCAAGTCGTCTGTTATGATATCCTCAAAGTAGTTATCCATCGCACTCTGCTCTAGCAGTATTATATACCACTCAATCATTTATATATAAAAATTGATATTGCTAGTATTATATAAGGACGCTACACCGCTTCGCTTCTTCGCTGCTATGAAATCTCTTGTTATTGTTGAGAGTTTTACGAAGACCAAGACGATTAAGAAGTATTTGGGAGACCGTGATGTTTCTGTTGCTTTTTCTGGAGGGCATATTTATAATCTACCAAAAGATACTTTGGGGTTCAATACGGATACTTGGGACATAACCTATGTGCCTACAAATCCTAACATTATTAAGAATATTAAAGAGATGGCTAGAAATGCCGATGTTATATATCTGGCAGCCGACCCTGACTTAGAAGGCGAAGCAATCGCCCACAGCCTTTACAAATGCCTTGAAGGTATTATAAAGGGCAGCGGCGGCGTTAGCGGCGTTAGCGGTAATGCGAAGGTATGTCATCGTATAACATTTAATGAGATTACCAAGAATGCTGTAATAAAAGCTCTAGAAAACCCGCGAACTATAGATATGGATAGAGTGTGCGCTCAAGAAACACGACGGATTGTTGATAGGCTTATAGGATACAAGGTATCGCCTGTATTGTGGAGCAAGTTTAACAAGAATTACCTTAGTGCCGGTAGAGTTCAAATAGCCGGTCTAATAATCTGTATTAACCAAAGAACACGCATTATAAACAAAGAAATAATACCCTACTGGACGATTGAAAGCACCTTCAGTATCCAAGACCTTAAAATTGTAGGCACATTATATACCGCCGCTACCGCAGCTACCGACACAAAGTTGATAGAATACAAGATAAGAGATATAGAAGTTGTTAAGAAGATTTTAAATAATTTAAGTATTGGTGCTAAGTATGACATAGAATATGTTAAGCATATAAGGAATGTTAGCCCATCACCGCCATATACTACTACGACGCTCCAACAAGATGCCTATAATAAATGTCGGTTTAACTCTAAGACCACTATGAAACTGGCGCAGGATTTATACGAACACGGGCATATTACTTATATGCGAACTGATTCAACAAGTATTGCCGAAGATGCTAAAAAGATGATTTTGTCATATATTAGGGATACTTATGAAGGCAGCGCTAGCGGCACTAGCGGCTCCTTCGCTAAATACAGGACATTTAAAACAAAGGTAGCAAACGCTCAAGAAGCACACGAAGCAGTAAGAATAACAAACCCCAAGAATAAAACAATCTTGTTTGAAGGTTCCACAAAAAATCACGAGAAGCTGTATGAGTTAATATGGGTTAGAACTGTAGCATCCTTGATGACTGACGCTGTATATACTGATTTACAATTGAAGTTCTGTAGCGAAGCGAGCACCGGACATATATTTTGCTCCACCAAGTCATACTTAAAGGAGTTAGGGTTTCGCATATTATACGATGATAAACTAGAAAACGAAAAGTTAGAAGACTTTCTAAAAATAATGAAAGATAACAAGCAAATGGCGACTGCTAAAGAGTATTCGTCGCAAGGCACCATAGATAACATACCATCTCTTTATAATGAAGTTCAGTTAATTAAAGAGCTAGAGAAGGAGGGTATAGGGAGACCTTCTACATATTCTTCTATTATTGACAAACTGTTAGAAAAGAAATATGTAGAGATAGGCACAAACCCTCAGCAAGAATACGATATAGAATGCTTTAAGAAGAAAAAGAATAAGGAGCGTAGCAGCGAACTCATTATAACAACTAAGAAAATTAATCTAGGAGGGAAACAAAAAGACCTCCTAGTGCCTACTGAGTTAGGCTTAGAAGTTATTAAATATATTTATGAAATATTCCCTTATCTATGTGATTTAAAATTCACATCTAAGATGGAGGACGACTTAGATAAAATAATGAACGCTAGCGTAGCCGGCGCTGCTAGCCTAGCCGGCGCTGCTAGCATTACCAAAGGGGCTATATTGAATGCCCTTTATGCTAAAATAAAGGGGTCAATAGACGCTATTGAGCCGTCGGGTGGCGGCAGCAGCGGCAGCAGCGGTAGCAGCGGTAGCGGAGCTGTTAGTAAAGAGAAGAAGACTGGTATTATTACTACGAGGTATGGCGTCTGCTACTATAACAAAGAGTTAGATAAATATACAAACATAGAGCCCTATCTTAAATGGAAAAAGATATCCAAAGAAGGTTTAAAAGAGAAGGACATCGCGTTTATCAGTTCTCTTCCAAAACCCATAGAATATTTAGGAAAGAAGTATGACATACATTTAGGTAAATTTGGGATTTACTTAAAAGATAATAAAAATAATAATCACAAACTAGAGAAGAAGTTGTGGGACACATATTGCTTTAGCTAGATTGGCGGACACATATTGCTTTAGCTAGATTGGCGGACACATATTGCTTTAGCTAGATTGGCGGACACATATTGCTTTAGCTAGTCATAAGCAGACATCCCTTTCTTACCGTTAAGATACCAAGATGTTATATATTTATCTGCGAAGTTAGGATGTATAATATCGTTGTGGTAATCCATATCAATACAGTTGTCAATCATCGTATTACATTTTTTACAAAGCCATTTTAAATTGTTATTCATTCTATTTTATTTTAGATATTTTATTGTTTTTATATCATTTTTTAGATTTAAGGTTCTTATTAAGTTTATTAAGTTCAAATGCGATATTAGATAATGATGTAGCAATAGAGACACCATATTCATCTGTGAAGAAGTTATTAAAAATATTATAGAGGTCGTCAGCACCCAACCCTACATCGTTTTCATCCTCCTCTTCATCCTCCTCTTCATCTTCGTCATCCTCCTCTTCATCATCTTCGTCATCATCTTCGTCATCATCTTCGTCATCTTCATCTTCTTCGTCTTCTTCATCTTCATCGTCTTCTTCATCTTCATCGTCTTCGTTGATATTTTCTACATTCTTAATAGTCTCATTACTCTTGCGGGTTTTCTTGGTAGCTGTGTCTGTTGAGGCATCTTCGACATCTTCAGCAGCATCAGCAGCATCAGCAGCATCAGCGGCGTCAGCGGCGTCCTTAATATAGACATTATCTTCTTCTTTGATAGTGCATCTAGAGGGTCTAGAAGTTTTGGACGCCTTGTTCTTTTTGGGTTTTGCGAGTGCTGCTAGACCGCCTTGCATACCATGCATACTTTGCATGCTATTCAAGAATGACATAATGTCAATACTATTTAAGTCATTCAGTTTATCTTTATTCATATCTTTGCCTGTGCCTATCTTATATATAAATATTATTTCTTATATATTTTTATACACTATTATATTAAGAGATTGATATAATGTATAATTATTTATTATTTATTATAGGGTTCTTAGTTGGTGTCTTTCTATTACTTGTAATTATATCAGACAAAGGAGACATTAGGGCACTATTTAAAAATACTAAAGAATACTTTGCGAATGCTGACGCCGCTACAGCCGCTACAGCTGCCGACGGCAAAAAATACGAAGAAAGCGAGATAGTCAAGGTATCTGTAGTGCCGCCTCCAACACTAAAAGAAGTAGAAATAAAGAACGATGATGACCCTGTAGCATCTGTTTTAACAAATAGCGAGATAATAGACAACTACAACTTTAATAAGTTGTTAAAAAAGCGCGAGATGATAGTGATGGTATCTTCGTATAACAACGATAATATAGATAAGTTGGACTGGATAACTGATAATAAGAATTATAATAATAATCTAAGATTGAAGTTAAGCGCCAGCGGCACCGGTGAGGGCATCGTTAAGGAGTTCAATAATCTTAATCCGTTTGTTAATGGCTACAATATACACACAGTTAGCATAAGAGGACCTCCTAACGCTGTTATATATAAACAAGAGAAGACGCTAGGTAAATTCTCAGTTCTCTTTATGTTCTCTCATAAACGATTTCATAAAAACAAGAACAATCTGTTTATTATTTATGGGGCTGATAACAAAAACATAGTGATTAATATCAAGGACAACGAGTTTAATAACAATAATTACTATAATGTTAATAACGACCCTAACGATAATAGCGACCTCAACGGTGCCTATGACAAGAACGACATAAACAAGAGCGTTAATCTGCTAAACAACTATCACTATTACGAAAATCACGACATACTATCTAACAAGGCTAAGGAGCAGAAGTCCTATAAACTCTCGTATTTTGAGAAACTATATACTGTGGAAATAATAATAGACGATAGCGTGTATAACATTAATGATATCAATATGGAGACCTTGAAGCGGGATATAACATTCTTTGGGCTAATAATGGATAAAGAAGATGTCGTATTTCATTTGAATAATACGAAGTATGAGTTCAAGAGGAATACCGACAGGGATATTAAGATAGGTAAGGAACCTTTTGTAATAAACAAAGATAAAAGTTGCGAGATTGTCTTGTATAGTTTTGCGTTTTTTACAGAGGCTATTAGCGATGCCGATTTGAAAACCTTTAAACTTTATAATAAGTATAAATTATATGGTATTCACAATAAAGAGGAGGAGGTGCCTGCTATTGACAAGAAGGCGCAGCTAAGCAATATAGATATAAAGATGCCTCAGCCTCTAGTTATGAAAGATGTAGCGGATACTGAGGTGAATATCCTAGTGGAAGATGCGGCTATCCCTGATATCGCTGATATCTCTAAGATATAAATATTAATATAAATATAAATATAAATATAAATATAAATATCTATATAAAACTAAAATATAACTATACAACTATACAAACCCTACGCAGAGCATACACATATGATTAAAGCAGCCATCTTTATCTTGACACAGAACACCATAGAACGCAAGGTATATTTAAAGACAAGCCTGTATTTTCTTTTCAAAAACTTTAATGCGAAATACAAATACCCTGTTATTATCCTACACGAGGGGGATTACACAGAGGATGCGATGAAAGACATCATAACAGGAATACGAGGCGAATGCCGTAATCTCGTGTCATTTAAGAAGATTGATAAAGAGGACTTTGTGATACCTTCGCATATCAATACCGATAAGATGAACGAGATTATTGACCTACGCGTCGTCCCTTATTGGCGCAACCAAAAATACCGCTCTATGTGTAATTTTTGGCTTAAAAACATCTATAAATATACAGGCAACTATGAATATGTTATGCGTATTGATGATGATAGTATTATTGAGGAACCTATCAAGTATGACCTTTTTGAATTGATGAGAGACAAGGATTATACCTATATGTCTAACATTATACACCTAGACTGTAGCCTCTGTAATTACGGGATGAAAGAGTTTTTTATTAAATATAATGAAGAAGCAACAGCAGCTGCGACAGCTGCGACAGCTGCGACAACGACCCCAACAATCAAGACTACTAGAGAAAAAATTAATGAACTATTTATGGAACATACCCTTAAGAGCGATAGTGGATACTTTGAAAACTTTAAGAAACTTTATAAAGGCATTAACGACGCCGAATATCTAGGTGATACCGTGGAACTAAGTATGCCCTTTATGTATTATAATAACTTTAATATTATTAGTGTTGATACTTGGAATAAGCCAGAGATACAAGATATTGTCAAGAAGATAGACGAACAGGGCTACATATATTACTGTAGGTGGGGAGACGCACCCCTACAGACCATCATCTTATCCTTATATGATAGCAGCAGGATAAGCAAAGTTAATTTTAAATATAGCAAGCGGCTACAGCGTGAAGCGTTTAAGGACGACAATGGAGCCTTACATTCTTTTATGCCTAACGATTATGAAAATAGTAGTTGTGTAGCGGAAGCAGCGGGAGCAGCGGGAGCGGCAAAGAATTCACAAAAATAATGGGAGAGACAAGAGAAGCACAGCGCAACACAGCGACCTAATCAATCTCTGCGATGTCGTCAGTAGAGGTGCTGTCGTTAGTGCTGCTATCTTTAACAACAACATCAGTCTCGTAGAAATAGTAGAATTGGCTCAGTTGTTTTAGCATAATGAATGAATATGATTAATGGGTGGTTCTATTTATGGATACATATCTTATTTTTATATATATTCTTTGGAAAAATGATATAGAAAATATTATATTAACATATATAAAATGGATTATAATATTGAAGAAATCAATAGAGACCCTAATGGGTTTATTAAGAAAAACAAGAAGACCGACATAATCGCCTTTCTTATCAAGGCAGATGAAGCATTCTTTAACGACGACGACGATTTAATAAACGACGACATCTATGATATTATTAAAGACCATATTAGGAAGAAGTATCCTAAGGACAAATATTTTAAACGAGTAGGAGCCGATGTGAAGAACAAGGTTGTTCTCCCGTATTATATGGGGTCGCAAAACAAGATTAAAGACAGTCAAGAGGAAATCACAAAGTATCAGGCAAAGTATAACGGCTCTTACAGGATTAGCGACAAGTTAGATGGTGTCAGTTGTATGCTCGTATATACGCCTGACAAGATTAAGATGTATACCCGTGGAAACGGCACAGAAGGACAGGACATCACGCATTTACTAGATTATATTAATGAGATACACGCGCCCTATAATGCGAGCGACATCCAAATATACGGGTTTGACAATAAGGAGATTGCGGTGCGTGGTGAATTAATCATCTCTAAGGATAACTGGGAGGCTCTAGGAGTTGCGGGAAAGCAAGGAGCCAACCCTCGCAATACTGTAGCAGGTGCTATAAATAGCGACATCCTCAACAAAGACATCCTGTCTAAGATAGATTTTGTAGCGTATGCTCTCGTATATCCTAAAATTGCTGACGGACAGCAGAAACTCGCGGAGATGGGCTTTAAGGTCGCTAATAGCATCGAGAAAGACACCTTGAACTTAGAAAGCCTCTCAAGTATTTTAGAAAAACGCCGTGCCGAAGGCGAGTATGTGATTGACGGTATCGTCATAGAGGATGTTAGCCAATATTACGAGATAGAGAAAGGCAAGAACCCAGAGCATTCGTTTGCTTTTAAATCCATACATACGCTAGAGCAGGTTGAGGTTATTGTTAGCAAGGTTGAATGGAATGTTTCTAAGGATTTGTATATGAAACCTATTGTTATGTTTAATGAAATAGATTTGGACGGCGTGAAGATTAAGCAGGCGACGGGGTTTAATGCGGCATATATAGCGAAGAATGTGGTAGGTCCGGGCTCTCGCATTATTATTATTCGCTCAGGTAATGTAATACCGCATATACACAGCGTTCTTACGCCGTCTGCTAACAAGAAGCCTAGTATTCAAGGTATTGAAGGCGTTGATTATAAATGGAATGATACGCATGTGGATATATTGATGATTGTTAAGGAAGGCGACAAGAACCGTGATTATGACATTAAAAATCTAATGTATTTTATGAAAACCGCTAGTATTGAGAATATGGGTCAAGGGAACATAACAAAGATATACGATGCGGGCTTTAGCGACATCAAGCAAATTGCTAACATCTCCAAAGAGGACTTGTTGAAGATTGACGGTTTTAAAGAGAAGACAGCAACCAATATCATCAACGCCTTAGCAGAAATAAAGAATATAGATTGTTTAATCTTAATGGATGCTTCTAATATGATGGGGCGTGGGTTCAGTTATAAGAAGATTAAGTTGATTACTGACAAGTTCCCGTATATTCTAGAGCACGATAAGAAGAGTAGGGAGATGACGGCGAGGCTAACTGCTAGTGATTTATTGGGTGTTGAAGGAATTGCCGAGATATCCGCCAAATTGTTCCTAGATAATCTGCCGAAGTTCTATGACTTCTATGACAATTTAGGGATTAAATGTAAGTCGCCGCAAAAAGCCGATAAGGGCTCCTCGACGCCGACGATGATTGACGCCAATATATTAGACAAGTCCTTTGTATTCACCGGATTTAGAGACAAGGCTATAGAGGCATATATTGTTAGGATGGGCGGCTCTATTAAAACCACTATTAGCAAAAATACCGATTACCTAGTGGTAGCCGACATAGATGACAATAGCAGCAAAGTTGAGAAGGCACGCAGCCTAGGTGTCCCTATAATACTTAGAGACAACAGCATATTTGAAAAGCACCTAATGCCTCCTAAGGATGCTATGTCGGCACCAAAGGAGCCTATAGCGGCTCCTAAGCAATCGCCTGTTAAGGAACCTATAGCGCCTGTTAAGAAACCAACAAAGCCTAAAGCACCTAAAGCACCTAAAGCACCTAAAGAACCAAAAGCACCTAAAGAACCTAAAGCACCTAAAGCACTTAAGGAACCAAAAGCATTAGCAGCTCCCGCTGCTGCCGCTGCTGCTTCGCATTCGCACATATTTAAAGAAATGCCTTCAGGCGCCGAAGACCGCTTCACTCTTATAACTTATGAAAATCATTTTAGACCTACAAAAAATAATGAAGCTGTTAAAGTTATATTCGCAGACTTAGACCATACGCTTATTACACCAAAAGGTAAGCATGTATTTCCTAAATCGTTAGATGACTGGAAGTGGAAGAATGACGCAGTTGTTCCTAAGTTGAAAGAGATGTATGATATGGGATATGAAATTGTCATAGTATCTAACCAGAAGAAGATGAAAGGCGACGAAGTTAGAGCGAAGGCTAAGATGATATGCGACGACTTGTCGCTACCCTTTGTGTTTATATCAGGACATAGCGATTTGTATTACCGCAAGCCTCAACTTGGGCTGTTGGAAGTATTGATAGAGTATATCTTTAAGGAGCGTAGCAACATAGACCCTTCAAGCATATTTTTAGGAGACAGCGCAGCGGACTTATATTTTGCTAGAAATACCAACATCCGCTTCGTCCATACTGATATGTTCTTCTTAGGCACGCAGCACAAGGAGTTCACAAAGATAGAAGCAAAGGCGCATCCTTTAACAGAGTGGGTATCTAAGTCGGCGTCGGCGGCACCGTCGCTATCGCTCCTACCAGCCCTTAAATCATCCTCTAAACACTTGGTTATAATGGTAGGTTCTCCGGCTAGCGGCAAGTCCTATTATTCACTAGAACTGGAGAAGAAAGGCTTTGTTCGTATCAATAAGGATACTATGAAAACCGACAAAGTAGCCGAGAAGGCATTTAACGCAGCATTTAAAGATGGGCGAAACATCGTAGTTGATAATACAAATCCTACTAAGGAGGCGCGGGCGAAATGGATAGCGGCTGCTAAGAAGGCGTCGTATTCCGTCACTATTGTATGGATGAACTTTCCTATGCCTGTTGTGGAGTTTCTAGATAATTATAGAATATACAAGAATAAAAATCAGGATACGCATGTGCCTGCTGTTGCTATGCGCGTATACTACAAGAAACTTGAAGCACCGACACAGGACGAATGCGATAACCTCGTGGAAGTTAAAACCATCAATAATACCGAGATGCTATCTGTGTGGTTATAGACTGTCTTTGTAATCTATATCCTTTTATTTTTAGAGATTATAAATATAAAAAATGATTATATAAGCCTTATTATTTTCTTATAACTATAATAAAATGGAGTTTTGCGAAATCTGCGACAATATGCTTTATGTTAAGTCTAATGACAAGAATATGCTAGTTAAGTATTGTAAGCACTGCACATTTGAAAAAGTAGAGACGGACGCTAAAAGCGCAATTAAGATATCTAAGACGATTTATAGTGAGGACGACCTGTTATATAATCAGCATGTAAATAAGTATTTGCGCTTTGACCCTACTTTGCGTCGCATTAATGACCCGCATATCTCTTGTGGTAATGCTAAGTGTGTTGAAGAGAACGCCAATAAGCAAATCATATATATTAAATACGATTCTAAAAATATGAAGTATCTCTATGTATGCGACAATTGCGGGAAGACTTGGAAACAGGATAGGCAAAACTAGGACTGACTAGGATATAAAAATAAAAAATGATACAATAATAGGTATTATAATAGGTATAAAAAAGCACTAATGACACTTATATATAAGACGGCAAATATTGAAGATGTTAGTAAGATTAACGACTTGTTAAATAAGAAAGATGATAAGATATCCAAGCCTATTATGACTATCTATGAGTTTGACAAGATTATGGGAATGCGAACCCAGCAGTTGGCGTCGGGGGCAATCCCCTTTGTAAATACTGGTGCTGGTAAAATAGTTGTTAATAGTAATATGGAACTACGCAACATAGCTTTACAGGAACTGGAAGAAGGACGGTTGCCCTATATTATTGAAAGAGTATTATCTAATAAGAAGAAAGAGTATTATCGCATTTGCGATTTAAACCTCGTTGCTATCCGTGATAGGATGCGTAAGTAAGAGGCGTAGAGGTTGAGCGATAGCGTGCGATAGCGTGCGACTACTAGGTATATGATATTTATTTTTATAATATTAGAAACTTTTAACTATTTCTAAAAACTTTTACAATTTTATATTTTTCTAACTTATCTAAGTCTATCTAGCATTTGCTAAAAATATCTAGGTAATATTCTTTTTATCCTTTATGAAAAAAGTAGTGGTTATAAACTATTACTTAACTTTCTAATTTATATTATAGATATATTTTAGGATGGATAAAGTTTTTAAAGTATCAGGAAGAGAAGATGTCCTAGGGCGACTAAGAAATATCTATGTTAAAATAACAAAAAAAGCAGGCGTGGCTCAACAAGGTAAAACCAAGTATATCAAATGTAAGGGCGAGTTTATAAGATTAACCACTTATATAAAGGAGAAAGCGAAGCCGCCTGCTAAGCCTGTTAAAGCAGTCGCTAACGCTGTCGGAAAAACAGTTAAAATCTCCAAGCGAGTAAGTATCATAGCTAACATCAGCGAGATAAAGGATATAAGAACAAGAAAACTTTTAGAGAAAACATTCAAGAAGAACGCTAAGTTATATTTTATAAAAGATAACAAGAGATGGAAGGGCGGCTGTAGCGGCTTGAAAGGCGGTGTATTTACTGGAGATATTACAGAGGATGTATCAAAGAACAGAGCGATAGAAACAGACAAAACAGATTTAATTAATACTTTAAAAGATAGCAGCAAAATTACAATACGAAAGATATGTAATCTAGAGTATAGATTTAATATAGATGATAATGAATATATTATAAGACCATATATAAAATTAAATAATAACAAGATTATTATAGAGTTATACCTTTCTAAAAACAATTTAACACATACAACAACAAGTAGAAGCGAAGAGAGGGTTTGGATTTCGCTTCCAATACATATATCTCTGTTTTTTGATATAAATACTACAGGGAGGCACTCCTTTATTCATATAACAGGTGAAATGCCGCAACTACAAAAATACCATATATCAGCGGCGACAAATTTAACTGTAAATCGCGAAAAAAAAACACATACTTATTTAATGGCTGACAATATTAGTGAATTGCTAGATATACTTAAAACACACGGCGAAAATATATTTCAAGATTGGGTAGCAACAAACCCAGATAAATATATAGATGTCGATGAGTATTATAATATAGTCAATTACAATTGGGTGAAAATAGATAGGACTTATTCAGGGCACAACATAAAGGCGTTAGATATACTTAAGTGTATTTATAAATTAGACAAGATATTCTTACATATATTCACGATAATAAATCAAGGGATAGGACTTTTGCCGCCTATTGGCTCGTATGCACTCCTACAACAGTCGTCATCTATCTCAGTATCAGCAATAAACAACCTCCTTCCTAATGCCGATAAAAACTACATAATAGGGTCTAAAGTCCGTGGAACAACAGGCACATCGGGCGCCTTGCGAACATCAGGGCATATAAGCCCTGTTCTTCATCCTGCTAGCTATCATCGTCCTTCAAGTCGTCCTCATTCTGCTAGCGCTGTTCTTTACCCCGCTAGAAGTCCTCATACAGATACGGCTCGTTATGCTACAAGAGATAGAAGCAGAAGCCGTAGCAGAGAAAGAGGAGATAGGTTTGATAGATTAGATAGGTTTGACGGACGCCGTGCGAGCCCACCTCGTCTACCTCGTCCTGTTTCTAGAGACAGAGACAGACACCACATAAGCCCGTCTCATCTGCCTCGTCCTGTTTTTAGAGATAGGAGCCGTAGCAGAGATAGAGGAGTGAGAAGATAGCTGTAATTATAATATACGCATATTATAATGTTAATAAAAAAAATATTAATATTATTCATATCATACTACCTATCTAACCACTTCGTGATAGACAGGATACATTATGATATTGAATATTTCCCTATAGAGAATTTTAAACAGGAGCGTTATAGATGTATAAGATACATAAATAACAACATATTCTCCAATTTTCTAGCCGGTGCCGATAATAATAAGATTATTAAATATATCAAGACATACCCTAATGCTAAATGTATAAAATATAAAAAAGATTATATTGAATACATAATAAATAAAAACAAGATAATAATATATAACACGATAATACACACAACATTTTATATAATTTTAATGATTTTTTAGGGATTGCTGGATGTATCCTATACAGAATACTGATATCATAAGGACTATCATAGAATATTATAAGATGATTGCTGGATGTATCCTATACAGAATACTGATATCGTGAAGACTATCATAGAATATGATTAGGAGATTGCTGGATGTATCCTATACAGAATACTGATATCATAAGGACTATCATAGAATATGATTAGGGGATTGCTGGATGTATCCTATACAGAATACTGATATCGTGAAGACTATCATAGAATATTATAAGAGGATTGCTGGATGTATCCTATACAGAATACTGATATCATAAGGACTATCATAGAATATTATAAGATGATTGCTGGATGTATCCTATACAGAATACTGATATCATTTGATTACATATTATATATATTACTTAATGCTTATATGTTTGTATAGGATATAAGAAGGTATCAATTTTTAGTTTTTTGATACCAGCCTCCTGATATTTTTAAGGGCATTATTGTAAATAACATCAATAGTCTTGCCCTCATTAAAAATTGGCTCATTAACAATTTTAAAATATTCTTCATCGCTCATATTCACCATCATATCAATAACTCTATTAACGGAAGCATCGCTGCTGCTATCTTCTAGAGTTATAAAGCGTCTGCTATTAAAATGCTCGCCAATATGTTGCGAACCCCAATAGATAGGGATAACACCAGCACGAAATCCATTAATCAGTTTCTCAGTAATATAATGTCCTATCTTTTTGTTCTCCATAGTTATAACAAACTTGCTGTTTTTATAAAAGGCTGCTAGGGTGTCTGATGCAAAATGCCCTTGAACTTTGCCGCCAATATTGTTTTTATAAGTGCCGCCATATATTACAGGCATCCTCTTCTCTAATTTATCTAAGAAACTGGTGCGTTCATTCAGCGTCCCGTTAGATATCACGGCAGTCGTATAGTTATTTGCGATGGTTTTAGCGGGCTCAAAAGACAACTCAGGAAACGACTTGAGATATACAATATAAAATGGAAACTCCACATAATTGCCCTCCGTCCTATTGAACCCTAGAACACAAGTATATAAGGACAGCGTATCTAGCATACACTTAGCGTAATATGATTCGCCCGTAAATAAAAACGACTGACGCCAAGGTTTGTAGTTAATAAATGTGGTATTTGTGAATATGGACTCCATTAATATATCAGCATCGTCCATATTAAAAGAGATGCTGACTTCTTCGCTGCTATAAACATCTCCTAATAGACGCAAGAAAAACTCAACATTTATGGGGTCGGTCTTGTCAAAGAAGCCATCCCAGAACCCGTTAAAATATACTTTCATATTGCTTAATTTTATAAATAAATATGTATATCCTTTAAGTATTAGGAGTATATCTTCTTAATCAACTTAACAACCCTTGCTCTCTTCTTAGCGCTAATTTTTTCCCAATCTTTTAAAGATATATTCTTGAAGACTACTTTAATATTTAAATTACCACCTAGCAACCCTTTATTTTTTATGGAGATATCCTTTGTGCTAAATGGCTCTATAACAATATCTAGCAAGGTATCATCAACATACTTGATATGTTTAACACCTCCAATCAAATACTCTAATATGTTAATACTTATTATCGTATGTAAGTCTATCTCATTATTTATACCAGTTATACTATGGGTATATTTAATGTCGCAGCCATCGCAGCCATCGCAGCCATCACAGCCATCACAGCTTTCGTAGCCATCGCAGCATCCACATCTGTCTTCTATAGACATATTAATAATGATTTCGTGTTCTATGCTGTCATCGTCTATATATTGCCTAGTTAAGCGAGGGTAATCCTTCTTACAGTTCAAGGATATATAGACAGGCTCTTTAACACCTTTTAGTAATATGCGTAGTTTTCTTTTATTAACCGAGCACAAATCATAATAGGTTATAGGCAGATTAATATTGTGGCTTACTATTTTCGTGGATGGATTGTAGTAGTCCTTCGTATCCTTACTGAACTTATTTGGAAAGCCTCTGTTAAAAAAATAACTGGCGACATCTATGAAGGTGTTCTTTATCATCTCTTTATCTTTAAAAATACCGTCATAGGTATTCTTCCAAAAGTTTAAGTCAAAACTGTTGTATATCTCGTAGTCATCCGCCAGATTATCAAAGTTATAATCGGTGCCTCCATATTTTAACTTACCATAATTGTCAAAATCCTCAATCGCCTTCTTGTATCCTATGCTAGCCTTTTTAAATCGCTCAATCCTTACAGCCCGCTCGTCCTCATCAGTAATATTCGTCAATTTGTCGGGATGACATTCTAACGCTATCTTCTTGTAAATATTCTTAATCTCTTCTCTAGTGTATTTGTCAATATTATCAATATTCAAATTAAGAGCCTCTATATACATTCATATAAATTACATATAATACAATAAATACATAATCTTTATATTCTATATATCATACCATATAGAATACATTATAAAGAAAACATAATATATATAATTACCTAATTATTCATTATGATTAAGACGACTTGGGATAAATTAGAAGAGGTATTTCCTGATATTGTAAAGGGCAACGATAAATACCGGCTAATATTAGAGAACATCTTGCTATCATCTAATAACAAATTATTATATACGCCTATCGGCTTCCCTATAGATACATTTTTAAATCTGCTTTTAATGAGGCTCTGTGATATTCAAGCACCTTTTAATAAGACGGCGCATATATGGGAGAAGACTATAAGTTATGTTGAAAACCAATATTATATAGAAATTGACCTGATGAACCCCGACAATATGAAGAATATAGAGAAGATAACCTCGTTTCTGCTACATATTATAAGTTCTAAAAATGTGAAGATGAAAAAGCACCTAATAGTAATAAAGCATATAGACCTGCTCTCTTTGTTATACTGCGACTTCCGGATAATCTTAGAGAAATACTCGCATAATGTGGTATTTGTTTGTATCACTCATTTTATCACTAGGATTGAAGCTCCCATCAAGAGCCGCTTTAGCAGATTTAGAATACCTCTATTCACCTTTAACGAGATATGCGATATATTCACAAATAACCTAGATATATCTATAAACGACTACCTATTAGAGACGAAGACACGAAACATCATTAAAGCAATCTTCATAGCGGAGTTAGAGAGACAGCCTGTCTGTGCCGAAATATTGACAAAGGAGTTTGTAGAACTTAATTATCCGCCATTTGTGGAGTTTATTAGAACCTATAATAAAAACAAAAATAACTTAGAAGAAATACGAGGGCTGTCCTATAAATGCTGTCAATATAACATATCAATACAGCAAATTACTCAGGACTTCGTCAGGCTCGTTGATTACGATAACTGCTATTCAAATATACGAACAGCTACGCCTAAAAATGATTTAAAATGCGAAATAATTAAAATAGGCACCGAAATTGACTACTTGCTATCGCAAACAAACAAATGTAAGGAGCCTCTTTATATAGAGAATATGCTTTGTCAATTGCTGCTCTAGTTGGCATTAGCTCTCCTTAGTCGACAGGCTCATCGCATACGCTGTTAATATTGTTTTTATTAACGCCATACATAGATACATATTTGTCATTTATTACGATATTCTCTTTAATAAAATTGAAGTTATTATAGATAATGTTAGAGGCAATAAAGGTATCGCATTCGTATTTTTTGTCATATATAATAGACCAGTAGATGGCTTTAATGTATTTAATATAATTCTCTAAAAATGTGTTGTATATCTGGGCTCCGCCAATAACAAAGCAGTTCTCTATAATATCCTCGCTATCCACATATATTAAAGCGTCATCTATAGTCCTGAAAACACGAACAGAGGGCATATCTGCTATCTCCGCATTAATCTTGTCGTAATCACGCGCAGATATGATGATGTTTATCCTGTCTTTTAGCGGGGACGGAGCATTAGGCAGCGAATACCAAGTATTTTTTCCCATTATGACGCAGTTCTTGGTATTCGCTCGCTGACAACTTAAAGTGATATGTCTAAAGAACTTTAATTCTTCGGGGATATTCCAGCACAACTTATTGCCATATCCTATGCCATATTCTAAACTAGATGCTACAATAATACTGAGATTTTTATTCATAGTCCGGTATCCGGCGAAGCCTAATATATATTAGCGCGTTATCTATTTATATAAACTCGCTAAGAAAGGATATAAGCGGACGGCTTGGCTTACATACCCTTATAAGTCTCGTTCATTATGTTATAGACACGGTTCTTATATGCTTCTATTGTTTCGTCTTCGGCGTATTCTACCATATCACATACTTTTATCTTGATGTTATAGTCTTTTACTAAGAATAACTTGAGACAAGAATGAAGCATCGATTCGTGATTATCGTGATTATAGTTTAGCGATTCGTCTTCGTATTTAACCACTATAGGCAGTATAGGATACTTATGGACGAACGCCCCGTTGCTAGTGAATTCTGTGATACTACCTGGTATCGCGGAGGTATTCCCTGAACCCGGAGCAATAAACAGCACTTTGTCGCCAGATTTGCGGCTATCCACGCGCTCCTTTATTTTATTGCTCGTATGTCCTTTCTCTACAAATATATTTCCTAGCAAATCGTTAATCTGGTCGGTATATCCTATTGTTGTGTATATTATAACCTTGAGTATTAGATATGAAGAGCGAGGGAATGCGCTAATTAACACGAAACCGTCTATAAGCGTTGTGTGATTGAAGGTACATATGAACTTCTTGTCGCTATACAAATGCTCCATATATTTTACCAAGTCCTCCTTAGATATATTAATGTTAAAAGATAGAATATACATAAACATTTTGGCGAACCACCAGATACCGCATATGATGTTGCTTTCATTTGTTAAGGGCTGTAGTATATGTATTGATAAAATCATCAGCGCCATAAATAATATAAATCTAAAAGGCATCGTAATATAGTTAAGGAATGTTAATAATATAGAAAGCATCCTAACTTCGTATAATTTTGCTCGTATAACTTATTATATCCTAATAATATTTAGAAGTTCATATAATCGCGCGCAGACAGGCAAGCACGCAAGGCGAGACGCCTAATATATAAAGAATATTCGTTGTATATGATGTAATAAAATATGAGTATGACAAATGACATCCCTATTGTCATCATCTGTTATAATAATTATAGATATGTTGAGAATACGCTTTCGCAGATTTTAAGAATTAACAAAAAGTATTACAATAATATAATAATATTGAATAACGCTAGCACCTGCGATGATACTATTAGATACCTAAAAGGGTTAAGAGGCAGCGGCGGCAGCAGCGGCGGCAGCGCCAGCGGAGCAAGCATTAGCATCATAAACAATATAGGGAACTTCGGTCCGTGGATAGCCGCTGATAATAACAACCACATATATAATATATTACCAGACAAGTTTGTATTAACAGACCCTGATTTAAAACTGAATAAAAATATACCTAGTAATTTTATAGATATACTAGCGACCCTATCAGACAAATACAAGACGGCTAAGATAGGGCTTGCGCTAGATATAACAGACCACGACCAATTCTATCCAACCACCGAATATATGGCTAATCAATCCATCTGCGATTGGGAAAAACAGTTTTGGAAAAAAAAGATAGATGACCCTTATTACGAGTTGTATGAAGCCGACATAGATACCACATTCTGTTTAATCAATAAACGCAATTCGTTGACAGGTATTAAAATAAGGGTCGCTGGCGACTTCACAGCTAGACATATCCCTTGGTATATTGATAATGAAATTTATAATATGTATGATAATTATGTTGCGTGTATTAATACCACGCATATCTCCACAATTGCTAGAATAGTCAAACCCTATGTTGAAAAGAATTATTTGTTAATCCATAAAAAAGGCGAGCTATTCTTAATAAAAAAAGATATTACAGATAGCATAGCCTTGTCATTCTGGAGGGATATTTATAGCGGCTGGGAGAATGAAATGTTCGAGGTCTTTGACAAGTATCTAACAAAAGACAAAGTATTCATAGATATAGGAAGGTGGATTACGCCAACCTCCTTATATGCCTCTAGAAAATCTAAGTGGGTATATGGGATTGAATATGGAGACGCTAGCTGTAGAGAAGCAGATGCCTCTATTATGAAAGATAATTGCTCTAATTATACTCTCATACCGTCGCTGTCATCGCATTTGCTGCTAGAGACATTAGAAACAATATTAAAAGACGGTTCGCCTGTCTCGCCTGCTTCACTAATTAAAGTAGATATTGAAGGCAAAGAAGAAGATATACTGAGCGAACTATATGACATACATATTAAATACGGAGCTACGCTATTTATAAATTTTAATTATAATAAATGGAATGACAAGAATATAGACAGGTTTTCGTTTTTATCACTACGAGCCACAGAAATTATAAGGACATACGCTTCGTGTTATATATTATTCTAAATTCTAAATATTGAAACTTTCGCCACAACCACAAAAACCCTTAGCGTTTGGATTTATAAAGGTAAATTCGCTAGTTAGTTCAGTATCTTTCCAATCCATTACTGAGCCAACAATCGCAAATACCGCATTAGGGTCAATATATATATTTATTTTATCGGCAATTGCTATAACATCATCTTTAGAAACTGATTTTCGACCTGCCTCATTATCTTTAACATAATTCATTATATAGTTCATACCATTACAGCCTCGCTTCGCAATACTAATTCGTATTCCTATAGGATATGGTGGTTGTAATAAAGAGAACATACTGATAATTCGTGAGGTCGCTGTATGTGAAACGGTTAAGACTGTTTTTATCGCTCGTGGTTTCCGTAATATTGTAATATTTCTTAACATTATATACCCTATTTCTATATCTTATAATAATATTTATCATCATAATATAATATATATTATATATTATATACTATAGTATAGCATAGCATATAGCATAGGATGAACTGGATATACTTATCAATATTACATAGTATCATAGTAGCCATCCTTATATTGTATATCAAGTATGATAACACACCTTATATCATATTCCCTCTAGTTATAAATATCATAGTAGGCGCATTAAGTCTCGCATATTTTATATTGTATTACAAGGAGCACTTTACAAATGAATTTGTGAAACCCAAGTATTACATATATGCGCTATTTGTTCTATTTGTCTCTATACTTGCTTTCTATATCATAAAGGTCTGTCCTAATCCAGCGTATTTTAGGGTATTTGCTACACTTGAAATAATACTGCTGCTGATATTCACTATATATCTAAAAAACAACTTTAATATAACCATCCAGACGATTATTGGTGTTTTCTTAGGCTGTCTAGCGATTATACTGATATCTCTAGATGATAGCAATAAATAGCAATCTTAGCATATAGCAATATTAACCATATAGCAATCTTAGCAGATAGCATATAAAGGATATTTATAATTACTTTATTAAATGACATCATTCTTAGGGGACTGGTTTGGCAACAAAGATGAATTAACAAAAATAAAGGACGCCTATAATAATGCTGCGCCATTTCCTTTTGTCGTTATCCCTAACTTCTTTAAACAGGATGTTGCGGAGCAAATATATGGCTGCTTTCCTAAAGCAGAAGGCACAGACGCTAGTCAGTTTATTAAGGACGGTTGGTGCGTTTATGACAACCCTATAGAAGGCAAACTAGCGATGAATAATTTTGACGAGATACATAAACACGGGGTTATTTTAAAGGACATTTGGGATGTTCTAGAAAGCGACGAACTGGTTAATACCATATGTAATATAACTGGTATAGAAAATCTGGAGAAAGACCCTCATAGGCACGGTGCCGGATTACACAGCCACCCTCCAAAAGGCAGATTAGATATGCACCTTGATTATTCTATACATCCTATAACAGGCAAGGAGAGAAGGGTAAATTTATTGATTTATATGAATAAAGATTGGCGGGACGACTGGAACGGAAAGTTAGAATTGTGGGAGGGCAACAAAAAAACTATGACGAATGTTAGTGCGGCACAAAGCATATCGCCTGTTTTTAATAATGCCGTTTTATTTAGGACTAGCGATATCAGTTGGCATGGGATGCCCGAACCTGTTAAATGTCCCGAAGGCGAATGTCGCAAAAGTATCGCCATATACTATGTTGCTGAACGCCGCGAAGATGCCTTTATTCGCAAAAAAGCACTATTTCAAGCAAGACCTACCGACGCTATAAGAGCAGACCCTGCTAAGATTGAAGCATACGATAAACTGTGTAATATACGAGTTGAACGCATATTGACTAGCACGGATATTGAAGAATTGGCTCCTGAGTGGAAACCTAGATGGACGGCTTAAGCCCTTAACATATTATTCTTTTTCTTTTTATTATTATAATAATCCTATTATTAGTATCTAGTAAATAATGTGGATACCATTATCCATATTTCGTAGTTTCATTATAGCCCTAATGATACTGTATTTGCGCTATGACAATACCCCGCAGATTATGTTCCCTCTTATTATCAATACAATCGTCGGTGTACTAAGTCTCGCATATTTCACAGCGTATTACAAGGAGCATTTTGCTAGCAAGTTTAGCAACCCTAAATATTATGTATATGCGGTCGTCTCTTTATTCGTCCATATCCTAGGCTACCACATAATAAAGACTTGTCCTAACCCAGCGTATTTTAGGGTATTCATAGTCCTACAGATTATATTATTATATGTTGCTACTCTCTATATTACCAAGGATTACGAAGTATCCGCACAATCTATGACAGGGATTATATGCGGATGTCTGGCGATTATACTGATATCTCTAGATAAAAATAATAAATAAAAAAAATGATTATACATATAAAATATATACGCTACTATTATATATTGATGAATAATGTTTGTGATGACAGTATTGTATATTCAAAAAAGACGGTTCCTGAATTGAAAGAGTTATGTAAAGAACGCAACCTAAAAGGCTTAAGCAAGAAGACGAAGGCAGGTTTAATTGAATTACTTAGACAATCAAATAATACTATGAATATTGTTAGTATTCCAGAGCAGCAGCAAAGCGGCTTACGCAACGATATAATAGAAGGAGACGCAATTCAAATATTACCGACGCTTGAAACAGAAACAGCACAGATTATTATAGCAGACCCGCCTTATAATATAGGTAAGGATTTTGGTAATGATAGCGATAAGCAGCCGATGGACGAGTATTTGCTATGGTGCGAAGAGTGGATAAAGGAATGCTTGCGAATTCTTAAACCTAACGGAACTATGTTTATCTTCGGGTTTAGCGAGAACCTCGCTCTAATACTTTCTAAAGTGCCTTATAATATCAATCGCCGCTGGATTATCTGGAATTATACAAACAAGAATACGCCGCACCTTAATTTCTGGCAACGCTCGCACGAGAGTATTCTTGTATTATGGAAAAAAGACAAGGTATTTCACAGGGACGACATAAGAGAAGCATATACCGAAGGGTTTCTTAATGGGGCTGCCGGTAAAGAGCGAAAGGCGACAATTGGTCGCTATTCAAAAGGCGATAAAACCACGACATATATAGCACACGAAAAAGGTGCGTTGCCTAGAGATGTAATAAAAATACCTGCTCTTGCTGGTGGTGCTGGTATGAAAGAGAGAGTTAATCATCCTACCCAGAAACCTTTGGCGTTGTGTGATAAACTTATTAAGTCGTGTAAGCAAACCGCAAGCGACGGATATGTGCTAGTTCCTTTCGCCGGTTCCGGAAGTGAATGTTTAGCGGCAAAAAACAATAACCTACCATTCGTAGGTATTGAATTGAATGCTGAATACATTAAAATAATTAACGAGAGGTTAAATGATAATACTGGATTGTAAGAGATATCTACGATAAATTCTGGTCGCCGCTCCCATTAGGGTCTCTCACGCCGCTACGCTCATATAGTTCAATATAGTTATATTTCCTACCACGATTTACAACACACGACCCTACTATATATTTTTTCATATCTTCAGTAATATTTAGATGCACCCATAATTGCGAAGACATACTGAATGTTATATCCATATATGAGCCGTCAATCTGGTTTGTTTTCCAACCACTAATAGCATTTTTGTTTTTACCTATCTTACCCATTTTCTGCGACCACTCATAAGACGCCGGATTTAATGCGAGATAATCACTAGGAATAAGAAACCATTCATATTCTATTTTGTCCTTTATATCGTTTCTTACAATTATAGAATAGAATGCGAAGTTCTTGCGTTTATTTATTTCTTCAATAATATTCTCAATATTACCGGCATCTTTCTCGCTACAAACCGTAGTAAGCCTGTATGAACTAATTTTAATCACACCTTTATTTTTCTCAAATTGTGTAGATTTATTAGAGAAACTACCTAGAGAGCAATTCAAATCAGCACCTGACTTATGAGAACCGTCGCTTTGCGAACTAACCGAGCATCCCGAAGCGTTAAGAATAATAGCGTTTATATTTTCCCAAGGTGCCTCCTTGATAGGGTCGTCGTTTATAAGATGATATCCTTTAACACATTTGGCGAAATTTGTCGCAAGTTTTGCAAGCATAGAAGCGTCCATTATAGAAGCCATCCTTAAATATAAAAGAGATACAAAACAAACTCAATTTTTATGCTAAATGTAATATAATAGAACACATCTTTCTAGATATGATTTTTATACATCAGCGTAGAATACTTAGGGATGTCAAAGTTATAATATTCTTTTTTTGCGTATTTGCGGTCTTTTATCCATATCCTTACAATATAATAGAACTTCTTAGGGCTTATTGATATGCCGTTAATATTATAGATGATGTTTTCGTCGTTATTGTTCGCAAAGTTCTCGCCTATAATATTGGCGCATAAAGCAAAAAACTTATTGTCAAGCTCCTCAGCCATAACTTTAAATGAGAAGCAGCCACCCTTAATATTCAGTTCATCCTCGTAGCGAGGCATAATGTCAGAGCGCATCATAAAAAACATTCCTTTCTTAAACAGTTCCTTAAATGCCTTATAATAATGTATATAATCATCAACGCCAGAGATTACCCCAAGCATCTTATAACTCTTGTCGTCCCAATTATTGTCGTAGGGGTCGTGAAAATACATATTCCACGAATCGTTAAGGAACACTTTGTCGGCGCTAGCCTTACTTAGTCCATTATTCATATCATTATTCATATCTCATTTATATAAAATATATATAATATTCTTTATATAAAAAGATATGAGTATATTCATATAATATTCTATGTCAATACTCATAACAGGAGGATGTGGATTTATTGGTTCCAATTATATTAATGCTCTGCTAAAAACAGGGCTATTTGCTAATAAGAGGTATGACTTTATTATAAATATAGACAAGTTGGATTATTGCTCCGCTGAAAATAATGTTGTTAGCAAAGAAAGCGAAGAGAACTACGCTAAATATCGGTTTATTAAAGGTAGCATTTGCGACAAGGACTTATTGATAGCCATCTTTAATGAATACAATATAGAATATGTGGTTCATTTTGCGGCACAAACGCATGTGGATAACTCGTTTGACAATTCCATCAATTATACGATTGACAATATCTTAGGGACGCATCAACTCATAGAGTGCTGCCGGTTATACAGCAAAGGAGGCATTAAGAGATTTATCCATATGTCAACCGACGAAGTATATGGCGAACTCTCTATCAATTGTAAGGATAGTGCCGAGAACTCCCTACTAAATCCCACAAATCCCTATGCTGCTACTAAAGCAGGTGCTGAATTTATTGTCCGTTCATACTACTATTCCTATAACATCCCTATAGTAATTATAAGATGTAATAATGTATATGGCGCTAGGCAATATCCTGAGAAGATAATTCCTAAGTTTATTATGCTACTTAAAGAAAATAAGAAACTAACTATCCACGGCACGGGATTAACGAGGCGCAACTTCATATATATTGACGATGTTTGCGCCGCCATCAACATAATAGTTGCGAATGGCGCTGTTAATAATATATATAACATCGGCTCAGCCGACGAATATAATGTCCTTGAAATTGCGTCATTCTTATTAAATCATATTAAAGGCAGCGACGAGAAGATTGAGGATTGGATTGAATATACGAAGGACAGGAACTTCAACGACTTTAGATATGCGATTGATACCACAAAGTTAAACAATATGGGCTGGAATAAATCTGTAAATTTTCACGACGGACTATCTAGGACTATTGAATGGTATATGAAAGATGATAATAATAATAATAATAAAAATTGATATAATCTTATATTATCTAGAACAATAGAAGATAAATTACGATGCTTGTTGCTGCCGCTACCGACAATACAGACTATGATGATTACGAACCGCAATTTGACGATACAGATTATACATATACCTATACATATACCTACACATATACCTACACATATACCTACTAATACAAAAAATGATATAACTAAAACTCTATAATAATATAGTATTAGTCATTAAAAATGCAAGGTATCATCAGTTTCTCTGACAGGGTTGCCTTTAATATTAAGTGCAACGACCACAAGGATATTATATTAGACCAAATGAAGGCACTTTATGATATTAAAATTCTACAAAGGCATCATCACAATCTGGATAATAACAACATTAATTTTATATTATCTAATCACCTAATGAACCTGCGTTCTAATGGTAATAGATACTATCTCTATTTTACGCTTTATAACAATATTGAAACTATGTATTTTATAGATAAGAAGATACACCCTGGATACCAGCGACCACGAATAATATTCGGGAGGGGATTATTTGACAAGAAACTGTTTAAAAATACTTTGCTGGATGGCGAAATGGTTAAATGTAAAGATAATACTTGGACTTTCTTGATAAACGACATAGTCTGCTACGAAGGCACCTATTTAAATAAAAAGATGCTACCTGAGAGACTAAAGATTATCTATAATATGCTGGAGACCCAATATACGCCAGACGAAACCATAGATGTCTGTAATTACAAGGTGAAGCGATACTTTCATATGTATAAGGAGGCTATTGAAACCATTATGGATTTGTCTAGCAACCTCAACTATACTTGTAGAGGCATCTATATCTGTCCCTATGACATTAAATATAAACCTAAACTATATAACTTTGACGAAAGTTCGGTTATTAATGTTGTGCGAAAAACCAAGGATATTACTGAGTTTAATACCGGCACCGGTGGAGGCAGCGGCAGCGGCGTTGCGACGCCTATAATAGAGCACATAACACCAACACAGGCTTCGCATCAAGCTTCGCATCAGGCTTCGCATCAGGCTTCGCATCAGGCTTCGCATCAAGCTTCGCATCAGGCTTCGCATCAGGCTATAACAGAAGAAAAGATACTATATATTGTTAAAACAAATGAGCCAGACATCTATAATGTTTATGATAATGAAGATGTCCTCAATAAACCAAGCATCGGGATTGCTCTAGTCCAAACACTAAGCGACAGCAAGTTATTAAGGAATTCATTTCGTGATAAGAATGCTATAACCAATATTAAATTTGCGTGCGTATATGTTGATAAGTTTAAGAAATGGCGTGCTGTGCGTCAGGTCTAAGCGAATGCCCTTATATATATCTATTATTATCTTGTAATTCTTTTTATATTCTATCATATAATATATAGAAATGGATAAAACTCTTAGGGACTATTTGCGTAGCACGAAAGACGACTGGAATTACATAACGCCTATAGACTTTTATAATAAATATTATGCTAACCCAAAAGCATATAAGGACATCTATTTAATAGACTTGCGTAGCAAAGCTGAGTATAACAGAGGGCATATAAAAGGTGCTAAAAATATCTACTGGCTAAATATTCTAGATGAAAAAAACTTAAAGCGATTACCTAAGAATAAACTGATATTTTTAATTTGTTATGTAGGTCATACGAGCAGTCAAGTATTAACTTTGCTAAAACTGCTGGGATATAATGTGGTATCTATAAAGTATGGATATGGTATATCACCGACAAAATATATACCGGTTGCTGGTTGGCTAGATTATGGGCTGCCTGTAGCGACAGCTAAATAATATTTAACGCCGCTAAATAATATTTAATACCTTTTTAACTTCATCATCACTAAGTTTTGTTTTACCTTCGTATCTGTAGGCTAACTTCTCTTCTAGCAATATTGAAGAGACACTTTGGGTGCTCGCTTTATCCTTGTAGATGTTTGCTAAAATCCTACCATACTTATCCTTATTACCGCATTCAACCCATACTAGATATACCTCAGTATCTAATAATTTCTTAATATCCTTCTTAGTGTCTAGCTTGGTATAAACCTTTGTATATGGGGTATTATTTGTCAGCAGTTCAAAGAGCCGGTCTCTAGCCTTAATTGCGTATTCTTGTAATACTATATCTTTGCTCCTTATCTCGCAAGTATCAATACCATCTAATCTTATAGTAAATTTATAGTAGGAACCAAAAACAGGCAGAATAACCTTGATACTGTCTCCATCATAAATATCTACAAGCCGTCCATAACTTTTAACGCCAGTTATAGATAGTTCTGGAGTTGAACCTCCAAATTGTCTAAAATCTTCAATACTCATATTACTTAATACTCTATAATCATTATAGTAAGTGTTTTAAATCAATTTTTTAAATTATAATAAAAATAATAGCCGCTAGCCTAGTCTAGCCTCTGTCAAGTCAAGCCTCCTACTTCATAATAGCACTTAATGGTGCTCCGCATTTATAATTAGACAGTTCAAAGTCTTCATAAACGAGACATTCAATCCACTTCAATTTATCTTCAATAGATGCCTTGGCTAATGGAGCAGCCTTTTTAATAATTACTTTAGGGAAATCATATATGCCGCTGCTCCCATTAGGGTCGCTACTCCCATTAGGGTCGCTACTGCCGCTGCCTTCGCCTCTAGCTATCTGCTTATTAACCTGTGGTATATGCTCCTCGTATATGTGAGCGTCGCAAATAGACAGCGATATTTCGCTAGCAGGTATATGTAAGATATGAGCCAGTATCTGTGTTAATAGGGCGGTGCTTGCTATATTAAAAGGCAATCCTAGAAAAAGGTCTGAGCTCCTTAGTGTCATATGACAAGATAGCCCCTTAGAGCTCCTATTAAATATATATAATATATGACAAGGAGGCAAAGCCATCTTCTTAAGGTCTGTAGGGTTCCACCCTGACAATACTGCCCGTCTGCTATTATTATCTTTAGACAATTCTTCTATCACATATTTAATCTGGTCAGCCCCATTAGGGTCTGTCCCATCGCTATTGCTGCGATTGCTGCGATTGCTGCGATTGCTTGCTTCTGGATATATATAATTTATTAAACTGTCGCTGCTATTGCTAGTATTGCTGCTAGTATTGCTGCTGTCGCTGCTGTCGCTAGTATCTGTAATATCATTATAGATGTCTTCATCGCTGTTAGAACCTACCGTATATCTTTCGGTCTCGTATGCTTTGCCGAATTTTCTCCACTGCCACCCATAAACTGGACCAAGTTCTCCTTCAGGATAGTTAAGCCCTATGCTATCCAAGTATTGCCTAGAAGAGTTGCCGTCCCAAATATGTATGTTTTTTTGCTTTAATTCGTTAGCATTTGTTGAACCTCTTAAAAACCATAGAAGTTCTTCAACAATACCACGAAAGAACATTCGCTTTGTGGTTATTAGCGGAAATGACGAAGATATATTTTTAAAATTTGTCATACATCCAAATATAGAAATGACATTACCATTTCGTGTAGCCTTTATCTCTCCGTTATCTAGCGCCTCCTTCAATAAATTAAGATATCCATTTTCACCAAAAAAATACATTTAGAATGCTTCGCCGCTTTACTTGCCTTGCTGCTTTATAATATAATACTATATTTATATAAAAAAAAGACATATACATCGTTCTTACAAACATATACAATCATTATGTATATTATCGCTACAAAGTTTCGAGCATAGCTGCGATAGCGACGGGACACTAGATTTAACAACTACCAGAGCACTAGGTCTAGGGATTGTAAGAGCACTAGGTCTAGGGATTGTAAGAGCACTAGGTCTAGGGATTGTAAGAGCACTAGGTCTAGGGATTGCTAGAGCATTATTAAAGATATTCATCTGTCTATATTTGCTACCGATACAGCCGCTCCGTCCGCTCCGTCCGCTGCTACCGCTGCTACCGCTGACACACGAGCCATCACAATCATCGCAGATATTTGCTCGTGCCCTGTTATTGCTATTTGTAAGATGAAACATACTATTAAGCATATACTCTTTGTATAACAGTAGATACTTCTTATTCATAACGACACCTTTAACAATATTAGACATCCTCCTAATATATATATCTTAGATATATTTATGTCTAAATATTTATATAATAATTATAAAAAATGATAAAAAACCCTAGGTAGTTTATCTAACACATCTATAGAAAATGTATTACAAAATCATTTTGAATAACAAGGCAAACAACATCGCGCATACTATCTATGAAAAAATAAAGGATATAAGGAGCGAGAATAGAGAGTGGCTAGTGAATAGCACGAACGGGTTTATATTCAACCATATAGAGTTGCCTTTGTATGACAAAGAATATTTAGAAAAGATAATCTATGACTACGGGATACAAAAAGCGATTGAAAAGTTCATCCTGAATAAAAAATGTTATGAAACTATCATAGAGCTTGTGGATAATGATGAAAGCAAGATATACTTAGGGCTTGCCTATTATATCGTAAGCGAATACTTTGAGTTTATGTCATTTGAGTATGTCGCCGCCTAATTCTTAAGTGAATTTCTTTGGGTATCGCTTATTCTTAAGTGATTTTATCGGCTCTTACTGTTTCCATTTTTTACCACAAATAAGGCAGTTCATAAATAGCGTAGATGCCTCGTCGCCGGAGCGGGTCTGTAGTTCGTAATAACTGACTTTCTTGCTTTTACAGCGCGAACATTTAATCATATCAGACATAGGCACCAATTTAATCTCATAAGCCGCCTTTAGACGCAACTGGTTTCGCTCATCAATCTCCTTCCATCTCTCGGGGAATATATCTTTACTCTGCATATACGGGAGCATATGCGGGTGAAACTCTTTTTTATTTATCATCCTGTCGCATAACTTGTCGTTTCCAATATAACTATCACTCTTAATATTTGAATAAATGCTTCTAGAGATGTTTGAGTATATTTCTAGAAACATTTGACATTTCCACGACAGTTGGACTTTCGCATTATTGGCGTAGTCAATCGTCGCATTAAATACCCCTATTTCCAAGTCATTCACTTCTAACTCGCTCATATGCAAGTTAGCCGCCAGCAACTCCTTAAAGTCCTCTCGTATCTTGTGCTTGTTATATCTATTAACAGTATCAACAGCTCCACTATTCTCCTCACACATCTTGTTAAACTTCACAACCTCGGCACTCAAGTCATAATAGGTGTATTCTGTCATAGCCATATTAATATATGGATTATCATTTTGTTATATCAATTTTTCTAAAAAATGATTAAAACGATATAATAATATAAGTCCAATATTACTTAACAGTCCTATGGCTAATCTCATAAATCTAAAAGACTACATAACAGATGATGTTAATATTATTGAGGTGTTCTTTTGTCCCGCCGCTAGTGCCTCTAACGCTGCTAGTGCTGACCCAGAAACTCCAACCATTAATGTTAATATCACTAAGGACATAGAGGCTGTCGTAGAAAAGAAGTATAAAAAATACAAGGAGGAGAAATACAAGTCCTATCACTATAAGGACAAGGTTTATACTTACGAGTTATCTAATGATAACCAACTCGTATCTTCTAAAATAATGATGAAGTCTAACTATGTTGCTGGTGCTGGAGCAGCTGCCGTGTTTATCTTATCTTATAAGATTGACAAGTTCCCTCAATACATCTTTCCATGCTCTAATGATATTGATAACATTACCACATATTCAATAAAGGAGTTTAAAATAAACAATAGGATATCTTTGATGCTACGAAGCGACTATTCTAATAGCAAAGAAGTCGCCAAATCATTCTACATAGAATACAGGCATTCGCCTAATGTGGAGATTGACAAGATTAACGAGTATGTCAATAATCTCGTCGCAACCTATATAAACTGCTAGAGACTGCTTGTAATTCTACAAATTCTTTTTATAACTTCTATATCATTATAAATAAAAAATGATATGTATCCCTAAAATATTTTATAACTTATAAATTAATAAAGTAATTAACTATATTAAAGTATGTCCGCAGTAGCTACATCAATCAATTTCGCTGATTTCTCGGTATTCGCTGATTTGTATAATGATACAGAGGAGAAATGGAATATTCATAGCGATACAAAGGATGCTATCCAAGATTGCGACGATGCCCTGAAGGATTACTATGATGCTTATTGTACCTATCTGGTATCTCGTAAATATACCACAGATGTTATCAAGATATATCGTAAGAACGCCATTATTGACTTTTATATTACTGAGAATAAGATTGATAGTGCTATGAGAAAAGAACTAGACGACTACTATATCTCCAACATTAAAGATAACTTTAATAAGAAATTAGAGCCTCCCCCGTGCTTCTTCCATCAAGTTAGGATGGAACAGAAAAACACAGAGGCTCAAGATAAAAGAGATGTTGAGACTGATGATGTAGCACAGCATTATATCAATCTTAAAAATATGTATAAAAATGTCTTTGAATTAATGAATAATATTCCATCTAATAACAACGAACATACCAGCGACTGCGATGATACTGATAGCAACTATGACAAATATACCGAGTATTACGATGAATACTACGCATACGGCAACACATACGGCAACGCATACGACAGCGACTACTACACAGAAAATGATAATTACAGCGACGGCTTTTCAGACGACTACGACCACAACGATTACTAGCGTATAACCTCGTATAACCTTGTATAACTTCGTATAACTTCGTATAACTTCGTATAACTTCGTATAACTTCGTATAACTTCGTATAACTTCGTATAACCTAGCAATACTTCGTATAACCTCGTATAACCTAGCAATACTTCGTATAACTTCGTATAACCTCACAATTCATAATAATAATTTTATAATTTCTATTTTTTATAATGCTAACTATAAAATTATATAAACAAATGATAATATATGTAATCATAAAGTAATAAATAATGCCCCCAACTCCTTCTAAAAAGCAACCCGTCGCATCCGCTCCTGTCGTCTCTGTTCCTGTCTCAGTCCCTGTCCCTCTAACTCTAGAGCCCGCAGCTACCGCAGCTACCGCAGCTACCGCAGCTACCGCAGCAGACACTCAATCAAAGAAGAAAAAGCCGGTTGTTCTTGCTACCGTTCCAGTTGTAGTTGTTCCGGCTCCTGTAGTAGCAGCCCCTGTCGCTACTCCTGCTACTCCTGCTACTCCTGCTACTCCTGCTACTCCTGCTACCGATGCTACCACAGCCGCTACCGCCGCTACCGCTCCTACTGTAGATGCTGCTGAGAATGTTCTATCTAACATTATTGACAAGGTTAATTCTTTGGCTGGTGTTATCAAGGATATCCAGACACATCTTAAGGTTCTCAGCAAGGAATACGACAAGCAACAAAAGATTATTGAGAAGGCGCAGAAGAAGCGACAGAACGCCAAGAACTCGCCATCAGGTTTTGCTAAGCCTAATAAGATATCTGACGAATTGTGCGATTTTATTGGCGTTCCTCACGGCACCGAGAAATCACGCACCGATATTACCAGACTTATTAACGCTTATGTTAAGGAGCACAACCTAAACAAGCCTGAGAACAAGCGTTTTATTCTCCCTGACACTAAACTTAAGAAAATTCTTAATGTCGCTGACAGCGAGGAGATTAACTACTTTATTCTACAAAAACTAATCTCTCATCATTTCCCTGCTAGTGCTAGCAAGGCTGTTGTGAAGGCACCTGTCGCGGTATAGAGCAAGCCTAGAGCCATAATAACAATTCTTTTTTTTTATATGAATATCAAAACTATGAATATATAAGACAATACACAAAAATAAAAATAACCAATATTTATAAGGGGACGCATATAGTATATGAATATACCAAATAATGTGGGAAAACAAGCCAGCAACGGCAGCCAGAATGGTATTGACTATTACAAGGAACTTAAAGATATAGTCAAGGAGCTAGACAAGGTATATAAGAAGCTTTCTAAGGATGAAACCTTGGCGGATATGATAGATAACATCAAGAATGAATTCATTAATAAAAACATAGCACTCATAGAGAAGAGTTTATTAAAACCCAACTACAAGGAGTTTAACACTAAAATAATAAAGATACTAGATATTATTATAAAACTATTAAGAAACTTTACTTTCTATGAAAAGAAAGACGATACAAAACTAGATAGTGTTATAAAAAAGTTAGAAAATGATAATAAAAACTATAAACAAGATGAATTAGAACAGGCTATTAAAACAGAATTTAAGGATGATGAAACAGCCTTAGAACTATTAATAGATGATATAAAAGAGAAAGCAAGCGACCTTTTAGAAATTAAAAAACTTATCTGTGCTTTTGAATATTATAAAAAAGTTTTTGAAAATCCTAATACTGACGCAGGGCAGAAAATAAAAGATTTGAATGGTAAGATAGATGATTTAAAAAAAATAAAATCAACCGACCAAACACAGTCGCAAAAGGATGAGTATAACGAAAGCACAAAACATCTTAATGAGCTTCTAGAAAACGACAAACAGAAATACAAGCAATTATTCAGTTATATCCCTTTAGTCTCCTATAATATTTTTGATTTTGTTGATAAACGATTTGCGAAAGAAGGGAACGCGAGCCCTGATGCGACTGACAAGAAAGCCAAGAGCAAAGGAGATGACCAGTTAATAGAAGAGTTTAAGAAGGACATTTATTTTATTGTTATAGGTATCAATAATACACAGAGCGCCGATATTGATTCGCAAATTAGCGAAAATAACGACGAGGCTATAGATTTGAAGGCTAGAAATGAGGTATTGAAGCTGCAGAAGGATTTGCTAGATAAACAACTGAAGAGTTTAAGTAATGTTATACAGTTTTTGATTGACGGCGGTAAGCAAGAATACTCAACGGAAATAACAGATATACGAAAGATTTTTAAAGATTACAAGAATGAAAAGGAATATAAGGACAGCATATCATCTCTGGTTGTTAATGAAGAGGGAGAAATTGTTAAGTTGATTGCTAAGAATGAATTGCTAGGTAAATCATTAAAAGAGAGGCAGAAGCAGCAGACCGCTTTGTTAGAAAAAGAGAACAACGCAAATAGAGGTCGTGGTAATAATGGTAAATATGATAGTGGTGGTGGTGGTAGCCGAGCGAGACAGCAGAAGCCGTCTAAGCAGATGCGTGGAGGCGAGAAAAAGAGCAACAAGTATTACGAGGACAAATACCAGAAACTTAAAGAGTTAAAAGGTAGTATCATTAAACTCATAGATAAAATCAGGATAACTGAGGGCAAAGAGGATAGCGGCGACCCTTTTGAGAAAAAGAATGGGGCATTTGGCGACGCTAGCGAAGGCTTCAATTCTATCTATAATACCATATGGAACGATTATGTTAAAGAGACGAAGAAGGTGAAGGCTAAAGGCGTTAGCATAGACAGTTTGAAGCAAGATAACAGGTTATACGAGCGTTTTAGGATGAGCGACTTAGACCCTCAAGAAGTTCTTAAGATAACTTTTCAGGACAAGGTTATATTCATTTGTATTATCTTAATTATACGAACATTTGCGATGGTTTTAATAGAGTTTTTAATAGAATATAATATAGTAAGCACGCTATCACGAGGCATATTTGTATATTCAATCATTTATATATTGCTAGTGATATGTAGCGTCATATTAATAAATTACGACTCGTATAAATTGCGTATTATTGTTAATTACCTGAATATCCACATCAACTCCTCAAATATCTTCTTTCATATCCTTTTATTCATCCTGTTTATCGGGCTAATCCTTATCATCATAAATGATAACGATAATAACCTAAAGAACATAGACAACCTGCTAAATTATACCTACATTTACAAGTATATATATGAAGCCGCAGAGAAATCTAAAGAGACCTCCAGCCTGATACTATCACAAAAAGAAAAGCTGAAGTTGCAATACAGGATGGATATTATAACGATGATTATTTTCATATTCTCCTCCCTATTAATCCTGATTATGTAATGGATAGGGTATGCTATCATATCGCATTCCTTATAGGATAATATGTTAAAATTAAAGAATACTGAGCCCCGTAGTTTAATAGCGACGAGTTGGTAAAGTCGTCTTTTGACAGCCCGTTTTCATTAAGCACTATTATTTTTCCTAGGTCATTATTAACCTCTAGCACCTTTATATTAACATAGTTATTGTTATATGTCTTTGCGAGCATATAATCGTATTTTGACACGGTGCCTAGATTGTATTCGTCATATTCCAATTGATTTGAGTAATCTATATTTATTTCGTAAAAACTCTGCCGCTTATTCTTAGCGTCCTTTGTTAGATTATGCGGCGACGCCGTCGGCATTAATATGTTATCTATGTTCGTTTCAATACTGGTATTATTACCATAATTCATATTATAGTCGTTTATCTGGCTTATCTTGATATCATCTTTGCCTAGATTGAGTTCGTTATTGAGATAATCTAGAAAATGGATTTTCCAAGTCTTATTCGCCAGATTAATACTATTGTTTATATTATTGTCCCACCTGTTTATCAACTTCCATATATCCCATTTTCCCGACGACTTGCTATACAAGAAGTTATACTTAAATGTCCGGTGGTTGTCAGTAATCACCAAAACGATATAAGGAGTTATGTCTTTAACATACCGTGGAAATAAAATCTTCAGCGGTTCTATAATATTACTTTGTAAATCTATATTAACTGTGAAAGAAAGATGATTGCGTTTCGGGTTATTTATCCAATCCCTGCTAAAACTGTTTATTATAAGCGTTTTCTTATTAACAAAGGTATTTGTGCTACTATTAATAGATGTCAAGACTTTCTCCATAATTTCTGGAAGAATGCTTGTAGGCGCCTGTGTTGATGCCGCAGTATTATCTGTCGCCGCTCCTGCTGCTCCTGCCGTAGCCGCTGTCGCTAACACAATATTTGAAATCGCCCTACTGTTCTCATATTCTTTAACACGAATTAACAACTCCTCATTAGATAAAATATCGCCCTTATTATAACTTTGTCCCTCCTTGTAATCTGCTAGAGACATAGCGTTATCGGGGACGGCAGCAACAGCAACAGCAACAGGAGCAGAGGCAGCAACAGGAGCAGAGGCAGCAACAGCGACAGGGACACCACCATTAGCATTACTAGGATTATCGGGTAATGTAGTATTCATAAAGTAATCATCACTATCCATATTCTTTATAATATAATCTTTCATTTTAGCCAGAGTTATAGTGTTTAATTCCATCAGTTTTATTGTTTTATTCATCAATATAGCGTCCTTACTCATCGCCGATATTATAGCATTCATTATATTTGTTAATGTTTCAGTATTCAGTGATAGCCTGTATTTGTCTAGCAACATCTTTGTTGATGCCTGAATTATCAGGTTCCTATTTTTGTCTGATTTAAATTCATCTATAATAGCCATTCATATTATTTATTAAACTTATTTTTTTCTTTAAGTAATCGCAGTCCTGTCCCTTAAGTCCCTCCAGCAGCTTTCTTCTTGGCTAAATGCGCCTTTAGGTTAGGGCGATACAGATATTTGCGGCTCTCATTCATAATATCGTCAGTAATATTCTTGTTATTTGTAATACATTTTATAAAAGCCTCGTCTTTGTATGGGTCTGGGAGTTTTAGGCTCTTGTATTTTAAAAGACTGTTTAGCCACCTTATCTGGTGTGTCATAGAGAACATACCGCATTCGGTGTTCTTTCTCTGGTGTCTCGTGGTATTATGAGTAATCTTAAATTTGCTCTTAGGATATATTTCCAGCAACTTTGCCTTTATATTATTTATGAACTTCTTAACATAGACCGGTATCCCTACAGCGTTGCTGTCGTAATAGTGAGCCCCGTAGCATTTGTTTCGCGGGTCTATAACAATAAATGTAGAAGTCCAGTGGGACCCGCTTTGATTATGCTTGTCAAGATTAGTGATTAACCCCAAATATTTTATATTCTTATTGATATATTTCTTCACATCTAGCGAACATATCTGGCTATAGAGGCATCGCCCGAACTTGTCCTCCTCCGCAAAATCTATAGGATATACGCCTAAGAACGCATACTTATATTCCCGCTCCTTGTCGTATTGCTTCATCACATCCTCTATGTCATAATTGCTAAGCCATTCCCTAGCGTTCGCATACCATTCTATAGGCATCTCAGGGCGCAACTCTTCAGCCTCTATCATCTTTATAATCTCTTTGGTTTTAATGTCTGTCGCCCCAGCGCCTGCCCCAGCGCCAGCCGTCGCTATCTTAGAGATAGCTCCCGTCCAGCACCAATACTGCTTGTCGTCGCACACAGGCTTTATCTTCTCGTTTAGCAGGTGCGATAATTTCGCAATCGCATCAGTCTTCTTGTAGGTTATTTTGTCAGGCTTGTATTTATTCCACGCATTTATTAAGTGGATTAGGGATGCTTTAGAGAATATATAGGGATTTTTGGCGTTTTTAGGGCTATTATATTTTATAATTTCCTTAGACATTTGTGATATGTAATTCTCTACATAATATACAGAAAGTAATTTGCCTGTCCCATAAAAATAAATATGTATAAAAATAAAAATTGATATATATATAAGTATATTGAAATAATAAAAACATGGGCATTACTGAGGATTTTCGTTCATTTATTAACAAATACAAGGTTGAGAAAGGTAAGCCATATACGAACACCAGCATCGGTTATCCCAGAGTATCAATTTGCGTCCCTGAAGATAAATATGGCGATTTCGTAAATATTTACGGACTTGCGCTTACGAATGGTGTCCCATTATATTTCACAGAAAAACCCACGGAGCCCAGTTCGCTCCGTGTTGATATAGATTTCCGTTTTACGATGCCTGATGACAAGTCGGGTATTTACAATTCTCACGATTCCAATTCATCTTTAAACAGCAAGAAGAAATACGACCGCATTTATACCGCACAGAATATCTTCAATATCGTTAATAGTTATTTCAAGGTCATCAATCAATATCTAGATGTCCCTGTTGAAGCAAATGTCGCCTATGTTATGGAGAAGCCTAACCCTGTAGAATTCCGCAACAAATTGAAGGACGGCATTCATATCATATTCCCTCATATCGTCGTAAATAATAATGTGCATCACTTTATTCGCCGAAAGATATTGGATGTCGCAGCGGATATATTCAAAGAATTGCCGATTTGTAATGATTACGATTCAATCGTTGATAAGGCTATTATAGATGTTAATTGTTGGCAGATGTACGGGTCTCGCAAGCCCGACTGTGATACCTATCGGGTGTCAAGTATATACAAATGTATAGATAATGAAACTGTGAAGACCGATTATACGCTAAACGCCGCTGACGAAATCAACTTTATAAAACTGTTTTCTATGCGTAATGTTTCTAGCAATATTACCGACTTCGTTAAACCCGAATTTGACACCGAGATTAGCCAGTATAGCAAGCACATCCTGCCTTCAATAGACCTGAAGATGAAGAGCAAGTTGCAGAATAACATCTTCGGCAAATCGCTGAATATGAACCGCTCCTACATATCAGACGACGAGTTCGCATTCGCTAAAAAACTGGTAGATTGTCTCTCTTTGACCCGTGCAGATAACTACCCTGATTGGATTAATCTGGGCTGGGTCTTGCGTAATATTGATTATCGGCTCCTAGAGACTTGGGTTGAGTTCTCCAAAATTAGCAGCGCATATATTGAGGGCGAATGTCATAATCTGTGGGACAAGATGAGAAAAGACAATATGGGAATAGGGACGCTTAGGTGGTGGGCGAAGCAGGACAACTTGGTAAAATATGTTAGCATCCTAGATGAAAGCATTCTACCTAAGATAGACCGGAGTGTCGCTAGCGATGGGGCGCATTTTGATATCGCTTGTGTCGTCCATGCATTATTTAAAGAGGATTTTAAGGCGATTTCTAAGGATATCTGGTATAAGTATGATAGACAGAAGCATAGGTGGGTTCGTGCCATAGAAGGTCTTGATTTAAGGAGGAGCCTTAGCACGGAGGTATGTGTAAAATATATGCAAAGAGCGATGTATTATAACGAATACACAGAAGACCCGACATTAAAAGCCATTAATGACGAGCGTAGCAAGAAATGCCTAAAGATTGCGACGCAATTGAAGAACTCTAACTTTAAAGACTCTATTATGAAAGAATGCAGGGCGCTTTTCATAGATGAGAAATTTGAGGAGTTGCTAGATAGCCGCTCGCATTTGATTGGATTTAACAACGGCGTATATGACTTAAAGATGCATATATTTCGTGATGGAATGCCTGACGATTATATTATGCTTAGCACAAAAGTGAATTACATTAGTTATAATAGCGAAATGCCTGAAGTAGCAGAGATTAACGAATTCTTTGCTAAAATATTTACTAATAAAAACTTGCGTAATTATGTTATGGATGTGCTAGCCTGTATTATTGACGGCAGCATCGCTCAAGAGCGTTTCTATATCTTCACAGGACACGGTAGCAACGGAAAATCTAGGCTACTTGACCTTATCCAAAAATCTATTGGCGATTATTACTGTATCTTGCCTATTGCCCTGCTAACGCAAAAGCGGGCGGCAAGTAATGCGGCACAGAGTGAATTAGAGCGAACAAAAGGCAGGCGCTTTGCGGTGATGCAAGAGCCCAGCGAGAATGATAGGCTAAATATTGGATTGATGAAAGAATTGTCAGGACAAGACAGGATTTTAGTGAGAACGCTATTTAAGGAGCCTTATGAATTCAAGCCGCAATTCAAGATGATATTAACTTGTAATGAATTGCCTGAAATTCCTAGCGATGATGGGGGCACTTGGCGTCGTATCAAGGTTTGTAATTTCTCTAGTAAATTTACTGAAACTCCTGACCCAAGGAAAGATAACGAGTTTTTTATGGACCTAGATCTGAGTGAACGGTTCCACCAGTGGCGCGAAATCTTTATAAGCATGTTAATTGAAAGGCATAAGCACATTAATCCTATGGCTATCCCTGAGCCTAGTGAAGTGCGTGTCGCTACCGAGAGTTATAAGCAGAATAATGATGTTATCGGACAGTTTATTAATGACCGTATTGTGATTGACCCTCAAATCAAGGAGCCTCGTATTACCATCGCTAAATTATATACGGACTTTAGGTTATGGAGTATATCTAATGTGGTGAAAGGTAAGAAATGCCCTGACCGCAATCAACTCAAGGCATACCTAGAGAAACTGCTAAACAAGCCCTACGAGGCTAAGGGATGGAACGGAATAGGATACAAGGCGGATGAAGAGGACGAGGAGGATGATGAGTAATACGCTAGTATAGCGTAGCGATGTATAATAATATATGTGATATATATTTTTTATTTTAGTAAAATAAAAATTGACAACAACCTATAATCTATATATTTACCAATATGAATAATCAAGAAAAGGGCTTGCGATATGAACGGTATGTTAAAGCATTTATAATACAACATTTAGAAAAGAATGCTTATCTATGGAATGAATGTCCTGAAAACATATTGATACAAAATAATCTTATCCATTCTCATAATGATATGAGATTGATGAGGAAAGACTTGAAAGAAGGACACTTACATAACCATAAGGATATTGGTATAGATATTATACAACTTGATAATGATAACAATAACTGCTCTATAGTGCAATGTAAGAACGGGTATAAATCAGGAGTATGTATAGACAACATATCAGGTATTATGCTTAGGGCGGCTTTTATTAGAGATATCAACACATACATTTATTATACAAGTTGCTTATCTAGAAATTTACAGAATACTATTAAATTAAGTTCTCGTGTTGTCTGTATAGATTATACTAGCGATACAGACAGACTTGAACTATTAGAATGCTGTAATGATAACAAGATACATTTTGTAAAATTACCTAGCGGCGGCAGCGTAAGCGGAGATAGCATAAATGAAGAAATAGTGCCTATAATATCTCCTTATACTTATCAATTAGAAGCGGTTCGCAAATTTAAAGAGCATTTTGTAGATAATAATAGGGGTATATTAGCAATTCCCTGCGGTTGTGGTAAGACCTATATTAGTATGTTGATTTCTAGCGAATATAAACATATAGTCCTTCTATCGCCATTAAGAGAATTTGCTAAACAGAACCTTAAGCGATTTATAGAATATGGCTATAATAAAAAGGATACTTTGTTAGTTGATAGCGATGGCGATAGGGATATAGATAGTATTAAGAAGTTTATTAAACGCAAAGATAAGTTTGTTATATCTAGCACATATAAGTCTATGGATTTAATAGCGGAATGTCTAGATTTATTCACAGATGCTTTATTTATTGTAGATGAGTTCCACAATCTATCAAAAGCAAATATATTAGATGAAACTGACAATATATATAAGTTGCTAAAATCAAACCATAAAATATTGTTTATGTCTGCTACACCGAGAATTTATGATATTGAGTATGTAGCGGATAGCAATAGAGTTAGCGTAGCGGATAGCAATAGAGTTAGCGTAGCGGATAGCAATAGCGAAGATAATAGCGATGTGGATAGCAATAGCGATGTGGATAGCGATGTGGATAGCGTTAGCGTAGCGGATAGCAATAGCATAGCAGATAGGGATAGCGAATATGAAAGCTATGCGGATAGTGTTGGTGATAGCATAGCAGATAGCGATAGCGTAGTAGAATTGTTTGGAGATGTTGTTTATCAAATGACTTTTACAGACGCTATAGCATCTAAGTATATTACAGATTACAGAATATGGCTGCCTTCTATTCACGAAAATAACGAAGAACTCAATAAGGAATTGTCTATCTATGATATTGATAATGAAATAAGAAACAGATGTATATTTCTATATTCTTGTATAGCAAATAATGGTTCTAAAAAGTGTATAGTATATTGTAAAGATACTGAGGATATGACAGCGATGATGGAAAGTATGAAAACATTAAACGACTTTTATATTATGGATATTGAGATGAATAGCATAAGTTGCCTAGATAGCGATAAGAAAAGGGTTAGCGTATTAGAAGGCTTTGCTAATACTGAAAAAATACAGTTGTTGTTTAACATAAGGATATTGAACGAATGTATTGATATACCAGCGTGCGATAGCGTATATATAAGTTATGCTCCTAAAAATAAAATAACAACAATTCAAAGAATAAGTAGGGCTACTAGAATAGACAAGAATAATCCATATAAGGTCGCTAATGTATATATATGGTGCGAAGAATACGAAGAAATACTAGAGACCTTATCATCTATAAAAGAATACGACATTATGTTTAAGGATAAGGTTAAAGTAGGCGTGATTGACTTCTATAATGACAAAGATGAAAAGGAACTAGAATTAATAGAAAAGGATAAGGTATTGCTGAGTGATTGTATTATAGGTATCAAGGAGTTTAGGGTGATTAGTTGGGAAGAAAAACTGGCGATGGCTGAAGAGTATATAAAGGAATATGGGAAATTGCCTACAATACACAACAAAGATAAGTATATAAGTTCATTATACGGATGGATATCAAATCACAGATACAAATATAAGAATAATAAAGGGATTATGAAGAATAAAAACATAAAGGTTCTATGGAAAGATTTTATAGAAAGGTATAAAACCTTATTTATTACAGGTGAAGAATTGTGGTATTATAAGAAAGACAAACTTGAAGTATTTATACAAAGATATAATAAACTACCATCTAAAGCAGCCAAAAATAAGGATAATCGTTCTTTAGGAACTTGGATTTCTACACAGAGACAAAATTATAAAAAAAACAAGGATATAATGGCAAATAAGAAAATAAAGAGGGAATGGATAATTTTTATAGAAAAATATCAAGAATTATTTATGACAGATGAAAAAAGATGGTTTTATCAATTAAGAAAGATAGAAGAGTATATAAAGAATTATGGTAAAATACCAGCACACACAGACAAGGATACCAAGATAAAATCATTAGCAAGTTGGATTTCTACACAAAAAAAAAATTATAAAAATAAAATAAAAATAATGCAAAATATTGAGATAGCGAGGGTGTGGAAAATTTTTGAAGAAAAAAATAAACAAGTCCTTACGACAGATAAAAAGTGGCTTTATAAATTAAGAGAGGTAGAAGAGTATATAAAGGAAAATGGTAAAATACCATCTAGTAACGACAAGGATACCGAAATAAAATCATTAGGTTCTTGGGTTACAACACAGAAAAAAAATTATAAAAATAATAAATATATAATGCAAAATAATGAGATGAGAAGGGAGTGGATGATTTTTGAAGAAAAAAATAAACAAGCCCTTTTGTCTAATTACGAAAAATGGTATGACACAAAAAACAAAATTGAAGAATATATATAAAAATATAATAAATTACCTTCTGGAACTAAAGACAAGGATATAGGTTTATTAACAAGTTGGGTATATACACAGACAAGAAATTATAAATCTAAAAAAAAATAATGGAAAAAGAAGATATAAGGAAGGAATGGTGCGATTTAAAATCAAAATATCCTCATCTATTCTAACTTAATCTTCTTCGTGATGATGAGTAATACGGCGTAGCGTAGCAGCGTAGCCTAGCGATGTATAATAATATATGTGAATGTATATTTTTTATTTAATTTGTATGTCTCTAAAAATTGATATAATAATATCCATATCTTATATATAAAAATGGATAATAAGGATTTAGCAAAATTATCTAAAGCAGACCTGCTGGTAATGTGTGAAAAACTAGGGATTTTTAAATGTAAATCTAAAAACAAAAGCGAACTAATTAATTTAATAGACGCCAAAGAGGACACCAAAGAGGACACCAAAGAGGACACCAAAGAGGACACCAAAGAGGACGCCAAAGAGGACACCAAAGAGGACGCCAAAGAGGACACCAAAGAGGACACCAAAGAGGACACCAAAGAGGATACCAAAGAGGACACCGATATTGTGATAATTAACGGCGATTGTATGATTGAATTAAATAAACTGGATGATAACAGTATTGACTGTGTAATAACAGACCCGCCGTATTTTCTTGATAAACTAGATAATAAATGGTGCTCTAATAAAATAAATAGGGATGTGAAGAATAGCCATATTACGCATTTGCCGAAAGGTATGAAGTTTGACAAATCGCAAGTTAAAGTTCTATATGATTATTACTTGGAGTTAGCAAAGTTGTTATTTAGGAAAATGAAGCCAGGTGCTTATTTTCTATCATTCTCATCTCCACGATTATATCACGCAATCGCTATGAGTTGCGAGATAGCAGGCTTTGAAATAAGAGATATGATAAACTGGAATTATACACAGAGTATGCCTAAAGGTATGTCTGTATCTCATATTATTAAAAAAATGAAAATACCTGAAGCAGAAAAAGACCGATTGATAGAAGAGTATAAAGATTATAAAACGCCGCAAATAAAATCGTGCTTTGAGCCAATATGCGTTGCTATGAAACCTTTAGATAAAATCACCTTTATCCAGAATGAACTAAATTTTAAAACAGGGCTGTTAGACTTTTCTCAAAAAGTAGGTATCAATAATGACAGAGTTCCTGCGAATATTATCACAACTGAAGAATATAACGAATGTTATGATAAGAATTTTCTAGTAGCAAAGCCTACAAAACTTGAAAAAAAAGACAATAGCCATATAACGGTTAAACCGCTTGCGTTAATAGAGCATTTAATAAAGTTATTTAGCAAGAAAGATGCGGTTATCGTTGACCCGTTCTTAGGTAGCGGGACAACCGCCGTTGCTTGTAAAAATACTGGGCGAAAATGCTTTGGAACTGAGATAAATCTAGAATATTATAATATCTGCTTAAGCAGATGCGGATGCGGACGCTAGTAATTTGTCAAACACCTCCTTATATGCTATGATTTGTTCTGGTGTTAATTCAACTTCCTTCTTTTTTATCATAGCATCTAATTTGTGAGGCACGGGTATTTTTGTTAGCGTATCAATAAATATAAAATTGTCCCTATATTTGGCTTGAATAGGAGGCTGTAATACTAGGTTATTAGTTGAATTGTCTGTTGATGCTGGGTTTTTGTGCCCTAATTGCCACAGCGAGTTCTCAACATCAATATAGTCGGCTTTTATGGTTGATTTTATATTGTCTATTTCTATGTCTTTTTCTTTGTCATCTCCGTTAAATTTGAAGTTTAGCCTCATTTTATGCTTATTAGATAATAGATATGGATAAACAATATATAGTCGTCCTCTTTCTTTTCCACTATTTGTTTGGATGCCCCATTGACTGTGCTTATTAAATAATTGTATGCTATCCTTTGTTAAAATATTAAATTTATTACAGAACTTATCGCAAGCATTTCTGTCCCAATAAACATCCTTATATTTTAGCATAACCGATAAGGCTTTACCATTTCCCGTAGTAATACTAGGCGGATGTAAAGAATTTTTACTACAAAACTCAATAAATTCGTCAGGATATTCGCTAGGCAAATCAGTAATTACATCAACATCAACTGGTAGCAACATCTTATTTACTTATAGTTGTTTAAAATGTATAATCAATTATTATAGTATTTATAACATTTGTTATTATTTATAAAAATTGATTATATCATCTGTTTTTGAGAGCAACGAACCTACGAGGCAACCTCCTATCCTCCTCACTATGAATTCAGTAGCCGATTATTCGCAGATTGAAAATGAATTAGCCAATATATCCCTTATTATTGACACTCGGCAGAAAATTGTTAGCGAACTAACATCACAGGATATTAGCGATACTTATCAATATAGAGCATTTGTGAAAGAACAACAACTTAACCTCATCAGGCTCATTAAACAAAAAATAGTGTTAGAAAACAAATTACAGAGCATTCACGAAGAACGCTTTAAAGAGTTTAATAATTGTAATAACAGTATAGCTGGCGTTAGCGATGTTATGTCGTTAGCATTCCAATACGCCCACCCAATAGATAAGAGAACTAAGAAGTATGCTACAGGTGGAGGCTGTGTAAGCGGTAGCGTCGGTAGCGTCGGTAGCGTCGGTAGAGGCGCTAGAAGTCATTCACCAAGACGATTTGGAGATGACCGCAATAATCTCAGGGTATATAAGGAAAAAGACAGATTTGAGAGGTTCCTAGATTTCGTTATAGCACATCTTATCGTATTGAAAGCCATCTGTATAATCGCTCTTGTAATTATAAAGGTCGTCTATATATGTACCTATGTATTATGTACCTATGTATTACAGTAAGCGAGCAGTAAGCGTAAGCGAGCGGAGCGAGCCTAATGCGAACAATAAAAAAACATAAAAATATATACATAGAATATACATCATATACGCACATATACTGCTACGCCACTACGCCACTACGCTGCTACGCTGCTTTAGATTGACGACGGGTCGCAGAGATGCTTAATCCAAACCTCTTTGCTATACAGCGAGTTTTTTAGGTTTAAGAAGAAACCAATCTCTAGAGCCTTCTCCCAAACCTTCTTGTTCTCGGCTACTAAACTGCTGCTATACACATTAGTAATTCCCTTTAGCCAGATAGATTTGTTAATAGCCTCAATATTTGCTATAAATTTATCAAGGATAGCATCAGTAATAATTAGGTTGTTTGTATTAATAGAGTATATAGAAACGAACCTTTCTAATATATCCTTGTTGGCGTCAAAGAGTTTATATAATTCATTTTTGTTAATTTTCGGCTGATGACTTGTATCCCTTGTGTTAGCCATAATCGCCTTACCTTTAAATTTATGCTTACATAATTTGTTAAGAAACTCCATCACATTAACAGCTATAACAATAGGTGCCTTAAAGGGCAAATGATTATTAATCTTAGTATATAGGTTTATGCTGCGCTGAATATTACTGCTTTCGCAGTCATCCACCACATAAATCCAGACATAAACCTTGTAATCGCAACTGAAATTATTGTCGTGCTCTGTTATATATTTACAGATTGCCGCTCGCCTGTGATTTCCATTAATAATCTTGATGCTCTTCTCGTCTATCTTGCTAGTTGTATCATAAATCGCATCCATAGTGAAAGGGATGTAGTCTTCTACAATAGAGACATAGAGTTTCTCTATCTGTTCTTCGTCCAAATCCCTATTGAATGTGATAGGTGCCGCATACTCCATCAGTTCGTGGAAACTGATTTTAACCAAGAACCGTTCATCGTCAATTTTATCTATGATTTTGTCGGCGATGTTGAAGTGTCTCTGTGCTTGTTGCGTAGCCTGTGGCGTAGGCTGCTGTGCCTGCGGTGCTGGCTGAGTAGGCTGTTGCTGCTGTTGTGGCTGTTGTGGCTGCGTAGGCTGCTGCTGTGCCTGCGGAACAGGGCGTGGTGTATTCTGTGCTGTTCTTGGGGTATGCGGATGCTGCGGGAACTGCTGCGGCATCGTCAGTATCGGCACATTTGTGTTAAACTGTGCGTCTATCCTAGCATACTCAGCAGATGATGAGGACATCTTGGGTTCTGTGCTCGCTTCGCTTGCTTCTCTTGCTTCGCTTGCTACCGTCTGCTCTTGCTCTTCTATAGACTGTTCGTCTATGTGGTGCTCGTGCCTAGGGGGCTCGTGCGTGTCCTTAATATAACCTTCAAGCCTCTCAATCATTTTTTATAACTTTCTTTGATAAATAGAACATATCTAAGCCTTATCTGCTTCTAGCAATATAAAGATATAGGCGAATAGCGACGATATTATAAGACCGAATATCTCTATGGCTATATGATAAGGGAACTGATAGGCACTCATCATAGCCTCGCAATTGTATTTCTCGTTAAAGAATAGTCCTATTATAACCACGAACAGTATTAGCAATATAGGCAACAACCGCTTAACAACTTTAGGTAATCTAACATTCCATAAGCCCGTTAGAAGCACTATGACCCAGATGTTTATCCCTGAAATAGCGTTATATACTGTCCCTAAATAATTCAAGAATATATAGAAGTCTAGCAGAATAGCGGCAAGTATTAGAGGTATATAAGGAGGCTTACCGCTAATAAATGATATCGCCGTGATTAGAGCGATTACGATGAGATACGAGCAGGCGTGTATGATATATACATTTACGAGACTATACTGATTATCGCCCCAGAATAAATGAGAATATGCGTGGTATGCTTGGAATATGAATAGGGACAAGATGAAGAACCGTATTTCTATATGGCGAGCCTGCGTCAATAGATAGAGCAGTATAAGGCACGACAAGATATCTATAGCAGCCGAATACGGCTGGTCGGCGACTTCGCCTCTAACCTCGCAAGTATTGAAAGGGAACGGCTTGGGGGCGTTTTGCGACATCCTTATATATTTATTATGGGGCTTTTTATTTGTTGTAAAAAATGATTTAATATTATGTTATTAGAGAATATAAGACATTACCTAAGGTATTATTACCTAATACTAAGGGGGTATGGATAAAAATATACATATCACAAAGCCGTTTATAAAGTGGGTAGGAGGGAAAACACAGATAATAGACAAGATTAGCAATAAGTTTCCGGTGGAAATAAATAATTATCACGAACCATTTTTAGGAGGCGGTAGCGTTTTACTAGCCCTGCTCTCTTATGTTAAATGCGGGGCTATAAAGGTAAGCGGTAATATATATGCGTATGATGTGAATGAGCCATTAATTTATACATATAAGAATATCCAAACACGGCACATAGAGTTATATGATGCTCTACAAACAATTATAAGGGATTTTAGCGATAGCGATAGCGGTGATAGCGGCGATAGCGGTGGTAAGACGAATAGGAAGCCTGAAAATATATTAGAAGCAAAAGTATCAAAAGAAAATTACTATTATTGGATACGAAGCAGATATAATAAATTATGCTTAGAAGAAAAAAAGGACATATTAGGCTCTGCTATGTTTATTTTCCTAAATAAAACCTGTTTTAGAGGTTTGTTTAGAGTTGGTCCAAATGGGTTTAATGTTCCATACGGGCATTATAAAAACCCCGAAATTATAAATAAAGGACATCTAGAAGAATTACATAATTTAATTCAGGGTGTTATATTTGAATGCTGTGATTTTACAATATCATTAAAAGGTATTGAACCAAATGACTTTGTATATCTTGACCCGCCGTATGCTCCTGAAAAAGCAACATCATTTGTAGGATATAGCGATAAAGGGTTTGGTATAGAATGTCATAAAAATCTATTTACGCTAATACACAATTTAACGGAACTGAAGGTGCCTAAGGTGCTGCTAAGTAATGCTGATGTGCCCTTGGTGCGAGACAATTTTACAAGCGAACGATATAACATATCGCAAATCCTATGTAAAAGGTCTATCAATTCTAAAAATCCTGATGCGAAGACTAATGAGGTTATTATAAGTAATTACTAGCAGATGATATAAGCGTATCCTATACTAAGGATAGGGGCGGCGAGGGATTTAGTAAATTCACTTATAATATCCCCTTATTTTTATAAATATAAGCATATATTAGAAGATGCCTTTATCACCGCAAACAAAACAAACAAGAAGAGACGAACACGCTAAAAACGAAAAGGCTGATATTATATACAGGATTATAACAAATAAAAAGAGGTCGCCTAAGCCGTCTCCTAGTAAGTCTCCTAGTAAGTCGCCTAAGCCGTCTCCTAGCAAGTCTCCTAAGCCGTCTCCTAGCAAGTCTCCTTCGTCGCCTAGTAATACCTCGCTACCGCCAGTATCTCTGCGGGATTTACCCGATGATGTTCTCAGGAGACTTACTTTAATAAATTATAAGTCCTTATTAACGACATATAAGTTGAGGGATTGGATACCTCAGCACAAAATAGTTTGGTCTTCTCTTTCTCTCAATCCAAACGCCATAGACTTCTTGAGTATGCCTGAGAATAAGAAGCGTATAGATTATTCGCAGTTATGTAAGAATACAAATCCTAGGGCTATGAAAATGGTAGCAGACGAATTAGCAAGAAGTCCCAATAATCCTAATATAGATTGGTATGCTCTATCTGGAAACCCCTACGCTATTGATATATTAGATGCGAATAGGTATAATATAGAGTGGTCTGCTATGTCAAGTAATACGAGCCCTAAGGCTATCCAACTAATAAATGATATTCAGTTAGCGAGAGCGAATGGTAGATTAACCTTATATTGGTATACTATATCCGCAAATACATCAACGGAAGCAGTTAATTTCTTGAATTTGCCTGAAAATTACCCCTATATATGGTGGGATTTTTTATCGGCGAATACAAATCCTAAGGCGATTGAAATGCTAATAAAGAAAGAGAGCGAAGAGTTTAACTTGAATAATGCTGATTTTAATAGCCTGAAAGATAACCAACGGATAAGTTGGAAAAACTTGTCAGGAAATCCTAAAACCATCAGTTTATTAGAGAAGAAGTGGGAGGAAGAGAAGGTTTTAATGAGGGATAATATGGCTAAATACAAAATATTAAGGAAAAAGGAATATATATTAGCGTGGGATAAGATGTCGGGCAATCCTAACGCCATCCATTTATTACGAGCAAAGATAGCAGAAGAGAGAAAGATGTCTGCTAAAGAATACAAGAAATTAGAAGATGCTGAGAAGGTGAATTGGAAAAACTTATCGGCAAATGAGAAGGCTATAAGATTACTAGAAGAAAATCCCACGAAAATAGACTGGTATGAATTATGTAAAAATCCTAAGGCTATTAGAGTGATAGAAAAGGAGTTGTTGGTTAGACCTGAAAATATAAACTGGAACCGGCTATCGCAAAATCATGCGGCTGTTAGGATATTAGAGAATAACAAAGATAAAATAGTATGGTCGTATTTCTCAGCAAATCCAAGTGCTGGCGAGTTATTACAGGAGCGGATAGAATATGAAAAGAAGATGCCTAAGGATAAGAAAAATCCTCTAGATTGGGCTGGTATATCTAAGAACCCGTCTATATTTACTTATTAGACAGCGATAGCGGAGCGGCGAAGGCAGCAAGGAACGAAGTGGCATATAACAAGGTTATAGCTATTATGAATGGGTTAATATTGTTAAACCCACATTATTTTATATTTATATTATTAGAAATGGCTAATAATAGTGGAAATTTATTAAAAAAATCATTAAGCGAATTAAAAAAAGGAAATGAGGGTAATATTGAAGCAAAATTTTTGATATTTGCTAAACAGTCTATGACACCTGATAGACCTATGTCTGCGAGACCGGAGGATAATATAGCTCTAAAAGAATTGATTGCTAGAGCTGTTGATAGACCGGTAGCTATTGCTGTTGATAGACTGGCTTCTAGGGCATCATCTAGACCGGCTTCTAGGGTATCATCTAGACCTGCTTCTAGGGCATCATCTAGACCGGCAGCTATTGCTGTTGATAGACCTGCTTCTAGGGCATCATCTAGACAGACCGCTACTGCCGCTACTGCCGCTACTGCCGCTACCGCCGCTACTGCCGCTACTGCCGCTACATCATTAAGTCAATTAAATCCTGATATTATGGAAATAGTTAGAGAGCATCTAACAATAGCAGAAAATTCTAAATATACTTTGGAGAAATATAAATTTGTAGATGGGATACCAAAAGAGGAAATAGCAAAATACCCTCTCCGTTTATTACAGAACAGAAATGCCTTATATTATTTAACTGAAAAAGCAGAAATAGTTGATAAAAATAAGGTTTATTTCTGGTTATCAAGTAATACAAACCCTGTAGCAATTGAATTGATAAAGAAGGCATTAGAGGACGACGAAAACACACGCATAAATTGGGAAGCATTATGTCAAAATCCTAGTGCCGCTGAGATATTATTAAACCCAAAATATAGAGACCGTTTAAATTGGGATGCTATGTCTAAAAATACTAATCCAAAAGTAATTATATTTTTAAACTCTGTTAAAGATAACCCTGATAAAAATCCCGAGCATATAAACTGGGAAAATCTATCAGCGAATGAAAGTCCAGAAGCAATTGCTTTATTAAATTGGAAGATTAAAAAACACCCGTGGAGTATAACTAGAAACCAGATAACAAGAAATTCAGGTGCTATTGGTATTTTAAAGAGGTATAGCGATAAGGTTACTGGAGATGGTCTATCTGCGAATACAGCAGAAAATGCTTTTAAATTATTAGAACAGATATTAGAAAAGGAACCTAAAGATATTAACTGGGCTTCTTTATCGGCTAATCCTAGTAAGTGGGCGTATGATTTTTTACAAAAAGAAGGAAATGAGAAAAATATAAGATGGGATATGGTGTCTAAGAATACAAGCAAGTCGGCAATTCAATTATTAAAGGAAAGAATAAAAGTAGAAAACGAAATAAGCGAAGCAAAATATAAGGTTCTACCCATAAACCAAAAAATAGATTGGTTAGAAGTATCTAGAAATCCTAGTGCGATTGATTTGATAAAAGATAGGATTAAATATGAGAAAACGAAAACCCAATCATACTATGAAAATTTAAAGCAAAATGAAAAGATTAATTATGACGAATTAGCCTCAAACCCCTCTATATTTGTTAAAGAAAGATACTCAAGACCTGTAGCGGCGTCGGCAAGAGCGTCACCAGAGGCACGACGCACATCGCCAGTTCAAGCGGTGCTAGTAGCGCGACCATCATCAGCACGAGCAGCGTCCAGAGCATCGCAAGCAGCACGAGCAGCCAACGCTCGTGTCGCTAACAACCCAGAACATACAAAAATATTAGAAGAATTACGAGCATTTCACCGAGCATTACAACAACAAAACAAGAATGCTTTACTCACACCATTCCCGCAAGCCGCACAAATACGCACCGCTTCGCAAGCGGGATTACCCACTCGACGCGTCTATCGTACATCAGCACGCAGACCACTAGCGGCAGCACACGCATCTCGTTCTAATGCTCGTAATATAGGGCGACATAAATCCCCACCACAAGCACGAGCATCACGACGCTCACCAATCTAAAGATACAAAGCATCCGCTAAGTATATCTAGCCGAATAAAAGCGACACGACAGAGTATCGCCAGCATCGGCAATAGCCTCATCAGCATCATTCAAGGAGAACCCGCAAAAGAACGAGTTGTATTGAAACCATTCCCTTAAGTCGTCTAGGTCGTTCATAAACTCCAAGTTATATGCTGGGTATAACTGATTATACATATTTAATATGTGAAATATGAATATTATAAAGTTGTATGCCTCTAAGATATTATTATAAATATCTATATAACACTTGAATACGCCGCCGCCGCTATCGCCGCTGACATATTCTATGCGTATCTTATCGTCGTCCAATACCAGTCCTCTAATGTTAGGGTATTTCGGGGCATAATTACCAAGATAAATCAACGCATATTCTTCTAATATCTTTTTTATACTTTTATAACTCTCAGTAGATATATTATTCTTTATAGGATAGATAGGGAAATCTATGTATTTTATAGAAGAATATGCGGGATTATATCTACACATCTTCTGCTTATTAAGTCGCAGAAAGTCCGTCTCGCTATCTGCGTAATGTAGGAAATATTTGTAGAAAGGGTCGCCGACATCTCGCCTATAGCACAGCGTAATACTCCATATAGCCTGTGTTTTATATGGGTCATATTGATTTTTCTTAATATATGCTATCAGTCTGTCGTAATTGTCTAGCGTCTCTCGCATACACTCTATGTCCTTTAGCGTCTCCTTAAATGCCTTTTTGTATATAAGGACGAGGATGTCCTCAGGCAAATCGTATAGGTAGTTCTTGGCGGTCGCAGACATCTGCCTAAGTATATGCGGCGATACTTACTAATAATTAGCCTTATAATTTTTACTGTCTTTATATCATTTTTCATATATAAAGACATAAAAAATGATATAATAAATATATATACTACACTAATATATAAAGGGATGTCGGCTGTCGTCTCGGCTGCCTCAGCGTCGACGGACTTACATCCTTTAGTAGAAGAGTGTATAAAAAACGCCACAATCTTATCGTTAGAAGTAGCCGGACTTTCATTCAATCGCATTCACCTTAAATATATTCTTATATACAGGCAACGCAGGCTAGCCTAATAATTTTTATTTTTATTATAATAGTTTAAGTTAGGATATAGGATAAGGTATCTTAAAGATGTTAAAGATGCTAAAAACTGCCTTAACTAAAAAAGAGAAACCTATTATGACTAGTGAGAAATATAGGAGGTTCAACTCGTTGATTGAAAGCGAACAGTTAGAAACATTAGAGGGATTGTCTCAGCGAAATAAAGAGCGTATAGGCGAATGGCTAGATACTGTTGAGATTAAAGAGGATTTTGATGGAGAACAATATGTCGTAAGTCCTTTCGCGGGATTACCATTATACACAAGGAAGGATATATCGTATGCTACTTTATATAAATGGTGTGCTAGCAAATTTGAAAAAGCAAAACTAGCAAGATTACCAGCACCCGTAGATATATCTATCTATTATTGTAATAGATGGAAAAAAAACCCGACTATTAATCCATATACAAATGAGGAAGTTAGTATATCTTTAGACCCAAAAGGCAAATATGTTGGCGTGTATAAAAGGGTTTTGGACGACTTGTCTATTGATATTATGAAAAAGAAGACTAGGAAAGTTTTGACAGTTGAAGAATGTCGCCTGATAAAAGATGCTTTACCGAACGACCACGCTCGTGTATTTACAGATAGAGGCAGGGATAGTATATACCAAATATACTACGATTACCTTTTTATAGTCTATTTTGTTAAATCAAAAACCATCCCATTTGACCCCGCCTTTAAAGACGACCTCAATATATACTTAGATGTTGCCGTATATGATACTTCGCAATTCGTATATAATGAAGGAGAAACATATATTGATTTTCATTATACGACTGAATATCTTTATATACACAAGTTCTTTAAAAACTATCTGTTAAATATGGGGGAAGAATATGACAACTTGTCTATCCAAACATTACAATTGGGTTTATGTATAGAAATAGATGATTTGATACAGTTTATGCGAGAACCTCCGCACATAAACGCAAAGATAACGACCGCCGCAATAGACAGGATTAACTATAATATAAATGTGTTAAATTATTGTAAATCACTATTTGTAAAAATCCCTTTTCATTATGTTGAGGAGTATCTTGGAAATCCTCAAAATAAAAATAACTATGTATTCGTAAAAGAGTTCTTACTATCAGTATTGAAGGAACACGAACAAGCCCAAGAAGAAGATATCAAAGATATATATGGAGAATTTATTTATTATATAGATGAAGAAGAGGCGGCGTCTAGTGATATCTTTGATACCTTAATAAGGTTTTACAATACCCTCATAAAACTATATAGGGATAATAATAAGGCTACTATACATAAAAATTATATTAAAGACCCCTATAATACCAACAAAGGCGTTGAACCGCAAATACCGAGGCGAGCCCAACTCCCTATAGACCTACAAAGATACAAGATGACGACGGCTGTCCCTAGTGCTCCTAAGAACCCTGAGACCGAACGACTACTTAAGGAATATGATGATAAATGGGAGGCGCAATTGAAAGAATATGAAAGGAAAAAGGACATATACGACAGGATATACGAAGGCAAGGTCTCACCTCCCAAAAACCCGCTAAGGCGCAACAAACAGCATAAGAGTGCGTCGCCGCCCAAAGTATCGTTTATAAAATACGGCAAAATAGGCGAGGCGCGCACAGCATCGTCGCTGAAGAAATACCGTAGCGGCAGCAAGGACGGCAGGGACAGGGACGGCAGCAGCGATTACTATGTTAATGATAGCGACCCTTACACCCAAGAGCCGTTCGCTGATATGCACCCTAATAAGCGTAAGAATGCGACAGACATTATTTATAAAAGTGGCAGAAAAGAATATCATTACCGTTTTGATACCGTTAATATGTATAACTATATCCTAAAATGTATAGAAATTTGCGAGAAACCTATAAATTTCTTTAATAGGGTTGAATTAACCGACGCAAACATTAATGAGGTATGTAATAAGATTAAACATTTTACCAAAAAGCCTACCTATAATTCTGCGGATGACATTAGACCACTATTAGACGAAGATTGTAGCAAATATAATAATCGTCTAGTGTTAATTTGGGATGAAATAAAAGAAGATAAGGATAAAGAACGAGAAATTATAGGGGTGTTAGAAGTATATCTATATATGGATTTTGGAGGTATATATTTGAAGATATGTCCGCAAAAAGTGCTAACCTTACCTATATTTAATAGTAGTGTTGCTAAAACAAATCCAAACCATCCTTCAACGCTATTGAAAGTAATAGAAGAGAAAATATCAGCAGGAGAGTTGATTAGCAGCAGGTTTTTTCCATACCGAAAAACCAAGCCTATATTGAACTTACCAGAGTTCTCCTTTGACTTGAACGATACCGCAGAAAAAACCTTAGATGGATTAAAGAGATATAGGCAGAAGTTAGAGCTGATGTAAGGGATGGGTTTTACTTACATACTTACATTCATATAAGGGTTTTGTGAATATATAAATATATTATTGACTATGTTCCAGACCATTATGAAGTTGTATGAGACGCCAGCGAATGCGGCGAAGACGCCCGCAAAAGCCAAGTATATCTACTTTGGTGCGTCGGTAATTTATTGTGATGAGAAGAATGTATGTATGGTATATTATCCGGATACTGGTGTGTATCCTAGCAAAGATGTTAAGACTGAAGTTGTCTCTTCGTGAAAGGCAATAGCCGACTTGATTTGTTCTATTTTCTTTTTTCTGTTCTAAAAATTGATTGAGATTTTTGAAATATATGTTTGGAGACATACTGAATTGTTGCCCTATCGCAGAGAACACAGTATATACACCCGCCGACGCATCCCGTCCGCAAAGCCAGCAAAGCCAGCAAAGCAAGACTTCGCAAAGCCAGCAAACCCGCTAGCAGACCGCTTCGTCGCTTCGCTCCCTAGAGATGAACTCCACTATCATCGCAAGCAACAAACACGCCTTTCACACCGTGGCGAACGCCAAATTCACGGCGGTTTATGATAGGATGGTTTATAACTTTTCTAGTAATCCTGACGATAACCGCAGAGGCTCCTTAAGTAGTTATCATTTCTTCATTACTTATGGAGACAAAGTCTATATGGAAGTTAAAGGCATCGGCGAAATCGTCCTAACATTCGCCGAACTACAGAAGAACAGATATTGGTATTATTATTACAATCTCTCGCAACTGCTAACAAATGATAAACATCTTCTAATCCAAGACCTCAAGTATAGCAGCGATTATCTAGACAACCAGATATACGCCGAAGACAGATACTATTCTATTGATACGGCATTCATAGAGTTCTCTTTAAATACCCGCAAGAAGAAGATAATAAATAACGCTACAGAGCCTGTCTGCTATTACAGGATTAATCCATTTGACCTAGAGCAAATGGAATATACCACGAAGCAAGAGTTGGAAATATTTAATAGAATTTATATGACGAGAGCCGAGTTTAAAAACAAAGTGTTTGACAAGGTTAGCGATGTCTATAACGAGTTGGTGATTGAATATCAGGCGGGTATCATAGAGAAAGAACTTAACGAACTCTCGGCTATCTTTGAGGATAAAAAGCACATCATCAATCTAGCGGCTCTTTATGACAAACAAGGGATGGATGGGGATATATTAGCAATCATCTATAAAAATCTCGTAAGTGCTAACGCATACGATAAATACAAGGGTATTATAAGCGAACTAGGAAATTACGGGCGATTAGAAAGCGTCGCACGGATATTGGAAGCGTAAGCGGTGTGAGCGTAGCGATGTAGCGGCGTAGCGATGTAGCGGCGAATGCCTAGCGAATGCTATGTATATCTATTATCTATTTTTATATTCAATACATTTGTTCTATTTTCTTTTTTATATTCTAAAAAATGATTGAGACTTATAGAATATACAAGCAGAGACATACTGGTTTATTGCTCCGCAGCAGATAAATCAAGTATATAAGAGCCTACAGACGCTTCGCTGCTTTGCTGCTTCGTCTAGCAGACCGCAAACCCAGTATAGCAAGACAGCAAGCCTTCGTCTAGCAGACCGCAAAGAGACCACGATGACCCACACTAACAAAACCATAACAAATACCGAATGTACTGGCGTATTTTGTCAGGAAATATATGTTTCGTATGCCTATCATTATAATGAACCTGAAAATATGAGACATCGTATAGGGATAGCGGGAGATTATCACCTGTTCGCCAAACACGGAGACAAGGTCTATATGGAGGTTAAGAAGGTAGGTGAGATTGTTATGTCATTTGCCGAACTTCAACAGAATAAATATTGGAGGTATTATTACGAGTTGTCCTGTATGCTCGCTATCAATAAAGAGATAAAGAATGAGCCGTTTAACAAGTTTTATGACGAGGTGTACGAATATAATGGAGATAGAGTGTGGTCTTTGGATACGGCATATATTGATTTAGATATTGAAGAAAACTACAAGAAAATCTACAAGATAATTCCTAGCGGGAATGTCTGCTATTACAAAATTAACCCAGCAGATGTGAAGAAGATGGAATACTCTTCACAGCAAGATATAGACATCTTTAAACGGATTTATATGTGCCGTAATGATATTAGGTCAGGATATTTTCTAAATAGGTCGGTGATATACAAGAACATCGCATTAGAGTTTCAAGTATCCAAGATGGATAAAGAGATTGAAGAACTCTCGGCATACTTTGAGGATAAAAAGCAGGTCGTCAATCTGCTCTCAACAATTACTAAGAAATATTGTAATGCTAATGAAGATATATTAAGAGAGATACTTAATTATTATCTTTCTTAAATCGGCGAAGCCTGCTAAGATGTATGTATGTTAGTATATATATGTTATATTTTTATATTTTATAATAAAAAATTGATTAGGTGCTATGAATAGTATAGCAAAGCCAGCCGCAAGCAGACCAGCAAGCAGACCAGCAAGCAGACCAGCAAGCAGACCAGCAAGCCAGCCGCAAGCAGACCAGCAAGCCAGCCGCAAGCAGACCAGCAAGCAGACCAGCAAGCAAGCCGCAAGCAGACCAGCAATGTCCCACACTTACAACACACTCGCCGATACCGAGTGTTCCGGCGTATTTTGGATGCGAATGCGTGAAACGCAACCCTATCATAATGCGCCTAAATATATGTCGTGTAGCGGCGACTATCACCTATTCGCCAAGCAAGGCGACAAGGTATATATTGAGGTTAGAAACGCAGGCGAAGTCGTAATATCATTCGCTGAACTACAAAAAAACATGTATCTAAAATACTACTATTACCTTTCGCTTCTCCTCACAAACGACAAGCATAGACTGATAAAGAATGAGGAGTTCAACAATACATATAGGCAGATATATGGATATACAGATAATAGGGTTCGGTCTTTGGATACTGCCTATATAGACCAGAGCGACTACAAAGCCTACAAGATAATTCCTAGCGGAAATGTATGCTACTACAAAATAAATCCAGCGGACTTGAAGAGTATGGAATACTCCACACCGCAAGAACTTGAACGCTTTGTTCTAGGCTATATGAACGGAAATGAAAGGGTGAAGTTGTTCTTACATAGGTCGGTGATATACAAGAACCTCGCATTAGAATATGAAGTATTCAAGATGAATAAAGAGATTGAAGAACTCAAGGCATACTTTGAGGATAAAAAGCAGGTAGTAGATATGCTCTCAACAATTACTAAGAAATATGCTAATGCGAATGAAGATATATTAAGAGAGATAATTGTTAAGTATCTTTCTTAAATCGGCGAAGCCTTCTAAGATGTTTGTATGTATGTGTATGTAATTATTTATTTTTATATTTTATATTATGTCAGGCATAATATGTTCTACACCTTTGGACATTTAAAATGCCGATTTTAGTCTTTATAATTCTTGTATTTTCTTACCTTATTTTTCCTAATATATTTGGTTTGTCTATTATATGTTCCATTTAATATTCTCTTATAATAGTCTTCTGGTATCGTTTTTATTACCTCTTTAATATTATTATTTAAGTCTTCATAATATAATCCTTGCTTCTTTTGTAATTTAGATTTTAGAAGACTAAAAAACATTTCTATACTATTCGTATAATGTTGATATGGAACTGAATAAATCAACTTATTATTCTTGTTTATTAATTCTTTAACTCTTATGTTTCTATGGGAACTTGCATTATCTAAAATGATAACCTTGTTTTTATATTTGTTTGTAATAAACCTTTCTAAAAATGCTAATAACCTATCCCCATCTATACCACCCTTATTATATAATTCATAACATTCTACACCATTTATAGAAATAGCAAAAATACCAGTATATTTTTTGAAAACTTCTTGTGAATTAGTTTTAACTACACATCTTTTACCTACTTCATTATAACAATAATGTCTTAATTGTAAAGAGTTAATACTTGTCTCGTCTATTATGTTTAGTCATTATAAAATTATTTAAAGGTATATTGTATTATATTATAATGATAAGATAATATGACTGATATAGTTAATATTGAAATGTATAATAATTTAGTGATTGAAAATGAATTATTAAAGAAAAAAAATATAGAATTAGAAGAGAAGTTAAAAGCATATACCAATACAGAAAGGAATAAGAGGTATTATGAAAAAAATAGTGAAAAGGTAAAGGAGAAGGCAAAGAACTATATGGAGAGAATGAAAACAGAGAACCCAGAGAAACTCAAAGAATGGCGACATAATGCTTATATGAATAGAAAGAATAAGAAAGATACAATTATGATATAAAACAAAAAATGATATTATATATAAATAGATAATATTATGACATTTATATGTGATATATGTAATAAGGATTTTCCTTCATTATATAAATTAAATCGTCATAAAAATGGGAAAAAATCTTGTAAAGATAAATTAATAATAAATTATAATTCAAATTTATTACAAGAAATTTGCGATAGAGATAAATGTAAAATAGATTATGATAAGATAGATAAATATAATAACAATATTAGAATACATTTTATTTGCGAGTGTGGAAAACATTACCAAAAAATATTTACTATGATGTATAAAGTTGGTGCTATATGTGATAATTGTACTAATATGTTGAAAGAAATAAAGAAAAAGACTACCTGTCTAGATAGATATGGAGTAGAAAATCCTTTACAATCACAAGAAGTTAAAGATAAAAAAAAACAGACATGTTTAGATAAATATGGAGTAGAACATCCTTTACAATCACAAGAAGTTAAAGATAAATCAAAACAGACATGTTTAGATAAATATGGAGTTGAATATTCATTACAAGCACAAGAAGTTAAAGATAAATCTAAAGAATATTTTATCAAAACTTATGGTGTTGAAAATGCTTCGCAAGTTCAAGAAAATAAAGATAAAAAAAAAAAGAAAGCAGTTGAAATATATGGTGTTGAAAATATATCACAATCTAATATTATTAAAAATAAAAAGGTAGAAAAATCTTTTAATAAATATGGTACAGAACATGTATTACAATCACAAGAAATTAAAGATAAATCAAAGCAGACATGTTTAGATAAATATGGCGTTGAATATCCTATGCAAAATGCTGAATTCTCTGAAAAAGTATCTAAAAATGCTTATAAGTCCAAAGAATACAATTTTCTGTGTGGTAATACTATACAAGTTCAAGGATACGAACCATTCTTACTTAAAAATCTTGTTTTAGAAGGATATACATACGAAGATATAACAGTAAAAAAGACAGAAGTTCCTGAAATATGGTATGAAAAAAACAATAAACAACATAGATACTATTGTGATGTATATATACCAAAAATAAATACTATATATGAAGTTAAAAGCACTTGGACTTACAAAAAAGATATTGAAGATATACCATTAAAAAGACAAGCGTGTATTGATAAAGGATACTTATTTGAACTTTTTGTATTTGATAGTAAGGGTATTAAACATTCTGTTTAATTATTCAGTATAAAACTATTTAAAGATAATATATATACTATATATAGATAATGTAAATGTCTAAAACGAAGAGCAATAAAGGTGAAGACCTTGAAAAGTTTGTATATATGAAAACTATTAAAAATAACATCAATAATGTTCTTAAAGACAAAGCAGTCTTACCTAGCATTAATGATTTAGTCATTAGAACCAATAAGATTGTTATTCATTCATGTAATTTTATTAAATTATATTGTATTTATCTATATGAAAATGATTTAGAGTTCCCTTTAATTGATAAGAATTTTATCTGCGATGTCTTTAAAGTTATTACTAAAAGAAAAGATAATAGAGGTGCAACACCTGAAAAAGATTATAGCGATTTGTTAAAGAACCTTTATAAGTTTTATAATGAACACTATATAACTACCATTTATGATAATGAAATAATCTATTATGATAAATTAAGTTATATATTAGCATATGAAGCAATTGATATTGAAAAAAATATAAATAATAACATACAAGAGCATTTTATTACACATCTTAATCAATTCGTTAATCATTCCTTTAACTTACAAGAGCAAAAAGATGAGATTAAAAATATAAAAGACAAAGAAGTAAGGAAAGAAAGGTATAAATCATTAACGAATGAATTAAAAAAAGTTAAAGACGACCTTGTATCACTAACAAATGACCTAAAAGCAGATGAAAAATATCATAGTTGGATTAAAGAACATAAAAAACATATTGTTCCTAATAAGCCTACATTTGATAAAAATAGCGTTTATTATGACCTACATTATAATACAAAGGATTATTTAAAGTCATTTATCTATATAAATATTCAACTTGAAAAACTTAATGATATACTACTAGGAGATACAAATGATATTGATAAGGTTAAACAAATTAAACTATTTAATATATTACCATTAAGAAGCAATATTATTCCTAAAAATATATGCATTGATACTTGTGCTTTAATTAGTAATTTTTTAGGTGATGAAAGCACGACAACACACTTTAAAAATTATAAAAAAGAGAATAATCAATTTAAATTATGGAATAGGGTTTTAAAGTTAGATAGTAAAATTTTCAAAAAGAATAATTATGAGTTTAATTATATGATTAAAACTGATGGTATTTCTGTTAGTATTTTATTTATTAGATTAGGAAGTAATGGATTACCATTAAAACATTATAATCCTATTAATAAACCAGAAGAGAATACAAAATATATTGAAAAAGAGATTATTACAGATGAATTAAGAAGTAAAAAAATAGTTTGTGTTGATCCTGGTTGTAGTGATTTAATTTATTGTGGTAGTAAAGATAATAATGGTAATTTAGAAACATTTAGATATACTCAAAATCAAAGAAGATTGGAAACAAGAACAAAAAAATATAATAAGATTATTGAAGAAGTTAATAATACAACCTTTATAAATGGTAAGAATATTAAAGAGATTGAGAGCATTTTAAGTAGTCATAATAAGAAAACTTGTAATTATGAAAAGTTCAAGAATTACTTGATTGAAAAAAATAAATTGAACCTATTGTTATTTTCTCATTATGAAAAGACCTTTTTTAGAAAGTTCAAATTAAACAGGTATATCAATACTCAAAAAAGCGAGAGTAAAATGATAAAGAACTTTACTAAAAAGTTTGGAGAACCAAATGATGTATTGTTTATAATGGGTGATTATGATAAGGGTAGTAGTAATATAGGAGGGTTAGAACCTACAATTTGTAAAAAGTTTAGAAAAATATTTAAGAATGCTGGATTTAGAACCTATTTAGTAAATGAGTTTAGGACATCTAAACTATGCAATTGTTGCAATCGCGAGATATCACCCTTTATGATAAGGCAAAGTCATAAACCGAATGATATAAAGGTTAATAAAAAAATAACTATTAATGGATTACTTTCTCATCAAGAGGATAAGCAGAAATGCGAGATAATTCATAATAGAGATAAGAATGCCGTTCAAAATATGTTAAATATTGTAAAGAGTATATTTACAATAGGAAGAAGACCGGACATATTTACGAGAATTCATACATAGTACACGCTATGTAATAACCAAATTTTTACTACTTTTAGATATTTTTTGCTGTTAAATCGGCATTTTAAATGTCCAAAGGTGTAAAATATCCCGTGTATTCTAAAAAATGAATTGTATATATGAAAAATAGAGCAGGTATATACTGATTTGATTTCATTTGACTTCTAAAATCAGCATATATCAAGTAGACAGCAAGCGACCAACAAGCGACCGACAAGCAACCGACGATGACCCACGCCTCCAGTACTTACCACAAAATAGAATGCGCCGAGGTGTCTGGTGTATTTAGTCAGGAAAAGTATCGGGCTTACACCTATCTTTATAATGTCCCTAATTCTAGGGTTTATCACGATGGGATAATAGGCGATTATCATCTCTTTATCCGTAGCGGTAACAAAGTGTATGTTGAAGTTAGAGGAAGCAAGGAGGTTGTTATGTCCTTTGACGACCTACAAAAAAACAGATATCTCAAGTATTATTACGATTTGTCTCTTATCCTAGCAAAAAACAAGCACCAGATTATAAAGAATGAAGCGTTTATCAAGGAATATGAAGATATATACGGATTTACAGGAAAAAATAGGCTATGGTCTCTAGAGACCTCGTATATTGATTATGTAAAACAAACCTATAACAAAATCTACAAGATAGTTCCTAGCGGTAATGTTTGCTATTTCAAGGTTAATCCATTTGATATAGAGAAGATGGAATACACCTTGAAACAAGAACTAGAAAACTTCTTGATGCTATATATGTATCGTAAGGATATTATGTTTGGAAACTTTGAGAGGAGGGCAATAATTTACAAGGATATCGCCAAGGAGTATGCTATGAATGAGAATAAAAAGCAAATCCTCAATCTCGCAACTCTCAATAGTAAATATCGTATGACCGACGATATTCTAACAATGATATACAATATGATTAGTATCGGTGGTAAATACGAGTATATTACAAGTAAGGAAGAGAGCGATGCCCTAGTATTGGCTTATTCAGCCTAGTAAGTAATGTTTGTGATGTATGTTATGTATATATTTTTTATATTGGATATAAAAATTGATAAACCAAGTATATTATATATGCTTTGTATATATGTTATATTTTTATATTTCCTAACTATCATAAAATAACTGTATAGTTTCTATTATTTTATTTGTGGTATTACTTAGCAAACTCCAGTATTTTATTTGTGCTTCTAGAGTGTTTAATCGGTATTCCCAGTCTTCCTTATTTTTAACCACGCAAATACCATTCATATTCTGTACCCAACACGAAGGTATTTTTCTAGTGCCTTCTCTATAACTATCAGGATTGAACCTAATAAATATAATGGGTCTATGTCCTACATCTTGAGATAACTCCATTATACGCTTATTTTCACAACTACAATCGTAATCTTGGTGAGCGTTCTCGTCAATCTCTATGATTAACACTTGATATCCTAAATCTAATAATATATCTGGTCGCCGCATAGAACATCCATCATTAACCTTCTTATCAGTAATCCAAGTATGTTCTGGAAATCGTTCGCAAACAAACTCTACAACTGCTCTCTCTTTTGTCTTGTAGTTTCTTGCGACTGGCTTGTCTGGAAAAGTGTATATATAGCATCTTAAACAATATCCGTCGTATTTGTCTGTAACACGAGTAGAACACAAATATGTTTTACATATCTTTTTATTTTTAACATCTATCATAGTATCCAATTTATGTGCTAAACAATATAGACCCTTTTGTTCGCCATCATAATTATAATTGGGAAGCGTCATACAATCTTTATTTTTACAAGTCCTAGAACGAATATTAATCATATCTTTCTCTTTGTGTGCCGAGCAATATAAAGCGGTTATTTCCCCTTTATAATTATATGCTGGTTGTTTTTTACACAAGTCGCTTTTACAAATCTTGTTTAATATATCATACATTCCTTCTAATTTATGAACTAAACAATAAATAGCGTGTTTTTGTCCTTCGTAATTAAAAGTGGGGCGTTTTATACAATCTTCATAAACACATAATTTATTCTTGATGTCTACCATACCATCCACCTTATGGATTTGACAATATAATCCTTTCTTATTTCCTTTCATATTAAATACTGCTTGTGTTTTACAATCTTCATATACGCAAGATGAATGCTTAATATCCACCATTCCATCTTCTTTATGTTCCCCGCAATATAATGCTTTTGTTTCATTTTTGTTATTAAATGATGGGACTTTTTTACAATTTTCATAGATACAAGATTTGACAAAAATATTAACCATCCCTTCTTTTTTGTGTGTAGTACAATATATTACCTTTTTCTCATTTATGTTATTAAAAGAAGCAAACTTTTTACACCCTTCGTATATACAATTCTTGTCTTTGTTTTTTGTGTTTATCATTCCCTCCTCTTTATGAACCAAGCAATATCTAGCCTTTAATCCATCGTAATTAAAACCAGTCCAATTTTTACACCCATCATAAACGCACATTTTCTAAAATAATCTATAGTAATTTATAAATCAATTTTTAATTTATATCGTATCCTATCTTTTTCCTTAAGTAGCAAGCGATATCTTTAATATGTTCTGTTTTTATATTTATTATGTAAAAATTGATTGAGATATATCTATTATAACACAGATACTATATCAGGGTTGTTGCTTTGTTTCCAGATAAACCTAGATATACAGTCGCAGTCGCCTAGCAGTCGCCTAGAAGTCGCCTAGAAGTCGCCTAGCAGTCGCATTCGCAATATGTCCGCCGCTAACGCTGCTACCGCTGCTACCGCTGCTACCGTTTCCCGCTCATATCACACAATTGAAAACGCCGCATTCACGGCGGTTTATGATAGGACTATTTATAAATATGAGAATGTGTATGGCTTTGGTAGTCCTGAGCCTCGCTATGGATATGGGGCGGATTATCATATATTCGCCAAATACGGCGACAAGGTCTATATGGAAGTAAGAGGATGCGGCAATATCGTAATGTCTTTTGCTGAATTACAAAAGAACAAATATTGGAAAGCCTATTATGAAATTTCTTTACTGCTTACAAAAGACCCGCATACTGTAATACAAGACATAGAATATCGCAGCAAATATATAGGCGACGATATATACGAGGAGCCGAGAACATTCGCTCTTAACACGGCTTTTATAGAAACGAATATTTCCAGCCATACTAAGAAGATAATAGGCAACGACAGCGATGACATATGCTACATAAGGGTTAGCCCTTACGAACTGGTGAATATGGAATATGATACACCAGATGCTCTCGCTACTTACCAGAATTTATATGAGAGCCGTCGCAAGATAAGAAATAAGACCTTTGAGGAAAGATGTGCGGCTTATAAGAGGCTTATAAGCGATGGCTTGTAAGGCTGACTGGCTATGTATATGCTATGTATATGCTATGTATATCTATATATCTATATTTTTTATATTCATTATCTAAAAAATGATTTATACATATCTTTATATCATCTTCATATCACCAATAATGAACGCAACCACAAGATGCAACGGATTATACATATATCATACTTTTAAAAATGTAGAATTTTCTGGCGTTCTTGACAAATACAAAGTATATGCCTATACACGAGAATATGGAGCACCGCCTAATAATACCACAACTACTTATGTTAGCAATATATACGATTATCATCTATTTATTAAATACGGCAATAAGGTCTATTTGGATGTTAAAGGATGCGGAGATATCGTAATGACATTCGCTCAATTACAAAATAACAAATATTGGCGGCATTATTACGAGATGTCCCTTATGCTAACAAATAATAAGCAATTTATAATGGAAGACTTACAGTTCAATAGCAATTATCACGACCCCTATATATACGAGGATAAGCGTGTATGGTCTATAAATACGGCATATATTGAAGGAGACGAACAAGCAAATACAAGGAATGTTGTTGATAACGAATTCAACTGCTACTATAGGATTAGCCCTTATGACCTAGAGAATAAAAGATATGCTACGCAAAAGGAGATAGACGCATTCACGAGGAATTATATGTCTAAATACGAAATTAGAACCAAAATATTCAATAAGAAGAGTATCCATTACTATAACCTAGTGTTTGAATACTGCTTTAGCCAGATGGAGAAGGAACTAGATGAACTCAGGGCTATATTTGAGGATAAAAAGAATATCCTTAATCTAGCGACGCTTAGCGACAAAGACGGGATGAATGGTGATGTGTTGATGTCTATCTATAGACATCTGGTAAGCCCTGAAGGGAATGATAATTACGAATATATTATAAGCAATTTAGAGAACCGCAAAAGGTTAAAAAGCGTCGCTATGATAATGGAAGCGTAGCAGCATAGCGGCGTAGCGGCGTATAATTGTAAATGTATGTATATATTATATTTTTATATCGTATTATAGTAAAATTGATACCTAGTATGTTAATAGGATACTAGATATACAGATGGATACCTTAATTCATCATTATATACCTGATATGGAATTTTCGGGATTGTTTGATATTACTCACGGGCGCATTATATACATTAAATATTTCTTATTCATTAAGTTTAATAAGTGTATATATATTGACATAAAAGGCGTTGGTGATGTTCTTATGTCAATAGAAGAGTTTAATAAAAACCGGTTCTTGAAGATATACTATGAATTGTCTCTACTGCTTATTGAAAATAAGAATGTTATTATTGAAAAAATAAGTAATAGAGAGCATAGCCATTATGATTTTGTATATACAGAAAAAAGAGAATGGCTTATAGATTGTAGTTATTTTATTGAAAACCTTATAACAAATTGTAAGGAGGTTAAAAAGGATAGATACAGTTGCTACTATAACATTACACCGAATGACTTGAGAAATATGGAGATTTCTAGTAATTCTCATATTGATAGATTTAACAAAACATTTTTAGGATATGAAAGAATAGACCATTTTACGACAAAAATAAGTAATTATACCAATCTAGTAATTGAATATAATGCTATCGCTATTGAGAAGGAACTAGAAGAACTCTCGGTTATATTTGAGGATAAGAAGAATGTCCTTAATCTAGTTGCCCTGAGCGACAAACAGGGGATGAATGGTGATATCATTAGAGTTATTTATAATTTTCTGGTTAGCCCCAAAGAAAATAAGCAATATTCAGGAATTATAAATAATTTAGAATATAAAAACAAATTAGAAATAAACAGAAGCATATTAGAAGCATAATATGTCCTAGTTGAAATATGCTTTTCTAACTTTGTTAGCGGCATTACAAGAAGATTGGTTCTCATAGTGTCCTGCTTTACCGCATAGGAAACAGACATTACTATTAAAAGGGTGTTTGTGTTGCGGCTTCTGCTGCTGTTGCTGCGGCTTCTGTGGTGGTGGCGGCGAGCATTTGGTTAGAGCACCATTGGACTGTGATGCGACTTTAGGTAGCGATGCGACTTTTGGTGGTGATGCGACTTTTGGTGGTGATGCGACTTTAGGACGCGATGCGACTTTAGGCGGAGCCTTATCTATTGGAATAGAACTCCTAACAGGAGGCATTCTTATTACTTGCGGCTTTTCGTGTAATACTTTAACATTCATCATATTATATATATATCTCTGTATATTATACAAGTTTTTATTATTTTTATACTTATATATATTGTATCCTCCCTATCCTCTCTTTAACTACATAGTTATCATAATAGAACTTACCAAACAGCCCTATAATGCCTACACCGTATGCTGCGAAGAACGATATAATGCCGTAATTGAACCAAGTCTCTATAGGAGGACGGTATAGGTAAAAATTGGAATATAGGATAAAGAACTGACACAGTTGTAAGGTGGTTATGTATTTCTTAACAACCCTAACCTGATTTATTTTCAATAGACAGCCTAGATAATAACTATACATTATGGTATGGACGCCGCTATTCAAGAGACTAGCCATAAAGACCATATCAACCTTATATTGATACATTAGATACCAACTCAGCACCGCGCCTATATGATGGTATTTTTGTAGAAATAACGGCATCTTACCATTAAGATACAATAAAAAAGTGTCGGCGAACTCGTAATACTTAGAGATATAAAACCAATATATAATGGTATCAAATTTAGGATTTGCGAAATAATAGTTGTGTTGGAATACAATCCCGTCGTTATACAAGATGTTCGCTAGAGACGCAAAAGTCCATCCGCTAAATATCACCAGTCCCGCATTATGGGCTACCGATAACTTATATAAGAATAAGGGATTTATACGCAGATGCTTGGGATATGCTAGGTATAATGCGATTGCTACGAACGGAGTAATTAGGGACATTTATTACGAGTAATACGAGTATAATATTTAAGTAAAAACCTATTTATTCTTATTTATAGGCAGCCTTTGGAGCCCGCCAATTGTTTTAGTGTTTTGTTGGCTATTATTACGAGGGGATGTATTAGCATTAGTTTTTGGTTTTTTATTACCTCTTGTAAGTTGTAGAAAGGCTTGAGGCGAAGCGGGCGAAGCGCCTTTCTTTTTCATAGTAGGGCTATTATTTGCTTTTGATACCTTCTTCGCTAAATTGCTAGGAGGTGGGCTCTTCACATTATTTGCTTTTTTTGCTAATTCGTAGAGTTCCTTGTTAGTTGGACTGTTTGAATTATTTACCATTTTTCCTTAAGTAGTTTCTAGGACTTCTATAATAAATGCTATAAAATAAAAAATGTTCTAATCTCTCTAAAAATTGATTAACAGACATATTGGTTAATATTAACGCCTAGATAAGACAGCCGCTCGTCAGCCGCTTCGCTATCACATCGTAGCCGCTTCGCTATCACATCGTAGCCGCTTCGCTATCACATCGTAGCCGCTTCGCATTTCAACAGCCGCTTCGCATCTCGCTATCGCTTCGCAGCCACATCCGCTCCCATCGCAACAAAAATGCTCCAATACCTCTATCATTACATTAAGGATATGGAGTTCTCAGGTGTGTTTGACCTTTGCTATAATGATACTGGGAAATATGTAGTTTATCTCAAGTATTTCTTGTTTATCAAGTTCGGCGACCTAGTGTATGTTGATATTAAAGGAGTAGGAACTATCGTCATATCCTTTGCTGAACTGATGAACCACAGGTATCTAAAGATGTATTATGAGTTGTCTCTCGTCCTAACCGAGAATAAACACAAAATTATAGAGAAAAAGAAAGTGGATTATCGCTATATTGGGGAATACAACAAAGAAATCTACAAGGAGGAAAGGGACTGGTTTATTGATACGGCGTATTTTATTGAGGACTTTAGCACCAAGGTTAAAAAGGTTGAGACAGGGAAATACTACTGCTATTACGCCATAAACCCTAATGACTTGAGAAATATGAGCGTATCTAGTATAGACGATGTTGTGAAGTTTTACGAAGTATTATATTGCCGCTACGGATACGAACAGGTAAGTATATTTACTAGGTTGTTTGCGGATTATACCAACCTGATGCTAGAATATAACATTAAGACAATTGAGAAAGCCGTAGAAGAAATATCAGTTAGCCAAGAAGACGACAAGAACTTTGTAAATCTTCTAGAACTCAATAAAAAAGGGATGAATGGCGACATATTTCGCATCCTATATAATGCGGTGATTAGCACAAAAGGACAAAAGAATTACGATGCGCTCATTAAGGACTGATTGACGGAGCGAAGCGACGCAACGCTGATATGTATATATAGCATTTTATATATTTTTTATTATGCTTAAATGTTAAGCGCGCCTATTATATAATATATGCCTTCGTATTTAGATGTGTTGCCTGAGGATGTTTTGGCGCATATCTATAAAATGCTATATAAATCTGTTGTAAATGATATGAAAAATGGGAATAAGTTTAAAAACATAGAATGCTTCAACAAGTTGCTTGAGATATCTATGAACCCTTATGTGGATAACTTGAACTACTATTCATATGTGGTTAATTCACGCATAGATAATATTGTAAGAAAATATAGGATAGGATACCAAGAAGACCAATATTATAATTCATTATTATATAGTTCATCGCTGTATTATAAATCATATTACATAAAATCGCTAGATATCGTAATAAATAAGATAGAGATATTTAATTTTTTTATATATAATTTATACAAAGATGATGACAAAGGTCTAGAGTTATTTAACGATACCTATTTCACTACCAGTTATTATTCAGGAACTATGAAGGGGATAAATAAGAATGGCTTTGTATTAGAGAAGGATAGTTCCTTTAGGTGTTTGGCTGAAGTCATATTTTATATAATAAATTTCTACGACTATGTGAAGCAAATCCTCTATATGAATATAGATATGCTAGACCAGTTAGGCGATGTTCCAGACTTATCTAGCACAAAAATAAAGGAGCGTAATAATCTAATAGACATACATAACTACCATCTAAATCACCGATTATTAGACGGGATACTCTATGACATTATAAACAATTGTTCTAAACCGCTATTAAAATAATAAAAATTGATTAGTAATTCAGTAAAATATAATTACGAGCCACCCAGTCTTCGCCAGTCTTCGCCAGTCTTCGCCAGTCTTCGCCAGTCTTCGCCAGTCTTCGCCAGTATCGCCCGTCTGTCTTCTCCTGTCCTGTTGCTACAAGACCGGTGAAGACCACAAAGGATACTAACGAAAGAGATACCAAGAGATAGACATAATGAGTTCGCCTGTTGTCGTTAATGACGATACTCAAATTATGATTGAGGAGCACGACGCCGGTTCGCTAGAGTTCTCGGCATATCATTACCACCACAATAGGGAACCTTACTATATCCTGTTTATCAAGAATAACGACAAGGTATATATTGAGAAGATTGACACGCATTCGCATAGGTGCAAGTATGTTAATGATGTAGTGATGCCTTTCGCTGTTATGGAGAGTAACGAAAAACTCAAAAAATACTATGATATGTCGGTTATGCTGAAGAATACCGGCAATAAGGTATATTACGATAAACTCGGTATGTATTCTAAGCGTTTGATACAGACTTACGATACTGACAGCGATAGCGACAGAGAGGATAGCGACGATGAATGCGGTAGCGGCGGCGACGCCAAAAAGAGAGAGAAGAAGCCTAAGCGAACAAACAGGAACTGGGCTATCTGTTGCGATAAAATCTGGAAGAATATGCGCGTATCACCTAATAATCACACTCTAAACTGCTATTATAATATCAATCCTTACACAAATGAATATAAGGTGGATACTGAGAAAAAGATAAGCTGTTTTCTCACACACTTTAATAATTTCACAAAATATAACTCTATACCCTCTGCGATTGAGAAAGAGATTGTTGCGAATTACAACGATGTCCCTCAATTAACTAGAGATAATGTGCGATTATAAGAAATGCCGCTCAGACAACCTTAGAGGTGCGTTATTCTTAAGTAATTGTAGAGGTGGATTAACGATAGGTAGGTCGCTCTTGTTGGGTTTTATGCTGTAGTCATAGACTTCGTCGGGTTTGTTAGAGTGGTTCTCTTTGCCTCGTAATGTGGAGTTATAGACTTCTTCTAACTCAGGGTCGCAATTGTCATTACTAGGACTTCCTAGTGTATTGTTATTGACATTCGGGTTATCGTTGAGTATATCTATGTTATCTATGTTGTATGTATATATATTTTTGTTATCTGTGTTATCTGTTTTTTTATGTTCTGTGGATACTTGGCTATTATTGCTATGCCTAGGATGCTGCGAAGCCTGCGAAGCCTGCGAAGCCTGCGAAGCCTGCGAATGCCTAGGATACTGTGGATGTAGATATTGCGAAGCCTGCTGAGCCTGTAAGTTATAATAGTAGATTACTAATAACAATCCTATAAATATAAAAAATACAAAATAATATCCCTCGTAATTCATAATTCTTTTTACTATATTACTATATTATAATCTATATAATATCTTTAGTCTTCCTCTACAAACCTCAGTTTCTTTTTAAAGTCGGCGTCGTCAGCGTTATCATCATCATTTGTTTCCACGGCAGCGCTAGCGGCAACGCTTTCTTCGCTTTCTATCTCTTGGTTATCTACATAATATGATACTCGGTATTTGTTGTTATTATAGAACTTTAGGCGTGCCGCGCCTTTTCTCTTGAATATTGAGAAGTCGTCTAGTATGTCAATACATAGCGGGATGTATTTTCGCTTCTCTGGCGGTTCTCTAAGAATACGCCCTATAGATTGCTGAATGTCTGATATGGGGCTAGCAAATATAATAGTATTTAAGGACGGGACATTAAATCCCTCCGCAGCCAATTGATATGTCGCTAGAATTATCTGTTTTTCAGCGGATATGGCTAGGTCAGCCTGCTTCATACCACCCACATAATATCCGTATCCGGCAGCAGTAGCATCGCCTGTGCCTGCGCATATCTTATACTCCACTATAAACTTCTCTATGTCTTTCAGTTGATTACGGCGTTCGCTCAATATAAGGATACGCCTATTAGGCTCCTTGCTTAGAATATCCATAAGCAACGAGATGATAAATTGTGTGCGAGGCATAAACGAGCAAACATTATTTATCATTCCGGCGCCATTCTCTTTGCCGTTCCACATAAGTTTCACAGTAGAGTAATCTATATGGGTTTCAAAGTATTTATGGATTTGGACTTTCACATCACAGAACTCCTTATTCTTAAGTGTATATACGGATTTGCCTATATAATATTCAAAGACCTTGCGCATACCGTCTTTGCGGTTCAGGGTAGCTGATAACCCAAGAATGACAGGATTATTCAGTTTTCTAAATGCCTTACAGAATACTTGCGCCCCTGTATGATGGACTTCGTCAATAATAACAAACCCTATGTCGTCAAAGATGCTCTCGTCATAGTCTCGCATCGCAAGAGATTGTAGCGAAGCGACTATAAAGTCCTTCCCTGCGACATCTACCTTTTTCTGCTTAATTATACCAACTTTTGCGTCGGGCGCAAACTGTGCGACGGTATCTGTGAATTGCTGGTTGAGAAAATCCTTATGACTTATGAATATCGTCTTCTTTTTTAAGGCGCACGCTATATATAGGCTCATAATTGTTTTACCAAAACCGCAAGGAACCGATATGATACCGCCCATTTTTTGTGGGTCGTTAGCGGCTTTTAAGAAGTTGGCGATAGGCTCCTGTTGCGCTTCTCTAAGACTGCCTATAAATTTAACATCAATATCGGCGCCTCCTGTTAATTTACAAAGCGTCGGCGCTCCGTATTTTTGGAAACCATAGTATCTCGGTATGTATATTCGCTTGTCATTCTCGTTATATAAATAGAAGGTTAAGTCTTCGGTGGAATTAGAGGCGCCCTTGCCTCCCTTGCCGCCCATATCAAAATTAACTCTAGGAACCATCGTCAAATCCTTTTTTATATTATCTAGTTCTTTTTCACTCAAAGCCGACTTTAATATACCATAGCCGTTTCTTGACAATATAGAATACATTCTTTAATTATATGAATTAGAAGAATATATAAATGATTGTCATTTTTTTATATGGATTATAGTATAGTAAGTAGTATAGTATTATGTATATTATAAATTCGTTTAGAGCCTTAGCCGTAATCCTATTGGCGACTATATTGATTATTAAAGAGGTGCCTTTTAAAGCTCTGTTTAAAGATGCGATGATACAGTTCTACTTGGCGTTAGCCTGTATGCTATTTCTACTACTCGTTGATAATATCTTCGGGTTCATATTATCCATCTGCCTATTATCGCTATACTTTAGAATATATACTAGCGAACTCAAAAATAAAAAGGTATCTGGTGAAGGTAGCGGTGACGAATGTAAATGCGACGGCAACGGTAGCAGCGGCAGCGGCAACAGCGGCAGCAAAGAGAACTGTTCGTGTAGCGGCAGCGGCGGCAGCAGCGGCAGCATAGCTGATAGCAAATGTTCTGGCGATAAATGCGAATTAAATATGGCGCATCTTGATACCAATAAACACGCTAAGTTAGCGGGAGCAGCGGGAGCAGCGGGAGCCGCACAAGATACGCAAATGATGACATTAAATAGCGCTACAGGTGAGACACTAGTGCCTTATATAACAGAAGAGAACCTTCTAGCCGCGCAATCAAATATCGTTAATCCTGTAGAATATAATAAGGAGTTGAATGATGTAGATAAGAGCGTGTATGGCTCGCAAGGATTGGACACTAAGAATATACATATTAGAGGCTATGATACAAGTAGTGAACACTTGGGAACTCTAACATTTGCTATTGTATAGGACTTAGGACAAATTAAAAATATAGATTATTATTAAGAGATTATTAGATTTTTTAATAATGTACGAACCCTTCGTTTCGAATACTGAGAATGATAAAATAGTAGAGCAAATATTCACTATTCTAGGATACTCCACGCTTACGCTTGTGGTATGTGGCGCTTTATTGTGGGCGTATTATACTACCGATAAAAACCAGTATTTATTTATATCTGTATTCTCGCTGTTTGTGCTTTTCTACGCTATCATCATCATAGCAATTGTAGTAATAAATAAGAGCAACTACGATGCTATATCCTACGCCATCCTATTTGGTATCACAATATTCGTAATATTCACCACATTCTTTGTATGTGTCTTTTTCCTTCTTAAAAACTTTAACTTAATATCTTCAGGGACGGCTAGCACCGGTATTGCTAGAACAAATATAGATGGTATGGGTAATAATGCTGGTAATGCTGGTAATGTAGCTAATGGGGATTATAGGAGATACTAGGCACCGTCTAGATATACTCAAAGAATGACAAAACATAGATTATAGAGAATAGCGAAGCGGATTTTATATATATATCAAAGTTATTTAAATTGTCCTGTAAATAATCGGGCATCTTCTCATACACTGTATTAATAATACCAGAATGATATATGATAACCGCTAATATCACCAATATTAAACTCTTTTTTGCTACCTCCGTATCTAAATACGAAGATATGTTGTCATACTTACTATATCCATATGGAGATGAAGGATATGAAGGATAATGCGGCGACATCGGCGGATGCTGCGGAGCGTGCGACTGCTGCGGAGAGTGCGACTGCTGCTGCGGCGACAGGGGAATATAAGGGGGTTGCTGAGCTTGCGGTGTTCTAGGTTGTTTAGATAACATTAGTTCTTCTTGGAATTCATTAAGAACATCTTGGACGATTGGGTCGTTAATGTCGTTAGCATCGCTAGCCCCACCCGTTCCCTGTTGCGTTTTCATAGGTAATGTGCTTATAGGCGTTGACATTTTCTGTTATAATTCTATCTATTGATATATAATATTTTCAATATTTAGCATATTACGCGATATATCTTTGCTCGTTTCTTTATATGCTTTTTCATCTCCTTAAGTAGCGAAGGCTCGCTCAAAGAAACTAGGGGCGCTCAATAGATTATCAGGGGCTATATTGATATCATAGGGTTCTAAGGGCTTGTTAATGTCTAATGGATTACATTTAACAGGGTAGGACTTATACTTATAGCAAGTATTCTCTAGATTAAAAACCTTACCTTCAATATCGCTGATATTAGGCGCAGAATATAGCACACAGTTATCTTTACAAATGCGCCTAAAAAGCAGCGCTAGCGCTAGTCCAAATAGCGCACTAACTATTATTTGTCCTGTCTCGTCATAAAACATCCTGTCTATAGTAATTCTTAATCCCGATGCGTCCTTAGCCTTTTTACTCATTCTAATCTATAAAAATTAAAAAAATAATTGATAACCATCTCCTTATATAATAGGCTGTGTTAGGGATGCTCCGGTACATTTAACCTCCTCTGCGTTAAACTTATAGCATAATTGGTTATGGTCTCTATATACTATTTTATTTGCGTTATAAGGCGTGGGATATTTTATGATATTCCTGATAGGTGGAGACGAAATATATACATACATAACTCCTAATAAAAAGGCTATTATAAAACTGAACCAGTTAATCCTAAATGTCCTGTTGTCTTGCGTGGTTTTAACCATAATAATAACCTCTATTTATTTATCTATTTTATAATTTTATTATGGCGCCTTAGGCTTCTTATAAGATGGGTCTTTAATACATCTATTTGTTTTAGGATTTAGTATTTTACCTTCAGGACATTCTTTTTCTTTCGGGGCGGCTTTAGGCTCCTTAGGCTCTTTAGGCTCTTTAGGCTCTTTAGGCTCTTTAGGCTCTTTAGGCTCCTTAGGCTCTTTAGGCTCTTTAGGCTCTTTAGGCTCTTTAGGCTTCTTATAAGACGGGTCTTTCACACATCTCTTAGTTTTTGGATTTAGTATTTTACCTTCAGGACATACATTTGCTGCGTTAGCGTTTTTCTTATCATCCTTAATGACCCTTTCGCGCTCATTTAAGTTTATATGGGCGTATGTGTATATTTCAGGGACATTAGATGCGTCGTATTTGTAATTTAGATATTCATATAAAGCATCTAGCGTCCCAGCCTCCCTATATATATTATAGAGTTCTTCTTTCTTTCCTAAGAACAACTCATATTCATAATTGTTCCTTTCCCTAGGGTTCTTATATAACTCATCGTATTTCATTATCTTTTGCTCTATAACATTACTTTCATCGCTCTTGTATTTGTTATAATCGCCAACCTGCTTTTTAATTATATTTAACTTAGCAGGCTCAGTATCTTTGCTATACATATTGATATTTAAGATACTTTTTTCTATATCTTTTAATATTTCCATTTACTAATATGGCGGATAAAAAATACTAACAAATTAATATGACAGGATGTCTTCAAACATACCCTTATAAAATGTTTGAAGGCTTTCTGCGGGTTTTAACTGTTCCTCATAAACGCTGCGCGGTATATACTTAATAACCACCTTATCTTTTTTACATACCGATTTATTATTATAATAGCCTTGTATAATCATTAAAGAGCCTATAAATAATAAAAAGATTGCTATTGGTTTCATCTCTTAATATAAAGAAATAAGAAAAAAATAAGAGTATTACGAAGACGCTAGTTTTGCGATTATTTATTCAAGCCCTAGTTTTTGAGAACTCCAGCCATCAACCTTCTCAATACTGTCTTTAAGTTCCGTTAATTCAACTGTTTCAGGTTCATCAGTCGCTGTAGCCATAGCATCTTCTATGGATGCTCCGGCTGTGCTCTCAGTAATAGATACAATCTCATTAGCAGCCGCTCCCGCTCCGCCGCTAGCAAACATAGAAGACTTCCTATTGTCAAAGATAACATCCTTGTCAGTCATATTCTTCTTATACTCTTTCATTAGGGTATTGAGTTGCGTCTCAGCGTATTCTTGGTTCTCCAAGCAATCAGGATTAGGCGACCAAGGACACCAGCAACCTACCTGAGCGATATAGATGTTGAACTTGTTGTCAATCTTCTTGACAAACTCGCTACGGTTCTTTGCCTCCTCAATCGTATCAAACACGCCTCTTACCTTAATGCCTCTAATGGATGTGGTGAAGTTATTATCACGGTGATAAGATGTCTCCAGTTCTTGGTTATTCACCGACTTATAAAACCCGTATTGCTCGCTCATATCCTTCGGGTTAAAGATAAAGGCATTATTCTCTTTCACCGAGTCAACAAAATCTTTAGAGTCACTATACTTTGCCGAAATACCATCAAGAAGTTTTGTCATATCCTCGCTAAATTTAGTAATAAACTTGCTAAACATATAAGCTTCCTTATTCACTAGGACATCCTCGGGGCTGATAAATGATAGCAGCACGAAATTTTGCCCCCTGATAGGCTTGTCCTCATCTAGATAATCTACTTCTTTCACGCTAGTAATGGTAGTAGCTGAAGCGGCTGAAGTAGCTGAAGCGGAGGCAAGTTCTTCTACGGACATTTTATAATATATCTTTTTCTAAATAGTATATATATTATAAATCTTATATATATTTTGTTATATATATATTAGTATAACATACAAGTCCAGCCATAAAGAAGATGGAATATTCTGTGGATTTCTGGGATGTTGTTGTAAGACTTCTTAAATATTCATTCGAGGGTCTCATCGTCGCCTTCGTAGCCCTCATATTACCTAATAACAAATTGGATTGGAGCGAAATATTTATGCTGGCTTTAACCGCTGCTTGTACCTTCTCCGTCCTTGACTTGCTATCTCCAGCAGTTTCAGCAGGTGCCCGTCAAGGTGTAGGGCTAGGCGCTGGCTTCAGGATGGTAGGTTTCCCTAACGGAATTTAGGGATAGCCGTAGCTGCCTTGCCGAGATATTTATAACGAAGGTCTTGAAGGTAGCGAGTTATTTATAACGAAGGTCTTGAAGGTAGCGAGTTATTTATAACGAAGGTATAATCTCGTAATTAAGTTCTATACATATTTTTTTCCATATTTGGTCTTGTACATATAGTTTCTCTCTGCTTTTTAATAAAGGGAAATACTTGAGATATTCATTTAGCCCCAATATTTGAAAGAACTTATACAAAACATAACTATAAGACAAGAAGTTCTTCCTGTCCTTCGGGCAGTGTTTCAAGAATGGCGCTTGTATATTTCTAAACATATTACATAACTTATCCTCCAGTTCTTGGCTAAATTGCGGAGTGGGTATCCCGTTAATCCGGTTAATAATATAATTGATATGCTCGTAATACTTGTTAATCCTCAGCCGCTTGAGAATGTCCCTCATCTTGTTATATGTTATTGTCTTAGTATCCATAATTTTCTCCTTCTTTATCTCTGTTAAAATCTTCTCAAATATTTCGTCAGGAATATCCGTGCTCTCTTTCCCCTGAACCTGATTACACCATTCCCTAAAATGATTAATACGCTTATAACTAAAATGCGAGGTATCCTTGGTATTCTGCTTTAATATAGGTCTGTTCTGCTCGACTAGCAGCAACTCTTGATACCCGCAAATATTACAAATAATTATAGCATCGTGCTGTAGACAAGTCATCTGGTTCTTACAATTCTTACATATTTCTATGTCCTCCTCCTCCACATTCCTAACATACTTTTTGTTTATTATAGACATATACTTATCCACTAGCGAACTCTTATCTATCACATTCTCTTTAACGCTATTTGTATTACTATTAAGGCACGATGGATTATGTCTAATGACGCCTAGTGAGCCGCCGCTCCCGCCGTTCTCGCCGCTCCCGCCGCTAACACAGCCTAAATTATTTTCGCTGCTTAAATTATTAAGGGCATCTAGAACATTTATTGTAGTCGCTGAAACAGACGACCTCTTCTTTTTAGAATCGTTCTTGTAAATCTTCGGTTGCCTACTCAGCAATTCGCTAGAAGATATACAGACACCGTTAGATATAGAGGCGTGAGTATTGCTGATGTTAGACTGTTTCTCCACCGTATCGTAATACTGAAATAAAATATAACTGGTGTTCTTGTAATACTCAACTTCGTTATACGAGTCTAACTCCTTAATATTGTTTTTAAGTTCTATAATTTTCTCCCTAATAATAATATTGCTAGTCCATAGATTATTCACATATTCCTTGTCGGCAGCAGCGGTAGCGGCGGCGTTCCTATAAACCCCGATATTATCCATAATGAGGTTAGATTGTGCCTCTAAATCCAGCAATAATATCCTGTAGTTCTCTTTGTCCTTGTTGGTAAGTTCAAACTTCTTTATAATATTGTTGTGCATCGCATCCAAAGTGAATACCTCATTATTGTCAGTAACATACTTTTTTTTAGACGATTTCTCTTTAAACATCGTATATAATAGAATAATTAATATTAATTTTTATATAATAAAATAATATGTATTAATACACATAATACATATAGATAGATTTAATTCATATTTTTTTCTCCTCTAATAGTATAAAGAATATAGCGTAAATGGGTGGTGGTCTTCTTCAATTAGTAGCTTACGGAGCACAGGATGTTTATTTAACTGGTAATCCTCAAATTACCTTCTTCAAGGTTGTGTATCGTCGTCATACTAACTTCGCTATTGAGGCTATCCAACAAACCTTCAACGGCACCGTAGGATACGGACAAACTGTTAATTGTCAAATATCCCGCAACGGTGATTTAATCAACCGTGTGTATCTCCAAGTTGCCCTACCCAAGATTACAGGTATTGATGGTCTTACTGCTTATAATAATGAAGGCGCTCGCTATGTTAACTATATCGGTCTCCGTCTTATTAAGTCCGTCCTTATTGAGATTGGCGGACAACAAATTGACAAGCACTACTCCGACTGGCTATACATCTGGAACGAACTCTCCCTGCCCCGCGGCAAGCGCTACGGTTATGATACTATGGTTGGCGCTGACAAGGATATCACCTCGTATAACAATACTACCCTCTACATCCCTCTAGAGTTCTGGTTCTGTCGTAATGTCGGTCTCGCCCTCCCTCTAATCGCTCTTCAATATCACGAAGTTAAGATTAAGATTGACTTTGAGACTAAGGCAAACTGCCTTATCTCCCTAAAGCCGTCCGCATCTACCGATTCGGAAGCCTATGTTTCAGGCACCCCTCCCACCGGTACTGTTGCCGACATTACTGATATGTCCCTGTGGGTTGATTACATCTTCCTTGATACCGATGAACGCCGGCGTTTCGCTCAGTTGTCGCACGAGTATCTCATAGAGCAACTCCAATTCACCGGAACTGAGACCCTTAACGGCGGTGCTACTAACCGTGTTAAACTTAACTTCAATCACCCCTGTAAGGAACTAGTCTGGGTCGCCAAGCCCAACAACTTCGCAAAGAAGGCTTGCTGGTATAACTACACTAGCGTTGATAATGTTGATTTAACCAGCAGCATCATAACCGCACAACTCCCTGCTCCTGTTGCAGGTAATATTAATATTACCAACTTCTCCTCATCTAACTATATGGCTGGTTTCAACTTCGGCAGCAACAATTCAGGACAAATCGCCGCTTCATCTCCTTTCGCCGATACCATCCTCCAACTTAACGGCAACGACCGTTTCAGCGTTCGTGACGGCACCTACTTCTCGTTCGTCCAACCCTATCAGCATCACACCAATATCCCTAGCAATCCTGGTATTAATGTGTATTCTTTCGCACTCAAGCCGGAAGACCATCAACCGTCAGGCACTCTCAATATGTCCCGTATTGATACCGCAACCCTTATGGTTACCACCAAGGCAGGTTTAAAATCTGCTCTCTCAGGCACCCCTGCCTTAACCTATGATGGTATCAACATATACGCTGTGAATTATAATGTTCTTCGTATCCTCTCGGGTATGGGCGGACTTGCTTATTCCAATTAAATATTATACAGTATTGTTATGTATATATATATTACTTTGTAATGAGTGTATAACGAATGTATAACGAATGTATAACGAATGTATAACGAATGTTATTCCCTTTTTTTTTTCTCCTCTAATAGTATAAAGAATATAGCGTAAATGGGTGGTGGTCTTCTTCAATTAGTAGCTTACGGAGCACAGGATGTTTATTTAACTGGTAATCCTCAAATTACCTTCTTCAAGGTTGTGTATCGTCGTCATACTAACTTCGCTATTGAGGCTATCGCACAAACCTTCAACGGCACTCCTGGATACGGCAACCGTGTTACTTGTCAAATATCTCGTAATGGCGATTTAGTCCATCGTATGTATCTTTCTCTCAAGATACCCACGGGAAATACTGTAGAGTTATGCGCCTTCTATGGTCTTCGCTTAATCAATTTTGTTGAGATTGAGATTGGCGGACAAAAGATAGACAAGCACTACTCACACTGGCTGTATGTCTGGAACGAACTCTCGTTACCTAAGTCAAAGCGTGACGGCTATAATAAGATGGTGGGTCAAACTGGTGGACTTCTCACAGACGAGACCCTTTATGTGCCTCTAGAGTTCTGGTTCTGCCGTAATGTCGGTCTCGCTCTTCCTTTAATCGCTCTTCAATATCACGAAGTTAAGATTAACATCCAATTTGAGACTGGTGCTCTATGCCGTGGCGCAGGCACCGACGCTTCAGCCTTCCCTAACGCTACTCTCTGGGTTGATTATGTATTCCTTGATACCGACGAGCGCCGCCGTTTCGCCCAGTTGTCTCACGAGTACCTCATAGAGCAACTCCAATTCACGGGCTCTGAATCAATCTCCTCAACCAAATTAAACTCCAAGCTCTCCTTCAATCACCCCTGTAAGGAACTTGTATGGTTCGCTTCTAAGAAGTCAGTCGCTTCAGGAACCACTCAGCAAACAACCAACAACAACTGGTTCAACTACACAACCGCACAGGATGCTATTAACATAGGCGCTAACGCCCCTTATAACTTGAACCTTCTACACAACAAGACCGTTAGTTCAAGTTCTATAACTGCGATGAACCCTATCACAACTGCTAAACTTATCCTTAACGGTAATGACCGTTTCTCGGGACGCCCAGGTTCATACTTCAATCTCATACAGCCTTTCCAGCATCACGAGAATATCCCGACGAATGCCGGTATTAATGTGTATTCATTCGCCCTCAAGCCAGAGGAGCACCAACCTTCAGGCACTCTCAATATGTCCCGTATTGATACTGCTACCCTTTCTCTTGACCTTAACGCGACCTTAACTGCTACCGATATGTCATCCACTTTAAATGTGTATGCCGTTAATTATAATGTTCTCCGTATCCTTTCTGGTATGGGCGGTCTTGCTTATTCTAACTAAATAATATATAATGGTAATATGTAATGGATATATACTAGATGTAATGGATATACTAATGTAATGAGTAATGAATGTATAACGAATGTATAACGAATGTTATTCCCTTTTTTTTTTCTCCTCTAATAGTATAAAGAATATAGCGTAAATGGGTGGTGGTCTTCTTCAATTAGTAGCTTACGGAGCACAGGATGTTTATTTAACTGGTAATCCTCAAATTACCTTCTTCAAAGTTGTATATCGTCGTCATACTAACTTCGCTATTGAGGCTATCGAGCAAACCCCGACAGGCAGCAATTCTCTCGGTTCTCGTGTAAGTTTCCAAATCACCCGCAACGGTGATTTAATCCATCGTGTATATTTCTACGGTGTTATTACAGCTACTGGTGGAACTGCCGGAACCTCCCCCGTTGCTCTCGTCCCTAACTTCGGTCATAAACTATTAAAGACGATTGAACTTGAGATTGGCGGGCAACGCATAGACAAGCATTACTCAGAGTGGCTATACATCTGGAATGAACTTTCGCTCCCGATAGGAAAGCGCAACGGTTATAATGCTATGGTTGGTGCTAACCCCCGCAACATCTCCACTAAACTTATATCCGGTCAAGAATATGAACTCTATGTGCCTCTTGAGTTCTGGTTCTGCCGTAATGTCGGTCTAGCTCTCCCTTTAATCGCTCTTCAATACCACGAAGTTAAAATCAATATTGAATACGAAAACGAGGCTGGTATGAAGGATACTAGCGTTAAAAACTATACCTATGAGGAGGAGACAACCGGCACCCCTGGATCATATGTTAGCAACAGCACTTTTGCTAATAATAATGTCGCCCTGCGCCTTGACAAGGCTACCCTGTGGGTTGATTACATATTCCTTGATACCGATGAGCGCCGCCGTTTTGCCCAGTTGTCTCACGAATACCTGATAGAGCAACTTCAATTCACCGGTGCTGACTCCATAACTTCATCTGGTGACTCTATGAAGAGCATCCGTATGAACTTCAACCACCCGTGTAAGGAACTTGTCTGGACTATCAAGAATACCTCAGCGGATGTGTATTGGAACAATTACTCAACTGCTGGCGATACTCGTGCTAATAATGACCATCTTGACTCGTCCAACCCTGTTACTAACGCTAAGATAATGCTTAATGGTAATGACCGCTTCGCTACTCGCAAGGGCGAGTATTTCTCCCTCGTCCAACCCTATCAGCACCACGAGAATACCCCTGACAAGTTCCACCAAGGCATTAATGTTTATTCATTCGCCCTCAAGCCCGAGGAGCACCAACCCTCAGGCACCCTCAATATGTCCCGTATTGATACTGCCGTCCTATCGCTATCGTCCAGTATGTCTGGTGTCATCAGCATATACGCCGTGAATTATAATGTTCTCCGTATCCTCTCGGGTATGGGCGGACTTGCTTATTCCAACTAAATATTATACGGTCTTTGCCGGTCTCTTTTTTCTATCTTATCGTATATAAGGAATGGTCTTAATAATTGTTAAATGTTAGATGTTAGATGATGTCTATAATTATCATCTATTATCATTACTGGTGTAATAAAGATAAAAATAATATTACTTAGGTATTTTTAGGGAATGCTAGCGAGGCTTAGATAAGTTAGAAACTTTTAGAAATATATAAAGTTGTAAAAGTTTTTAGAAATAGTTAAAAGTTTCTAAGATAATAAAAAATAAATAATAGTAATACTAGATAATACTAGGAGACACCTCTTAACATCGTTCTATTACCATACTTGATGTTCTCTATGATGTATCCCTCGCAAATCCTATATAAGAATAACTAATAATCGTCTATCAGTTTCTTAATATAGTTTTGTGCGTCATTATTAGCAGTACTATCAGTATTAATTAATTTTTCGTAATCATTAATACCGTATAGGTTGAATAGTTTGTCTAGTGATTTTGTCAAAGCCCTCTCTAATTTGCCTTTGTCCTTACTCTCCAAATTTCTTTTTAACTTATTTAATTTGTTTAAAAAGGTAGCATACGATTCAATCATAAACGCCTCATCTATATCAACTATGTCATTCTGTTTAAACAATCTATCAAACTTGCCTATATTCCTATCACATATTTTTGTATAGGTCTTTAACAATACCAATAGATTATCGGCATTATCCAATTCAACCTTGCCTTTCAAACTGTCTTGCTCATTCTCATATAATATCAACTTTCTTAAGGTTAAAAGCAGGCTTATTAAATTATACTTGGTGCCTGCATTATTATTTAGAATTTGTTTGATACCATCAACTATAAATTTTTTTATCGCACTATAATCATCACCTGTGTTTGTATCAATCGCATAAGTAATTTGCTGTGTAATGTATTTCATCATATCATCAAGATTATTTCTAAAGACACTTTTATTAATATCATTAATACCATCTAACTGCATTTTATTATCATATATTTCTAATAACACTTTAACTTTCTTATATTTTTTAACAGCCGCCTCAGCTATAGCCTCCGCTACCTCTTCTTCTCTTATTTTTTTTGTTCCTTTATCACGCATCCCCTCTCTTTCTTTAATATCTATCCCCTTCAACAACTGCTCGCCAATATTACTATTTGTCTTGAGGCGTTCTAAAACATCAACCAGTTCCTTCAGCGCAATAATTATATCTAATCTTTTTTTCTTCTTTTGTGCCTTATTTTCATCGCTAGCGTCTTTCTTAATAGTCTTCTTGTTATCCTCAATAATAGCTTTAGCCTTCTTTATTTTACTTTTAATATCTTTAAAATTGTAATAATTCACTAGGTCATTTAAGAAACTCTCGCCTATATAGCATATATTGTCGTCGTCAATAGCATCCTCTAAATCCCTTAGCGTATCAATTGATACTTCTCTAAAGTTTCCTTCGTCTTCTAATATCTCCTTAATAACATCATACTTGAAACACCTTATTTCCTCATAGTTGGTTCCCTTGATATATTGTAAAGATATATAGCGTAAGTTATCATTCATTAACAGTTATTGTGGTTAGTATCCTTCTAAAATAATTAGAGATATATATTACACCGCCTTTTAACCATCCCCCGTCCTTCCGTCCGTCCCCTCCCAAAAAATCACTTAAGAATAAGAGGGCTAAAACTTCGTAGCGATTATGCTAGTGAATAGCCAGATAAACATAGTGAATAGCGATAGCGCCTTAGATAGTTGCTTGCGTTCCTCAAAGTCCAATATTTTAACGCCATCGCGCTCTTCATCGGGCTTATATTCGTTGCTCTTTTTAATATTTAATATGATAGGGATTACAATCAATAGTAATATTAATGAGGTGTGAATGAGTAGCCGCGATATCCCATTTGTCCCCATATAAAAATAGTAAAAGAGCGTGCGGATACTATTTATAATTCCATTAAAGTTCATATATTTAACATCAAAACTATTATCTATATTAATGAATAACACAATAAACCAAAATAATATAATATAGATGACAGCGTAATATATGAAGCCCTCATAGAAGGTCTTTATAATATTGATGTCTATACACCACTGCACCATAATTATAGTTATATAACGGATAAAAAAAGTCGCAATAATGAATACTATGCGGTCGTCAAAGGTTAGTTCTAGTTCTTCTAATGGATTTTTAGGGTCATCCTCAAATCTCTTAATTTTCTGTATCATCTCCTTGTTTTTAATAGGATTGTCCTTGTCTGCTGAGGATAGCCCATTATATACATCAATATCGTTAGATAACTGCTCTATCTTGTTATCGGTTTTAACTGCTCCTGTATCCTCGCCGCTATCGCCGCTATCGCCGCTATCGCCGCTATCGCTTCTCTCCTTATTCGCATTTCTAAGTTTCTCTATTTTCGGGTCGTCTAGGGTTATCCTACTATATCGTTGAGGTCTTGCCTCTAGATACCTAGCCTTTAATGTATCGTCGTTATATTCGTCTGCGGCTCCACCGAATTGTGGTAGTTGTGCGGTTGATGCTGGTGCGATTGATGGTGCTAGTGCTGTTGGTGCTTGTAGTGCTGGTGGTGCTAGTGCTGTTGGTGCTTGTAGTGCTGGTGGTGCTTGTAGTGCTGGCGCGACTGTTCGTGCTTTTGTTTGCTTTTCTCTTGGTGCTATTGCTGCTATTGCTAGTGTTTCTTTTAGATTATCAATTAAGCCTCCCATAACAACATTAGTCCCTTGCGGTGCTGGTTGCCTTTCTAGTTTTAAAGTTCTTACGGGTTTTGTTTCATTTCTTGAATTGGTGTCTATTCTTTCTGCTTCTTCTAACAGTAAGCTTATATTCGTATCTGCATCTTTATTTACAAACGCATTTCGACGAAAGCTATTTGGTTGTCGTATTATTTCTTCTGGTTTATCACTCTCATCACTCCTAAATCTCTCATCACTCCCATCACTTCTAGCACTCTCATCATTCCTATCACTATCATATCTCTCAGCACTTCTATCATTCTCATTTATCCCATCACTTAATCCCTCCAATCCCTTTATCCAAATTCTCTCATCATTCCTATCACTCCAATTACTCTCATATCTCCCAGCACTTCTATCATTCCCATTTCTCCCAGCACTTCTATCATTCCCATTTCTCCCAGCACTTCTATCATTCCCATTTCTCCCAGCACTTCTATCACTCAATCTATCACTATCAATACTCCCATCACTCCTAAATCTCACATCACTAACATCACTAACATCACTCTCATCATTCCTATCACTATCATTATCTATAAAATTCTCTATTTTTGCTATGTTGCCCGCTAATAACCCTTCGATATCTTTTCTTTCCTTCTCTCTCTCTTTTCTTTCCTTCTCTCTCTTCTTTATCTCATTATCTTTTGCTTTCTCTTCATCATCTTTTTTCTTGCCTTCGTCTAATATCTTTAATAATTCACTAATTCCACTTTTATCGCCATATATTTTTGCCTTCATATTTCTATTAGCATCTTGTGTATATTTTATCAATTTTGTTGCTTCTCCAGCCAATCTCTTTGCTTCTTTTATAAAATTATTCTTTTTTTTAGCAGCAGCAGCGACGGCAGCGACGGCAGCTTTGGTGGTTTTAGCGGTAATACCAGCAGCGGCATCAGTTTCAGCGGCAGCGCCTATTTCAGCAGAATTTTTAATTAATATGTCCTTTAATAATAAACCGCCATTTTGTTTGCTATTATTATACTTTTCAATTTCATTTTTAAAAGTATCCACGCTCTCTTGAAAAGTATTTATTATATCATCATTATGGCTATAACTTTCTAATATTTGCTCTGTTTTCAAATCATTATTAAATCTTGAAATCTTATTATTAAATGTCTCAATAGCAGCCTTAAAATCATCGGTAGCCTCGGTAGCCTCGGTAGCCTCGGTAGCCTCGTTATATAATTTCTCAACACTCTCATATAATTTCTGGGCTCTTTTCTTTTTGCCATTCAATTCACTATTATCACCACCACCTACCTGCGTCGCTGCCCTCGCATTACCTTCTATATCTTTGAGTTTATTAACATAATTGCTAATTTCTCTTATAATTTTTCGTTCCTTTCCTTTTAAAGTCTTGATGCTATTATATTTGTTTAATAATTTAGAGAGGGTATCAGGGTCATTATTAAACACCTTTAATAAATTGACATAGTATTCGTAGCGTTTAGGGTCAAAGTTCTGTAAATCAAAATCACTTATCAAGTTTGTATTAAATTTAACATCGTCATCGTCGTTATTAGTGCTAGTATTGTTAAATATCATATTGTATCTATAATTGGATTTTAATGCTTCTTCAGCAGCAGCAGCCATTATATTATACTTATACTTCCTTAATCGTATTATAGATAATAAATTATTCAATAATAAATTATTCAATATTAAGTATATTAAACATCTTCAATACAATCGCCACAAATACCAAGATAATAGTAATGCCTAAAAGAATATACGAGTATATATCCCTATAATAATAAAACACTATATAGAGCATCATCACAATAATAAAAAACCATATTACGCATATAAACTGTGTCATAATAGTTATAGAGAAGGCGTTAAAGATTGCCTTCGGGCTAGCCAGCCTGTCTTTCAGGCATATCTCTAGATATTCCTTTAAGCCCTTTTCGTTAAAATGCGTCTTGCTAGCGGGGTCAGGCTGTTTATTGTAATCTATAAATATCCGCTTATAGTCGTCTTCGTAAAATATCTCGCCTCTCGTCAATCTGTCTAGGTTCATATCGTAATTTTTGTAATTGAATGGTATATACGAAGCAGGTATCAATTCCAAAGGTATAATCCCGAATGTGTTAAAATACTTGCGATTATATTCCCAGTTGTTATATTCGGCATCTCTATAAACCTTGTCTATCTTTTTGTTAGGTAATACGCTGTATGGCTGAAAGAATTTGCTATATAGCACTCGCATCCTATCAATACTGTCGTCCCGCTTAATGGTGTTTTTATACTCTAGCATATATGCGTCTTTGTGTAAAAACTCACGCATCTTACGAGGCAGATTATAGCAGCATATATAGGCATCCTTGTCTCCTAGCGTATCTATCTCGCAATCCTTGGTGCTACACTTGAGTTCCTTTGTTAAATTGGTTTCTTCTATCATATTTAATAGTTAAAAAGATTATTTAATAGTGCCTATTTGATATTTGCCGATATAACTTTAAAATACACTATTATCAGTATTATATTGAATACATAGGTCGTCGCCAAAGAGCCCGTGGATACATTATTCGCCGCATTTAATACCTCGTCCTCGTTCTCATACTCTTCAGGGGTTTTCATAAGATTTATATTGTCATTAAACATATACATAGATGATTTGCCTTCCATATTCATTATCTTGTCTTCGTCGCCGCTGCCGCTGCTATCGCTAATCTTGTTATTAATACCTTTAATGATATTCGCCAAGTAATTTTTATTATTATTGGCGGATATATTAACAAACCTAGTCTCTAAGTAATTATAGATATATGACAAGTGCTTGTATTTCTCGTATTCGCCACCACCTATTAAAAGACTGTTTAGGGCTACAGCTGTAGCACCTGTGCCGCCACCACCAGTTATATTAACTGCTGGCGCGGTGGTATAACCACTTCCTTCGTTGGTAATTTGAATACTTTCTACGGATGAAGAATTTAGTATAGCTTCCGCAATAGCGCTGGTGGTGCCTCCGCCGCCAATTATATCAATTGTTGGAACTTTAGTATAACCACTTCCTGCTGTGTCAATTTGAATACCTGTTATTATTCCTCTTAATTGGTTTATTGTCGCTGTCGCTGTTGCTTGTATAGTCGCTCCGCCACCTCTAATATTTATTGTAGGAGCGGTTATATAACCGGCACCTCCATTCGTAATATTTATTACCCTTATAGGTGTTCGTGTTAATAATGCTTCAGCGACAGCACCCGTTCCTACATCTTCTACAGGTATTAAATTGATTGTAGGAGGGGTAGTATAACCGCTACCACCATTCGTGAGAGAAATACTTACAATACCGTTAGTATTGCTATTACTATCACTATTAGTAACAAAGGTATCGTCAATATCATAGGTATCGTCGTATAATATATTGGATATCAATTTATATAGGTAGGTAGTCTTCTTCTCGTATATTGCTTTCTTCCTTGCGGTTGCTGCGGTGATTGCGGATGTATTAGCATTAGCGTCAACAACAATACTATTATATTCTATCCGGTTATAATTGATATGCGCAAGAATTAGCAAATACATTGTAATCAGTATTATCAAATTCTTATCTTTCTTATTTTCTAGGTCTGCTGCCTGACTTAATAGGTCTTCGCTGTCTGTGCTATTATCTAGGATATTTGTAAGAGATGTAAGAGATGTCGTGGGCGAAAAGTAATCGGCTATGTTCTTGTCAAATTCTACGCGAACTTTAACATTTATGTCTTTGACAAATTCGGTATAATCGGTGAATGTATTCAGTTTTAATATGAATTTGTAAGGTATCACTTTGTCCCCATATTTATAAAATTTAAACTTATTATAGGCATCTATATTAACCCCCTTCTGTTTGTTCTCGTGATTATTATAGTATATTAAGTTATTATTGAATGTCTCTTCGTTAAACAGAGAGACACACTTCTTTATAATGAGATAAATCTTTAAGATATTGTCCCTGCTAATTATCTCTTTAAAATAGGCATCTATACCTGCTTCGCTGCTTCTTATTGTGCTGTCTGCGCCGAATAGGTGTCTAAACACCTCATATATACTTTCGGCGTGCTTCTTGTCGTAGCCGTCCTTATATAGGTTTTCAAACTTTGCCTTGTAATACTCGCGAAACTCATTATCGTTGCTGAGGACGCTACTATTCAAAGTGGTTAATTTTAGCCGTGTCGATTTAATGCGTGGTATGTCATAGTAATTCTCGTTCTCCTGCGGCTCGTTGATGATACTCTTTCCCTCTGTGTTAGCCGCCAATTTTATATTGCCGCTCAATATTGAATAAAAGACATTTGTAATAATGTAGTGCTGTAGGTAGTTCTTATTACCTTTCAGGATTTTATTGTCATACATTCGTATATAAGGCACCACAACATTATTCAATTTATTTAGCGACCTCTTATAACTGCTGTCAAGGCACTTATAAATGACGCTAGAGTTAAACATCGTATTAAAGCGGATAAACAGCAGTATATAGGTTATCAATATGACGAACAGGATTAGAGGGTATATTATAGAATATACCTTGTTGAATAATTCTGTTAATTCAGCGGTATTTTTCACAAGAATTATACCGTTAATTAGGGCGAGTATATAGATAACTACGATGAATATCACTATAACTATTAAAATCTTGAATAGGTTAGGACGATAGCCCCCAAACAAGAAGGAGGAGACGAAGTAATCGTAGTTATATAAGAAGTCGCCGGTGTTCGCATTTAAATCCCAGTATTTTTCATAAAACAGGTTAGCGTTGTCATAGGATATGTCGGCAGTATATACATAGTCCGTGTTATTTTCGTTATTATTGGTGCTATGTTCGTCTGCGTTGTAGTGATGAGGTATTTTCACAAACTTGTCATATATCAGGGATAAGTTAGATACTGTGGGTTGTTCGGCGGCTTCGGCACCATCCTTCTTCTCTATAATTTTAGCTGTTTTGTCATTAATTATTTTCTTCAAATCAATTATATATTTTAAATTTATGCTATTCGCACTATCAATACCCCCATAATTTTTAATTACGATTGTTGACAATTCTTCAAATGCTAGTAAGACATCTATAATAGCCGATATAGTATCCGTATCAGCTATCTCCTTAGTCGCTAAAAGTTGTTTAATATATATTATCTTCTTATATTCGTCGGATATATCCTTATTTAAATGAGCTATCTGGGTTAATGAGAATTTATCCAACATACCTTCAAAGGAGTTCTTGAGAGACCAGACTAAGCTCTTTGTCTTCAATATAGGCGTTTTATTATTACGAAAAGTCATAACGATATTCATTAGATTAAATAGTAGGATAATAGCAAACATAAAGCATAGGTATTTGACTGTCATAATTAATAAGCCTTCGCTACCGGCTTGTTTGCGTTTTATTAAGAATATGACGCGAGTAATCGCAATTAGCAGAACCAATATATACAGTTTAAAGGTGCTAGAAAAACTGTCAGTGTCATTAACTTTTCCAAAATAATTTAGGTATCCTGTTTCATCGTTAGGGACATATCTGTAAATTATTATTCCTAGCAAAAGCGCCAGCATCAAAAGATTAAGGACATAGTAGTTAGCGTCGCTCTCGCCACCACCGTCGTTGTCGCCTGAATTAAACAGAATAAAGTAGAAATATATGTAAATCAATATGGCGACTATAAAGGTAAATATTATATATGTCTTGGAATTGAAGATGTCGTTCGGCAATAGCAGTTTATAACTGTTTTTCGCCATCTGGTATCGGTCGGTCTCGGCTTCGCAATACACGCTATTACACTTTTCGGTCATTATAATCCTAGACAAATCCTTTATATAGTGGAAGTTATAGACGAATGTGCTGATGTTTCTCATCTCGTTTAAATAGATTATAATCATCATTATAAAAATTGTAAGATTTATAGTGGAAGTCAGCATATTTTATATTTTTAACTTTTACTTTAACTTTAAACCTTATGAAGAAAAAAAGATATTAGAAGATATTGTGTGTATCTAGTTTTGTAATGTATTATAGATGTTATATACTGAGACGCTGAATATTATTATTGCGATTATAGTGAAAAGCAGATACATATAGTTGCCTTGTAGCGATATTGACAGCATATATATAGGGACTATCAAGAATATTATATACACATAAATAAACTGGAATATGTCGCTAACCTTGTTCTTCACCTTGTCCTTCGCCTCCTTACCGTTGTAATACTCTATCTTTTCTATATTCTTTAATGTTATCTTGTAGTTCTCGTTATTGTCGTATTTAACCACAGACACTACATCATCCTTATTCTTAAGTATTTTTGCGGATAGTTCGCTAATAATCGCCTTGTTATTGAGTGCGATATAGGCGATGTCGTTAATCTTATTCTTAGAATACTTCTTTAATATATTTACGATACCGGCGTTTGCCGGCTTATTCTCCTTAAGTAGGATGTCTAACTCTTTCATTAACATAATGTATTCGTATGTATCTGTATCAGCATATAATTCAGTAAGTTTCTTTAATATCAAAGAGAAGAATATTATAAATAATGCGACATATACAAAGAGGGCATACATATAGTTTTTAAATACATTAAATATCTTGTTATCGCTGCTGCCTTCACCGTCCATACATATAGCATAATCGCTAGTAGCCCCTATATTTATTAGTATATTTGCCTGACTTATAAAAAAGACAATTATGACTATAAAGAAGCCTAACGACATATACAAATAGTAGTTGTATATTTTCATAACATTATCTATCTGTTTGTTATTCACGGATACCTTGGCGGCATCTCGGTTCAGCCCCGCGTAATCGCTAGTGCCTATGCCTCTATCGTCCCTTTTGTGGAAGAAGTTTGACAGATTATTATAGTCGTATATATATGACGACATATTCCACATATATGTATCTTTCACATCCAGTTCGCTCAGCAACTTCGCATCATTATTTAAGCAATATTTGTTGAATTTCTCTATATTCTCATAGAGGTCGCTATTATATTTCAATTCTATTATTGGTATCATAGATATCACTATAAGTAGCAGCAATACCATTAGAAATATTTCTAATTCAAAATTTAGAAACATTTTATCTAATTATATAAGGGATATTTATATTATTATATATATTTTACTACTTAGTATTCTTTTTTATCACTATTGTAATACATATAATCCTCAGGCGACGAGAAGTCAAATTTGCCGCCATCGCCTTCACCATCATCGTATCCATAGCCTTTGCCGTCTGCGAAATTACGAAGTTGCTTGAGGACATAATTGTTTCCTGTTAAGAAGCCAGACGATTGATTGTAGGCGCTGTTAAACATCTTGAAGTTTAAATTACAATATATCCCATTACAGGTTTTCACAGGGAATACCTCCTTAATTATAACTGTTAAAACATTAAAATTGTAAGTCTCTATCGCCATATTATTTTCTTTATATAATAATGATATTTATATTTTTATTGTCTATTGTCGCCGCTGTCGCCGCTGTCGCCGCCGCTATTGCTTACTGCTTTCTATTCTTAAGCAGGTTCATCTGGGTCTGCATCTCTAAATCATATGTATCGCAAATGTCTCTTATGCTAGCCCATTTATCGCCACCAGCTGCGCTAACCTTATTTATATCTATTTCCATAGCAGCAGCCTCTGCTGCGATTTCTGCTGCGCTTTTTGTCTTAGGCGCATCTAAGTTCCACAAATCAATCAAGGTATTTATTACATTTTCTTCATTCTTTTTAAATATAACTTCAATCTCCTCTTTAGAAAAATAATCGGGTGCTTGCTGTATAACTTCGTCCATTCTTCTTCTCTTTACTTCTAAAACTACTATAACTTTATATATTTATATATTTATTTTTGTTATTATTCTTATTATTATAATTTTCAGCAACCTCATAGGCTATCTTTTCGTATGGGTGCTCTTCCGTAAATTTCTTATGTTTCACATCATTAATGCTATTCGGCTTGTCATTACGATACAAGCAAACCATCACCTTGTCTTCGTCGTAATCCTTCGTGTCGCTAGCAGCACTAGCAGCACTAGCAGCACTAGCAGCGCCCGTCATAGAATTCCATATGTCTCTAGCGGCAGCCGTAGCCGTCGTCGTGTCCGTAGCTGTCGTAGCCGTCTTAGGATAATAATAGAGTTTATTATTTGTATCAGGGTTAGACCGGATATACTTAGCGTGCCTAAAGGACTTCTTGTCTAGTTCCTTAAGTCCCATTTCTGTTATTATTTTGTCAAAGAGTTCAGGGTTATATCGTTGATATATATGTATCTTCTCGTGTATCAGGGTGCTCGTTAAGTCTAGTTCGTCATACTTTAAAACATTCTTAGATAATAATATGATATTCTCTCTGGTATGCGGTAGCCCCTGCTCGTATTCTTTAATAACATCTTTAGAATAGTTAGCATAGGTATTTGCGAATACCCATTTAATACCCGCAATTTCCTTGCCGTCCAGATGCTTACCGTATTTTATTTCGGCAAACTTTTCATCCCTCAAATACTTGTCGGCGTTATTCGCACATTTTACTAGCAACTTCTTTTCGTCTTCTGTAAAAGAAACTGTGGTATCATCTATATTATTTAGATAATCTATATGCGTCTTGACATTTCTGGCGAGCAAATCTAACTCCGTTAAATTACGCACATACCCATCATTATCCTTGGCTAAAAAGTTTGCTGTATCCTTATATGTCATAAAACGGATGCGTGGGTCGCTGCCTTCGGTGCCTTCTTCGTCTCCGTCGCTATTACTATAATTCTCTTTACTATCATCGCTATTTAATCCCGATGTTAAAGTAGCTTTATATACAACGAATACAAAGTATATGGCGAGGACGATTGCTAGTATTGCTAGCATCCAGAATAGTATGCTTATGCTATAGCTATTTTTTTTCATAATTATAATTGGTGGTTTCTCTTTAATAATAAAGAATGTTTTATTATGTCTTCTCCTTCTTATTCTTATCCTTCTTATCCTTCTTATCCTTCTTATCCTTATCTTTCTTATCAATATCTTTTTTAAAACACGCCGTTTTATGGCTTAGACTGGTTATATAACCGCGCGTTGGCTTCTCAATCTTCTTACATATCTCAGTATTCTTGTGAATATTTATGGTTGCTTCAGGATTAGTCGCTTTAACTTCGCTTATAGTTTTAGTCGCCTTATCTATCTTATAAGTTATCTCAGTTATATTGGTAGCAGCGCTAGCCATAGTAGCGGTGGTGATATCCTCATTATCCTTTATTATCTGCTTATAACATACAGTAATGTTATTGACGGTTCCTGTAGATACCGTAGCATACCCGTAAGAATTTAATGCGTATGCTTCTATTTTAAAATTATAGCCATCAAATTCATCTTTTAAATTTATGGTTTTGGTTGTGGGTTTCGTAGCATATTCGGTTGTTAATAAATCAGGGTCAGCACCACCACTCCCTGCTGTTATCTGTATCAATACCCTCGCATCACTATTATTACATTTAATACTCATTATACTAAAGTTGTGCGTATCGGCACAAATGTATATGATGTTGTTTTCTACGAACATATCAAAGAGCCTTACTATTATTTCCCTAAACTTAAGCTCTTTCTTGTTTATATCCTGTATCTGTATTTCGTCTTTCTTAAAATTGAATAAAGGTATGTGCCCCATTACAAATATCTGTTCGCCGCTGCCGCTGCTGCCGCTGCTGCCGCTGCCGCCGCCATTACTATTTCTAACACCCACCACATATTCTATAAATGCCCTGATACGCTCTAAATATTCCAGTCCTTCATCGTAATCGTCAAACTTATTGGTATTTATTATGATTACTATGTTGCCCTTATTATATCGCACGCCTATATCTTCAACATATATATACACGCCATTTTTACACAAATAACTATCAGTAAGTTTCCCTTCTTTTGCTTCAAGTTCTAAACTCTCTAATGTAGGCTCGGTTATTGTATTAACAGTTCGCCCCACCTGTCCTGTCTTCAAATCCTTAATTTTCTTTAAGTAGTATTTTTGCGTATTTATATTACAATCCTTCTGTAATGCCGCATCAGCCGCGACAGCCGCGACAGCGTTCTTGTCTTCATCGTGGTTCCCTACAGCAATATATATCTCTTTATTCATAGAATATAACTTGTCATATCCTCTAGTTAAAATGTCTGTTAAATAAACCTTGTAATTCACACCATCTATATTCTTTATATTCGTATACCAGTTATCCCCTGCTATGTATAGTTGATTAATGGCTTTCTCTTTATCGTGTATATAATCTAGGACGATATCACGATATACATACTCCTTCTTACAATTCACATTATTCCAGCAGCCAAAAAATATAAAACTGCTATATTTCCTTATTGCCTTGATATCATTATTACATTTGCTTCCTGTATCTATCCCTTCACTCCTTGCGCTCTGCGCACTCCGTAGTTTCATCAGGCTTAACATATTTATAGGGCTTTGCATACTAACACCTTTCGCACTTATTGCTCTAACTAGAGAGGGTGTCTTGGTCGCGCCTCTTGAGGTGTCAGCAGTCTTCGTAGCCTTCGCACTCATAATTATACTAGCAATTCCTATAAATATATTATATTTTTATAATAATTTTGCTAACAATATAAAAATAAAAACCTTAACAAGTATCATACATTATAAATATAGCGAATGTAAGACATCTTTTCGCATACTGTTATTACTAATCCCACAATATTTATCGTAAAACTTGATATCTACGACATAAGGCAGGTTTATCATAACATTATCTATAGATACATATCGCATCATATTAATCCAAGAAATCAAATTGTTGATTGCTCGCTTCAAATTACGGACGCCTTCTTCACCCTCAATATTATCTATAATATGTGCTAACACCTCGTCTCCAAACATTATATCGCCCTTCTTGAGATTATATTGCGCTAATATCTCAGGTATTAGGTAATCCTTCGACAGCACTATCTTTTCCTGTTTATTGTAGCCTTTCACATTTATCACAATCATCCTATCTTTTAAAATAGGGTTGATGAGCGTCTCATCGTTAAAGGTGAATACTATCATAGAGCGTGATATATCCAAATCAATCTCCTCAAAGTATCTGTCTGTGAATTTGTCATTCTGTACGGGGTCTGTTATATGAATTAAGGTGTTTATGATTTCCTGCCCCTTATATGTGTCGGATACCTTGTCTAATTCGTCAAATAATAAAAGCGGGTTCATTATACCCGTCTTAATAAGCGATTCGCATATCTTCCCATAAGTGGCACCCTCGTAAGTATAAGAGTGTCCTCTTAAAAACGACGCATCGTCCGCCCCGCTCAACGATATAAAGGCATTTGGGTAATTTAGAGCATTACAGATGCCCTCCTTAATCAACTTCGTCTTACCGATACCGGCGGCACCTTGTATCCCGATAATATACCCGTATGCTTTCGGGAATGATATCAATTGCGCCAATACCCGTATAATCTGCTCCTTAGCCTCCTTGTGCCCGTATATACGGTCATTCATACGCCCTCTAATACCACTTAGAAACTCGCATATCTTGTCATTTCCGTCAGTATTCTTTATAGGAATTTTAAAGTATTTATTAAAAGGCATCTCATTCAATATACCGAGCCAGTTGGATATTTTGTGGAATTCGCCAGATGTTGAGGACATCTTGCTTAAACATTCTAGTTTAAATACTATACTGCGCTTGGTTCGCTCATTAATATCTAAACCTAATATCTTAAAACGCATAGGAACGGTTAGTGCCTTCTTGCTGACTTCTAATTTGTCTTCTAGAATACTTATCTTCTCTTGCTCTTTCGCTGATAACAAATCAAAATAGCTCTTCTCCTCATTATTATATTTCTTGTAAAAGTCATATTTTACCTTTTTAATCTTCTTCTTTATATCCTTTTTCTTAGGTTGCTTCTTCAATACCACAAAACTCTTATTCCTGCTAGTATTCATCTCATCATATTTATTAAAGAAGCCGCCTGCGGGCGCTTCGCAGGCTTCGCATCCATAATATCTCTCACAGCATTCTTTACAATCCTCACATTCACAGTCGCATTCGTCCGCTTCGTCCGCTTCGTCTGCCTCACAATTATAGATATCACCGCTGCTGCCGCCGCTGCCGCTATTATCGCTATATGTCTCGTCGCTTTCGCCAGCCTCGTCAGCCTCGTCAGCCTCGTCAGCCTTGTTGTCCTCGCTTTCACGCTTTTTGTTTTCTTTTATGATAGTCATTTAAGATATATAGATTACACTTTTTTATATAATTTATGAAAAAATAAAAGGATATCATTTAGAAACTCTTAGAAAACTCGGGACCCCAATAGACATTCTTAAAGACCGTTTTAACTCGTCTATTAGAGGTTATTAGGTAATACGATAGTATTATGATGAATATAATGGCGCTTACGAATAGCAGTAATGACAGGTATTTATCGCTCGACATATAGTTAATATACAGGTTATATATCCCTATAAATATGATAGCGGATATTAAAAGCGTATTGATATACAACTTATTGTTCTCCAACTCGTATTTTAGCGAGTTAATGTCATTACTATTCTGCGACTTATTGTATTCTAGGCGTTTGTTGATGAACTGCTTGTTATCCCTATCATTTGTTATAACCTCCTTAATCTCCCTGTAAAAATCTAGGTTGTCCGTAGAAGGAAGCGTAATGATTATCTTTTCAAAATAACTGATAAACCTAGAATTTAACTTGTCAATCTCAATATTTAACTTATTCAGTTTTTGGGTATTATAACTGGTAGGGTTTAACTTATTCTTATTGGCTTCATAATACGAAGCCGTTATAACATATAAATCATCGCTGATGCTAACGAATGTCTCTATGTATGTTATATTAGATATAAAGTAAATTACGAATAATAATACGATAGCGCCTAGGCAAGATAGCGATATTGTCTTCGCCAATTGCCTGTTAATATTTGCCGCATTTATACCTACTAATACCACTATTATAATTGCTAGTATGATATTGTATGTTAAGATTTGCCTCTCTAAAAACAGGTTCTTATTAAACTGGGCTTGGTATTGATTTGTCTGGTGCGAAACCTTGCTAGTGTTATACCCGATATTCTCATTCAATTTCTCAAGGTCATTCCTATTATATATATACTCTGTCTTGTAGGCATTAATATCCTTGCGGCGGATTTCTAAGAAGTCGGCATTCGGTGTGTCAATATCACTCAGCGTATTTACTGCTGCTGGTCGTGTCATAGTATCTCCATTTCCGTTCTTAAATATCTTAGTGTCTATATCTTTTTCTAAAATATCCTCGGCTCTATAAACCGCATTAATCTCTATATTAAAGATGGCTTGGTCTTCGTTATTAATCCTTATGATACTGTAATAATTCTTATTTATATTGTCATATATGGTAAAATCATTAACAAAATCATTCTTTTCATTATAATTATTCAGTTTATTAATTACACATACTTTACTAATAGACAGAACAACCTTATTATCGTTAGAAAGTGTCGCTTTAGTAGGTTTTCCATCAGGCGATTTCGTGCTAATCGCAAAGGACGCATCGGTATTCGCATTATAGTTAGAGACATCTGTGATAAGTTGCGACAGAGACGCACTAATCTCAGTAATAACTTCCCTTAACTTGTCTATATTTCCATCATTCGTTCGCGAATATCCCATAACTATAGGGACTATCGTCGCTTTTGCGGTAGAATTAGGTGTTGATGATACAGTAAATGTAGGCGTTGTAGTATATCCCTTGCCGCTGTTTATAATATTAACTTTGCTATTGGTATCTGCGCTACCATTAACAACAGTAATATTCTCCGGAGCAACACTTATAGTCCCTCCTCCTCCTGTCTGTGTGAATGTCGGTCCTGTGCTATAAGTGTCTGTTAATGGGACTAACTCAATTGCCGATACCCCAAGTTCCGCTTTGCTAGTTGTCATATTACGCGTCTCAATCCTTAGCGGTTTTGCTATATTTAAATCGGCATACATAACATTAGAGATATTTATGACAAGGGCTGAATATAATTGGACGAATTTATAATAATAATACAAGGCATATACGCTCTGGCTGCGAAAGTTATTATCAAGGTTAAACAGCGTTTTTAATAATATGAGGATGAGCGCCTTATTGCGGTTCTCTAATGTTAAGTTAGAGACTGCTTTAGGGTCGCTAGCGAGCCCACTATATGTTTGTCGAGGATAGTCTGTTCTTGCTAACGCATATGATGTTGTTAGTCCGGTTAAAGCCGCGCTATTTAATATATTTTCCGGCGTATTATTAAATGTAGCGTTATCGTTGGTTTTGCTAAAGATATTATTATAATTATAATCCTTATCAGCCATACCAGTATTAAAACTTTGGATTGATAGGTATAACACCGTTATATTTTTATCAGCACCTTCATATTCTTTAATACTCCTTATATACCCTGCGTTTAATACTGTGCGTGCAGGTGTCATCGTTGTTTTAGCATCATTATAAAACCTCGTATTTGCCGATACTAATTCAATCCTGTCTATTGGCGTTTCTACGGTGAAACCGGTATCAAAGGCACCTGATACCGCCTCTTTATCCTTGTTATCTATACAGTATTTGTAGGCTTCTAGTATATCTACGAACACATTAATAACCTTTAGCGTCTCTATAATATTGGTTTTAACATTATCATTAAAAGAATATGAGGGCGCACCATTACGCCCTACAGTTCTGCTTACAAACCCCATATTGTTATCGTTGTCATCAAGTATATTAAAGTTTTTAATGTTAAAATTAACGATATTTCTTATAAAGTTAGGGAGTTGCGAGACATTATATGTGGTCGCATTAGTATTCGCGGGTATTCTCAAACCATTCGGCGCAGTTATCTTGCTAGCCTCCGCAAGTAATACTCCGCTCCCGTCTATAGACTTAAAAAATATACTATCATATATCTTCAGTTTTTCGTCAATCTTGCCTATATAGTTATTTTTTAATGGTGTTGTCATTCAATATGTCCTCTATTACTATATATATTTTATTTTACGGCTGAGTTAGAAGCAAGACCTGTAATAATACGATTCACCGCTATTCTCGTTATAGCGGATAATTTTAACGATGTCTCCGTATTTAAGCCCGAGCCATTTAGCGATAGGGTCGTTCGGGTATATGCGGGACATATCTAGTTTGCTTCGTATCATATACTTTTTCATAAAGTCGCCGACTTCGCTCTCAGCCAGTCTAATATGCTGAGGGACATACTCGTGCTTTGTTGGGTTAAACATAAGTTGCTTCACTTGGAAATACTGGAGCATTCCGCCATTTTTCTGGAATATCTTGTCATACTTGTTTAACTGCGATATTAGAGGTAGCGACACCGTATCATTATTGAATATTAGGATGATGTTATTCTTTCCCCGATGCTTCTTGACGAAACTTAGCGTCCCGCCGCTCCCTCCGCCACTCGCATCATCCTCTTTCAAATCCTCTTTAAGTTCAGTAATTATATTTTTTCGGGTCTGCTTTGTTAGCGCAAATATCAGCGTTGTATTAGAGGTTTCATACTCTATACAACTGGCGTCCCTTTCATATTTGTCCTTGTCAATAGATGCCTCGTGCTCCTCAAATAATGTTATATCATCTCCTCTGCTTTTCAGCATATCCTTTAGATTTGCGATAACGATGTTGATATCCATTCTATATTTATTCTATATTATATAATTCTTATATTAAGATAAGAAGAATTAAAATCAATTTTTGTTTTTTATGATTGCCTACTACTCAGCAAATCCTCTATTATTTTAGGGTCTATATAACTCTTTCTACATATACTATAACTATTATGTAATTTATGTGCGACCATCTCAATAGCGGCTTTTATGTCCTTATTGATGGACTTTTCGGCAGCATCCTGCGCTGTAGCGTCCTTGGCGTCAGCGATAGCATCAGCGTCTCCCTTCTTAGCATCTTTTCCACGACCTCTAGACTTCCTTAATTTTTTATAGTAAGTTAAAAAAAGCATATTAGCATTCCAAGTTCGCAAATCCTTTGTGGTTATTATTATAGGCTCCGTCCCCTTCCTAGAATACTTATTGCTAATTACTTTCAAATATTCATTAACATCTGCTGAAGTTATCACCTTGCCTCCGTCATAGGTGAATACATAGTCATCCTTGCTAGCCCCGCTAGTCGCATTCTTGTATTTATTATACAGATACTCATATATTATCTTGTTATCACACTCGGCAACATTACGAACCCCTTTCTTCCCTATAAAGTCTATTAAAAGGATGCCTTGACGGTCGTTATCAAACTTCAAATGGCTATATTTTAGCGTGGTTAATCCAACAGAATTATTGTCCTTCTCATATTTCTTATTGCCTATCCTAAAACCGCAAGTTAATATAAGAGTTATTATAACAGCAATTGCTAGCGTCTTTTCGTCGCCGCCGCTGCCGCTGCCGCTACCTAAATCACTCGCAATCCTCTTTTTCAATATGGAAAAAAATTTAATAGATGTGGATATCTTATCGTATTTCTTGGCGTTCTGTTTAGCAATAAAGGCAGGATTATATAATACCTGCTTTCTATTCTTACTATCATATCCATATGCTATAATCTTCTTATCATTTAATATAGATACATTCTCATATGCTGGCGGTATCTTCAGCAACTTTATCTTTTCTATATCGTCGGCATTCGTTATCTCAACCTTGTTTTTGTAATATTTAAAGCCGGTTTTATAGGTGCCTATCCTAGTTATTTTCATAAATGTATCTTATCTTATTACTTTAAAATATTATTGTAGAACGCTTTCACAAAGGGATTTATTTTAAACGATTGATTGGATACATCAATAACCCTAATGCTTCTTAGGCTTTTTGCTCGTGATAGTGCGGTATATCCTTGACCGCAAGTGAAAATATTGTCTCCTAAATCAATCTCCATAGCATCTATCGTCATACCCTGTGATTTGTGAATAGACAAAGCATAGGATACCTTTAAAGGCATATGTAGAATATGCGATTTATCGGCAGCCTTAGCTGACTTCTTTGCTCCGCCGCTACCGCTGCTACCGCCGCTACCGCTGCTACCGCTCCCTAAAATATCCTTGTAATACACTATGCTATGGTTATTACCTTGCGTATCTTTGATTATTACAAAATCTTTATGTAGATGTTTAACGATACCTCGTGTTCCATTAACAAGCCCGCCTGTAATATCAATATTACGCGTGATGATTACTTGCGAATTCTCCACTAACTCAACATCATATTTGTTAATGGTTCCGGCAAAGGCGCTGCTACCGCTGCTACCGCTGCTACCGCTGCTACCGCTACCGCCGCCTGCGATTGCCTTGTAAATAATGGTTTTATTACCAGCTCTCTTGAGTTTATCTATCTCCATCTCATTTATTTTATCAACATTCACATTTTTAGGGTATAATTTGGTGGGTATTATTTCATCTTCAAATTGCGTATCCTTAAGGGCATTAAGAACCTTCAAGATATTGTCGGTGCATTTGCCTTTCCGGATTATTTGTAGTATTTGCTGAAATAATAAGTCGTCGTTTTGTCTTACTAGTTCGTCTAGCATAATAACCTTTATGTCCGCTTCAATCCATAGTTTAGATAAGAAACAGTAAAATCCTTTCACAGGCGCCAACTGACAAAAGTCCCCGATAAAAATAACTTGTATCCCTCCAAACGGTTTATTCAGCAGCCCTGTATCTTTCAAACTGTGCGATTTAACATAGCAAAGGATGCTGGATATTTTCTCTAATAGCGCAGCATCCAGCATAGATACCTCGTCAATTATAAGCACATCTAGTTCTACTAGCGTCCTATATATACCAGCCTTCTTCTTAATCTTTATAAAGATATCAGCGGTGCTCTCTTCGCCTATCCCCATACCCATATAAGAATGGATTGTCTGTCCGCCGATAATAAAAGCAGCCGTCCCTGTTGTTGCTGTGAGACCCACATTCTTATTATTGGCTTTTAACAACTCTATAATATATTTAATAGTGAATGATTTGCCGGTTCCTGCGGGTCCCGTTAGTAATATATTGTCCCCATTCATCGTCTGGGCAACTGCTAATTGTTGCTTTGCGTTAAGCGATGGCGATAGCGGCGATAGCGGCGATAGCGGCGGCGAAGCGACAGCTACGGGTTCTTCAGTAGTCTCATTATCGGCACTAGCATCGCTCATTATATTATGCTATAACTTAATAATATATAGCATGTATCAATTTTTATATAAGAAAAAAATAAATTGAGGCATTTTTTACACCTTTTGACATTTAAAATGCCGATTTTAGTCTTTATAATTCTTGTATTTTCTTACCTTATTTTTCTTAATATTCTCTTATAATAGTCTTCTGGTATTGTTTTTATAACCTCTTTAATATTATTATTTAAGTCTATATACATATCTTACAGTTTATTTATGAACTTAATGATAACATTATTTTTCTTAAAGTAGTTTGTGATAAATATATTATGCTTCCGCTGTATCCGGTGTATAATCTCGTTATGGTATCGCTCTTCTTTTAAGGGCGGATGCTGAAAATACCATTTAATCAGCAAGTCTGTATCTATAACCTTCTTATGACTGTAGTCATACTCCCAGCACATATACAGGATTGCTCTGGATATAAAACCTCGTGAATAGTCGTTAGGGACAAACACCTTGTTCTTATGATTAACATAGTTGCCGAAGTCTAACTCAGCCCAATTCTTGTCTTTCATATTAACCTTCGTATCTTCAACGAACATATAGTTAGACCTATTAACATTTAGCGTATTCAGGGTCTTTATTATATTGTGCATGTCGTTTGTGTGTTTATTATTTAGTAGGGATTGTGGGAATATGTGCTCCGCAGAAAAAAACTTATTCTTAAACTTTGGGTCGCCGCTAGCGCCGCTAGCATAGATGTCGCCAAAGAAACTATTCTCCAAATATATAGAAGGCATCTTGGTATCTTGAAGTATTGTTTTTTTAATTATGTTGGTATAAGCAAATCCTCTTACAAATCGCATATTACTAGTAATCGTAATAAGTATCAGTAATAAATGCTTGCCTTTATACATTTAACTTAGTTATATTACTTAACCTATAATATACTATCAATTTTTTTTGCTATATTTGGATACAGTCTAGAGAAAAAACCATACATATTCTCGTGTATCGTCTTATTCAATTCAGGGATAAAAGAGCCTAGCAGAGTTCGCGATTCAAAATCCCCGTGTATCCAATAATGAACCATAATAGTATCGGCGCCATAATCGCCCCTCTTCAACTTAGTCCAGTCGCCTACGGTGAAAGGCATATCGTCCAACTTCGGGTCATTAATAGGATAAAAGAGTTCTCGGTCATTAATGATACACACATCTTCCTTAAACATCGCATTAATAGGGGCTGTGATAACCTCCTTAAAATAGGCTCCGCCAAACACATCAAATCTAGCAAAGATATTCTCAGTATAATTCTTAATATATTCTGGTATATTATTTAATATAACTTTAAGCATCCGGTTATTCTTATTTGCCGCAAAGAAAGCATTACAAAGGTATTTGTCATTATTATATAAGGCGTTTGTCTGTCCCGACGGTTCGTAAGTAATATAGAGTTTGTCAGCGCTCATATCCAAAATCTCGGCAAAATCCCTTAATACGAGGACATCTAGGTCAATATAGATGCCGCCGTAATGATATACTAGGAGGATGCGGGCGATATCGCCTTTTTGCACCCCTGTGCGAGCTAGTTTATAAATATTATAGAAATTCGGGTATTCGTCGGCTATCAGTTTTAATATCATCTCGTCCGTCCAAAACATCAATTCATATCCATTTGCTTTAAAGAGTGCTATGTTCTCGCTCACTAACTTATAGATAATTGGCGGTAGGTTCTTGTCCCTCCAAGTCTGGTGAATAATTCTAGGTATCATTAGGATAGGTTAGGATGTGTAATTAATGTATTATACACGCCTAATATTTATATATAAATGTCCGTAAAAGAGAGTTGAGAACCTTGTATGTTAGAAAATCCACAATAACCACGATATTCACCAGTCTAACATTACAGCCGTTAAATGTAGGCACATAAATTGATGTTATGTTGAAGTCGCCGAATATATTTAGAACCCACATAAATTTAAACATTATTATATAAGGGAGCATATCCAAATCGCCACCAGCGGCGCTGGCTATAAACAAATAATCCCTATAAAAATATACAGGCAATATATGGACTACTATATTGCCGATAAGGTATTCAAGGCGCACCAAGTTGCTAGTAGAAATTCGGCGGCATATAGAGTGCTTTAGCAATACAGGCTCATCGTTCATCACGCAAAACAACACATTACTATCATACATAATAAACATATGAAATAATGTCATAATCTGTATAGAGTTGATTGCGATAAACCGTGATATTATGTGGTTATTTATGCCCCACACATTATATAGAAGGCTATTCGCCAATATCATCAATAAATTCCAATTCGTATATTGATTGATTTTCCGGCGCACCACATCACTCTTAATGAGAGGCGCATATTTCTTACTAAAAGGCATTAACATTATAAAGGTTATATAGAAAATCTCAAATTGGTTATAATTGTAGTCATAGTTATGCGCATCTGGTATCGCTAGCGTAGCCGGTGAGGACTGTTTAGCATATGTGCCGCTAAAGCCGCTAAAGCCGCTAAAGCCGCTAAAGCCGCTAAAGCCGCTAAAGCCGCTAAAGCCGCTAAAGCCGCTAAAGCCGCTAAAGCCGCTAAAGCCGTCAAAGACCGACATATTGACACAAGTGTTATTTGTCGTATTAGTCATATTATTTTAATAATTGTCAATATCTTATATATATTTACAAAGGCGATGAGGTAATCTTAATACCGCAATAATCCACATTCTTATTTTTAAAGTCCTGTCTTGTATATATGCCGATATTAACGGCTTCTTCTAGTATCCACTTGAAGTTCGTCCAAAACTCCTCAGTATGCCCGATGCTTTCCGTCGCCAAATGCGCGAACTCGTGTAATACCACAAAGGTCATCGTGTTAATATCCATCAGTTTGTCCCTATTCCTAAGGCACAACACAATCTGTTCGCCTTTATTCACAGAATAACTGGTATAGCCCGGAGTATCAACACCCTCGCTCAATCGGTCGGGCTTATAGTTGCTTTTCAGCATCTCCACGCGATTATCGCTGCCTCCGTAAGTTTTCTCTAAATGTTCTAATAATGTATTTAACTTGCTTTTAATTGTAGCGATTAAATCAGCAGCCTCTTTAGCGTCATCTTTCAGTTGCACCTTATATTCTGTGTTATCGACGCTGCTTTTAACCTTTATTAGCCCCTCGTTTAGGTAATAATTATATATATAATAGGCGCCTGCTATTGTTATTATTAAAATTATGAGACCTTCCAAACTTATATTCATAATAACCAAGTATATTTTATTCTATTAGAATAAATTAAAAAATGATTTGTATTTAAATAATTAAATCATATAGACATTTATAGGTTTGCTAAAATGGATAAAATGGAATTTCCAAGAAAGATACAGGAGCCAATAAATAACCACGAGGACGCCATAGAGTTCCAGATTACCGATATATATGACCCTGAATCGGACAAAGCAAATATCCAGAAGGACGCTACTGACTTCTATTCTCTTCTCATTTACGGCACATCGGCTGTCGGTGCTACATATTGCGTGAAGGTTAATAACTTTGTCCCTTATTTCTACATTAAGCCGCCTGAGAAATGGGAGGGGCTTGGAAAGAACGCCTTTAAGGCTAAGGTGGATGAGTTAAATGATGTTATAATGAACGAGAGTTATGTGTGCGTCTTTAACAGCAACGGCAAGAAGACCGAGTATAACAAGAAGATTATACCGCGCGCTCTGGAGGCGCACTTCGTTAGTATGAAAGTGGTGCGAAAGAAGGACTTCTGGGGTTTTACAAACGACAAGATATTCCGTTTCTTGAAGGTATCCGTTAAGTCGCTGAAGTTATATAACAGCCTGAAGTATTACTTTAAAAGCCTTGAAAAGAATGATTTTAAAATGTATGAAACCAATATTGACCCATTCTTGAAATACATCCATACGCAAAACATCCGTCCGTGCGATTGGGTAAGAATAGAGAAAGGCGCCTACGAGATGGGCGACGATATCAGCCGGTGCGATTACAATATAGAGACTGAGTATAAAAACATTATGCCTATACAGGTGAATAAAATAGCACCTCTGCTGATAACATCTTTTGATATTGAGTGTTCTAGTAGCCACGGTGATTTCCCTGTGCCTAAGAAGAATTACAGCAAAGTCGCTCAAGACCTTGCTATGGTTGCTAAACTTGGATATAAATATACGCCGGAGAATATAGTAGATTGGCTAAGAACCATCTATTACGAAGACGCTATTATAGATGTCGCAAAGGATGTGAAGATTAACCGCATATATGCTAAGAACCGGATAACAGGCGCTTATATAGCATCCATACAGGGAAAGATAGAGCCGCATATACCAAAAATCATAGAGATACTAAATATTATTGCTTCGTCTATCAAGAAGACGCCTAGTAGCGGTAGCGATGATGATGATGCTGGCGGAGACGACGATGCTGGCGGAGACGACGACGATAGCGACGCTGACGCTGATGCTGCGGACGATATGAAAGGTAGTCGTATGACCGTTAGAGAATTGAACGCCCACGAGTTAAAACTTACCGAGATTTTAACAAAAAATCTGGTAGCGCTTGAGGGAGACAAGATAATCCAGATAGGGACTACCGTCCATATCTACGGCTCTGACAACATCGTATATAAGAATATTATCACGCTAAACAGTTGCGATAGGATTGAAGGATGCGATGTGGAGTATTATGATACGGAGAAGGAGGTTCTCATTAAATGGAAGGAGCTAATGAATAACCTGAACTCTGACATTATTACTGGCTATAATATATTTGGTTTTGATATGGAATATATTTGGGATAGGGCGACAGAACTGAATATTATGGAAGAGTTTTCTGTAGGCTTTGGGCGATTGATAACACGCAAAGCATCGCTAGTGGAATTGAAGTTGTCTTCATCGGCACTTGGAGATAATATATTGAGATACATAGATTTTGACGGAACGGTGCTTATAGATTTGCTGAAGGTTATGCAAAGAGACCAGAAGTTAGACAGTTATAAACTGGATAATGTAGCGTCAATATTCTTAGGAGATAACAAGAATGACTTGAAGCCGCAAGAGATTTTTGACAAGTTTAAGGGAAGTAGCGAGGACAGATGCGTAATCGCTAAATACTGTATTCAGGATTGCTGTCTGGTGAATAGGCTGATACATAAATTGAAAATTCTAGAGAATAATATTGGTATGGGTAATGTATGTCTCGTGCCTCTCAATTTCTTATTTCGCAGAGGGCAAGGTATCAAGATTTTCTCCCTAATCGCCAAAGAGTGTATGGAGCGCGAATACCTGATACCGACGATTAAATCTTATCGCGAGAATATGGAGGAGCAGTTGGACGATAGCGGATATGAAGGTGCCGTTGTGCTGGAGCCGAAAGAAGGGATATATTTGAACGAACCTATTGTGGTATTTGATTACGGTTCTCTTTATCCGTCCTCTATGATATCCTGTAATCTGTCGCACGATTGCTACTTGATGGACGAAAAATATCGCGTAGAAGACCCAAACATAGAGTATAAGACAATATCCTATGATTTGTATGAAGGTGCTGGAGATAAGAAGAAGAAGACTGGAGAGAAGGAATGCGTATTCGTCCAATACAAGGACGGGCGCAAAGGTATTATAGCGGATGTCTTGGATATGTTGCTAAAACAGCGAAAGAACACTAGGAAGAGGATAGAATACCAGACGATAACGACGGGCGGCGCGGGCAGCGCGAGCGGCGCGTCATATTCAGGTATTTGCTCTGACCGTGGAGACCATTACGAAGTATATAATATAGAGGCTAATAGCAAGATTATAGTATTAAAAGAGAATATAGAAGGCATCAAGGATACCTATAATGTGTTTGAGCGGGATGTTTTGGATGCTACGCAAGTCGCCTACAAGGTTACGGCAAATTCGCTATACGGACAGATAGGCGCTAGGACATCTTCTATCTACTTAAAGGAGATTGCCGCCTGTACCACGGCGACAGGACGAAATATGATTATGTTGGCTAAGGAGTTCGTGGAAAGAGAATATAACGCTGAAGTGATTTATGGAGATACTGATTCTATATTCTGTAAATTCCCTTTAGCCGATACCGCAGGGAATGCGGTATTTGGGACAGATGCTTTACAGTTTGCTATAGATATTGGTAAGGAGGTTGAGAGAAACATAAATGTCCCTGACATTATGCCTAGTCCGCAGAAACTGAACTATGAGAAATGCCTATATCCGTTTATTCTATTCAGCAAGAAGCGATATGTCGGCAATTTATACGAGACGGATACCACAAAATACAAGCAGAAGTCTATGGGTATTGTATTGAAACGCCGTGATAACGCCCAGATAGTCAAGAAGATATATGGCGGCGTCATAAATATCATATTAGAAAAACAAGATTTGGAAGGTTCTATAGAATTCTTACAGGAAGAGTTGTCTAATCTGGTGGAAGGTAAGTCGTCTATGAAAGACCTAATAATCACCAAGAGTTTAAGAGGTTCATATAAAGACCCATCTAAAATCGCCCATAAAGTGTTGGCGGACAGAATAGGCGCTAGAGACCCCGGAAACAGACCTGTAGTGAATGAGCGCATACCCTTTGTATATATTAAGACGGATAAATCTGTGTCTAAGACAGCACCATCATTACAAGGAGACCGCATAGAACATCCAGATTATATAGAACAGAACAACTTAACACCTGATTATTTACATTATATTACCAACCAGATTATGAAACCTGTATTACAACTCTACGCATTATGCTTGGAGAGGCTCCCTGGATATGACAAAGGAGACGAATATTGGAATAATGTAGAAAAAGGATTGCTAGATAAACCCCTATATCAAAATGATATACGCCGGAAAAACCGGATTGGTAATCTAAAACTAATGATGGTTAAAGAGTTGTTGTTTGACCGGTTCATCAATATCCTACAAGAGCCTAAAGCGCCTAGAGCGGTTAAGGCGAAGACGGTAGTAGCGAAAGCGGCGAAAGCAGCGAAAGCAGCGAAAGCAGTGAAAGCAGTGAAAGCGGCGAAGACCTTAGGAGCAAAGACGGTAGCAGCGAAAGCGGCAAAGACATTAGGTGTGATAGCGGAGGGAACGGAAGTAGCGGAGGGAACGGAAGTATCTGTAGCACCTGTAGCAAAAACTAGAAAGCCTAAGAAGGCTACTGCTAGTGATGTTGCGACGGCTGGTGATGCTAGCGAAGCTACGACGGCTAACGCTGCGACTAACCTAGATGCTACCATTAAAATAACCAAGAAACTCAAGACGAATACGATTGAGGTTATCGCATATATTAAGAATGACAAAAACAACAAAAAGAAGTTGTGGGAGACAAAGACAGAGAAGACTGACAAATGTATAAACAAAGACCAAGAGACGATTGAATTGGTTAAGCAGATAATTGCCTATAATAGCAATAGTATATATTATATCACCTTAAATAACAAGGTGTTCGCAGAAGAATATAATAAAGCACATTACACCTATAATGATATAATAAAAACCAGTAATATTAGCGGAGATACCATAGAAGACATAATGAAAGGCATCGTGAATTCTCAGGATACAGGGAAACTGAAGGACATAAGTAATGTTTATAAATACTATGACCTGATACAACTTAATAGCAGGTTTATATTTGTATAGCCAGCGAAGCGGCGTCCCTATATATACTTGAGGATATCCTTATATCCTTATTTAGGTAAAAATTGATATTATTACTTTTAGAAGTAATATACAAGCGTATTATGTTAAGTAATACAGATTTGAAAAAAAATTCAGTAATTGATTTGAAAAATATATCAAATCAACATAAAATATTTAATTTGATAAGTATTATACATAAAAAACGAGTATTAATCCATATTAAAAAGTTTCTTATATGGATGATATAAAACCTAAACCAAGTTGGAAAGAAACCTTTATGTCAAATATAAGAACATTAGACACTTAGAGATATAGCATATATATTTATGTAAATTATTTTTACAAGAGAGAATACTGTATTTTTCTTATTCTTATATATTAGAGATGACTTATTTACAGAAACAGGCTGAGAATAAATCTAAAACCTTGTCTAAATTACTAGGGGTTAATCTTGCCGAGGAATTAAACAATGCATCTTCGTCGTCGCCAAATATAGAGATAATTAAAAAGATGAAGGATAGAGCACAGACAGACAACCCGATGCTTAGGCTTTCTATATCCAACTATGAGTTGATGTGTAAGGACGACAATATACTAGAGATAACAGCGACCCTCTTAGAGGTTAATAAAGATAAACTAAGAAAGGTTTGTAAGTATCTATCGGTATTTAAGGAAAATATCAATTCATCGCCTGAAACAATAAAAGGCAAGATGAAAGCAGCGGCGATGAAGGCGCCTATATTAAAACTGCCTTATGATATGCGTAAGAAGATTGTTGCGGTTTTTGAGGGTATGTTAGAAAAGAAGTATATATTAAGAAGAGGGATACCATTTGACAAATTAGAAAAAGATACTTTATCTAGCAATATTAATGCGATTGATTTTTTAATAGAGAGCCCGCATTTAATAAGTTGGTCTAATTTGTCTGGTAATCCTAAAGCAATCCAGTTATTAGAAGAAAAGTATAAAGAGGAGAATAAGTTATCTAAGGAAGAGTTAGCATCTATGCCTCGTAATAAGAAGATTGATTGGCGAACATTATCTGGTAATCCTGAGGCTACTGAATTAATAAAGGCTAAATATAGTAAAGAAATGTTATCACCTGAAGAAACTGCGGCATTGCCTTTGTTTGACAAATTAGATTGGAGGGTATTGTCTAGCAATCCTTGTGCTATGGATATATTAAAGTTGCCTGAAAATCGCTTTAAAATAGACTGGGTTCAGTTATCTAACAATTATAACCCTGAAGCCGAGGTATTACTAAGAGCCCCTGAGAATATACAAGGAACCACTTGGAACCCAAAACCCGTATGGAATGCTGTGAAACTTAATCACGACCCTATTGATTTACAGGGTAAGACGGCAGAGCAAGATGACATCGGCTATGTTAATTCTAAAATTAGAGGATGGTCTAATTTATCTCTAGAGCCTGCTGCTATTAAATTGCTAATTAAAAGGATAGCACACGAAGAAGCATTACCTGCTGATATACTAAAAAAAATAGTGAGGATAAACAAGATAAACTGGAACTTTTTAACACAGAACCCTGCGATATTCATATAAGCATTAGGGGACGCCTAGTATTGCGAGGGATAGAACATAGAAGTTTTGCTAAGTATTACTCTTTATTAGCAAATCACGCTAAACTATACTGTATTCTTCTAAAATCGCCTAGTATTGCGAAGAGATAGAACATAGAGGATACCAGTAATGGTAATAGAGGTATCCTAGTATTATCTATAGTCTTACTATTATTTATTTATTATTATATTTTTAACTTAGAAACTTATAACTATTTCTAAAAACTTTTACAACTTTATATTTTTCTAAAAATCTCTAAAAGTTTCTAACTTATCTAAGTCTTCCTAGTATTTGCTAAAAATACCTAGGCAATAACCTTTTTATCATTTATGACACCAGTAATGGTAAGAGACATCTGCTATATTATCTTAGTGGTAGGCAGCGAAGCAGCGCGTCTAGCGCCCTAGGATTTGCGAGGGATAGAACATAGAGAGCATTAAGTATGACAATAGAAGATACCTATAATGATAATAGAAGTATTATTGAAGTGTTATGCGGGATATCGCATCATTTATTAAGAGTATTTATGCTTCGCATATTTTCTTATATAGTATGCGATATCCCGCATTATATACGAAAGGATACTAGAAGTTGTTTGTTATACGATGCCTATAATGGTTATAGAAGATGCCTATAATGGTTATAGAAGATGCCTATAATTATTACTTAACTTTATTTATTATTATCTTTTATAAACTTATAAACCTTTTACTTTTTCTAAAAACTTTTACAACTTTATATTTTTCTAAAAATCTCTAAAAGTTTCTAACTTATCTAAGTCTCGCTAGCATTCGCTAAAATACCTAAGTAATATCCTTTTTATCTTTATGACACCAGTAATGGTAAGAGACATCTGCTATATTATCTTAGTGGTCGCTAGCGAAGCAGCGCGTCTAGCGCCCTAGGATACAGCATAGAGAACATCAAGTATGGTAATAGAAGATTACTTAGTATTATCTAGTCTTACTATTATTTATT